TAAATAATCCGATTCATCAGATTCATGGTATAAATCAATATTTATCATATTTTTTAATGTAAGATAATAGATTCCTTGTAAAAAACAGTCTGATAAGTCATCTTTCTTTTTATTTTTATCTAAACTTCCTCTGTATTTTTTAAACTGTGGTAACTTTTCTAATAGTTCTTTTGTTACTTCTACACTTTCCAACTTACGTTCGGTATATGTTGTCTTTTTTTTAGTCATAAACATTTTTAATTTATTTGCAGCAGATATAAACTCTATACACGGCGTTTCCCTCATTATAAAATATTGCGCTATCATTCCTTGCAGTGTTTTCATTCTACTTGCGATTGTACTAATCTGATTCTCTATAATTACAATATCTATTTTATGTTTCTCCAGCCCTCCCAGATTTCCTACATCTCCATCACCTATACATGTATTCAGATAAGGGGAAATGAATTTATCCAATTCACTCATCATATTTCTACCAAGGGTGATTAAATCAATCTGATCGGCACGTACATTTTCTATATTTTCCAAATAATTCTTATCTAGTTCATGCTGTATCATTTCTATCATTTGTTCTTTTGTGTTTTTTTGTCGTTTTGGAGGGACGGTCACAGGGGTAACCGCTTCGCCGATAGCTTCATTATTCATATGAGACGTATGAGACGTATGAGATTCGTGAGATTTATGTAAAATAGGATGTATATTATATTTATCAATAATACTCTGAATTTCAACCAACTTCTTTGTTTTTATTTTTTTAATATCAAGTTCACTTGGTGCTATTTTTAAGTTACACTTTTTTGCATGTTTTGCGCAATAATAATCAATAATCGCATTATTATTATCATTATTATTTTCATGTTCCGTATCATTCTCAACGCTATATATGCTTTCACTTGTTTTAAACGTTTTACAATATTTTGCTACTTCTACACAAGTGTGCAACCCTCCTTTGGTGCATTTTTTTATGACAGGGGTGCATAAATTTATAACTTCCCATCGCAATATTTTATAATCTAATAAATTAGATGTGTTTATATTATTTGCATCCGCATCAGTGTCACCTACTTGAAATAAACAATATGCTAAATTTTTCATGCCTACATCAAAACTAATTACATTTTTCATTTAATGTATATTTGTATTCATATAATATTTATATTTGTTTTATATTTGTTTTATATTCTATTATTATAATAAAGAATACTATTTTCAATGATAAAAAATACATATTTTAAAATAGCATGTGCGCTTATTATATTATTTTTGGTATGTTGTTTTATAGAAAAAAAGGTGAACAAATACTCTTATGAAAAAGGCACAGCAATTAACAAAGTAAAAATTCCCGATATTATACAGGAAAGTATACCAATAGTTCGACATTTAGACGTAGTAAGTGATTTATTTATTTCATTTTTTTTGTTTATTTTTTTCATTATTTTTATATTTAATGGCAAATACCAGTATATTATTTTTTATTTTTTTGTATTTTTATTAATGCGTTTAGTTACGTATATTTATTTTGTATCTACAACTCTCCCCGATAGTAGCAAAACATGTACATACGGTTCAGACTTTTTTAAAACTGCACTCAGCATGGGGTCTTGTAATAATCTTGGAATCAGCGGACATTTTATAAATATCGTATTTCAGTTGGGACTTATTTACAAGTGTTATGGGTCAGCATATTGGTTATTATATCTCATTGTTTATGTTTTAGGGTTCGTATTAATATGCGCTTCTAGAAATCACTACACGATAGACTGTATTACGTCAACATTTGTTGGACTATTTTTTATTTATGAAATTGATAATATACAAAAAGGGCTTAACTTTTTATTGGGTAAAAAATATTTTAACTTATAAAAGTAAAACATTATTTATGTTTACACAACGCATACAACGCATACAACGCGCATAACTGTAAGTTACTTATTGCTGCCATTCACTAAATACTCATACTGTGTAAGGGCTGGTGCCATGATACGACTTTGAAGTTCGTGTCTCGAAAGGTATACATTTTTTAAATCACTCGTTTCATAACCAAATGGTTGGCTGTTATCTAGGGCAGATGAAAACACAAAAGGAGTATTTGATTGTACTTCCGGATTTTGAGGTCCAGTATACATGGTAGGCGATGCCCCACAGTTGTTACACGCCGTAACCGAATTTGCTTTCATTATATTAACTGCATTTTTTTGTAAATATGATCTATAATCCCAGTTTGAAGTTATGTTATTATTTTCACGGATTTGTTCATTTACGGCAGCGCCTGGTTGCCACGATGTGTAGTTGCGACCATCCATCATAATAGGAGGAGAATTAAAATGAATATTGTTTGAACCTGCGTAACAAGTAGCCCATGACATCAGATACTATGGTTATATAATATATACTAAAACTAGATAAAAATAATATTAAGATTCAAATTCATATTAATATTATTAATTTTATTAATTTAATCAGATGTATAGTTTAATAGTGCTACAATTCTGATAGTGCTATAATTCGGATAGGTGTTTAATCAACTCTTTTTTTGTCAGTTTATTGACAGATGCTTCGCTCATGAGGGGTTTACCATCGGCGGATAATTTACTTCGAACACGTTGTCTAAGAGACGTGACATTCATTGAATTATAATCGCATTGCGCGTCGTCTTCTTTGTTATCTTTGTTATCTTTCATTTTAAAAATTGTTTTTACAGAAAGGTTATTTAAAGAATTATCTTCCGAAATAGTATCTGTTTCTAAATGTATTTCGTTTTTAACTTCATTTGTAACGTTATTTTCCTTAATCTCATGAATCTCATGAAGATATGTTCCTCCACTGGTATCGCACTCTATATCATGTTCTGACTGTAAAGACTCGCTATCACTATCTTCATCCTCTTCGTCGCCATCGTCGCCATCGTCCTCATCGTCCTCATCGTCGCCATTGTTCTCATTTCCATTTGTAGCATCGGTATTAGTATATTCTTCGTTACTATTTTTAGAATACAAAGGGTGCGACAATTCAATCACTTTTACGTCAGGTCCATTTAAATGTTCTACTACACGACACTCGTTGCCGTCAGTAAATAATATTTTTCTAGTACCATTGTCAATAAGTTCCACGCCTTGTTCACCCTCATCCTCACATTCACCCTCACTTTCACTATCGCTGCTGCCACTTTCACTATCGCTGCTGCTGCCACTTTCACTATCGCTGCTGCCACTCTCACTATCGTCATCATCTGAAACCTCAATTAATTCCGTTTTCGAGTTCACTTGACGAAATCTATTCATGTCTTGGTTAATAGCATCTGATATAATTTCTTCTTGACTTCTATTTTGAACTACACTAGTTATATTTTCATTATTATTTGTATTCGTATTCATATTCATTATTACACTTTGCAACACTTTTGCTTGCTCGCGAACATTAATCTCCAAAATGCGACACTTATATCTTATGTAGTAATATAATGCAACACCCACCAATAATGTAAATAATAGACTAAAAATAGTTTGTGAATTAAAAAGGGACATCTTTTATTTTTATACATAAATAAAAATAAAATATTTAACGCTTAATGTTATTTTTGTTATTTTGCATAATCCTTAATTACATTGATCCGAGAATTTTTTTAGTATTTGCAATAATTATTTCAGGATATTCTAAATCATACAAAACCTTGATTCCTCCCTTAATTGTAGATACTCCCTTTTTAAATTTATATAAATATTCTACATTATGATCATCCAACACATTAACGCTCATGTGGTAATTCTTAACTCTATTATTCAGCTTCAAATTTTTACATAACTCGATATAGTGTGTAGTAAGCATCAAGTCTACATTTTTCATACCTGATAAGTAATCGATATATCCATATGCGCTTGCAACTGCTTCGTACGGGTTTGTTCCTGAATATAGTTCATCAAAAATGCAAAAATGATTCTTATCGCTATTTTTTTCTAAACAATCCAGAATTTCTTTACATCTTCTAGATTCAGCTTGAAATAAACTATCGCGCCCCGATGTATCTGGAATATTTAAATAACAATGCAAGTAGTCATATGGTTTAACTTTGGCAGATTCGTAAAATCCGTATCCTATCTGTTGAGATAAAATAATATTCATCAAAGTAGATTTAATAACCGTTGTTTTACCAGCAGCATTCGGTCCAGTAATTATAATTTTTTTATCTATAATCACATTATTTTTTACAGGGGTTTCATGAGGGGGGTAATATAAGTTTTTAAATTTTGTAACATTTTTCGATGTAGATTTTGCATGCGAATAATTGGTATCATTCGATTTATTTGACGTGGCGGACTTTTCCGATTTATTTGACGTGGTGGACTTATCGGATGTATTGAATTTTTGTTTTTTATGTTTTTTTCTATTCTCGGGTTCTTTTTCTTTTGGTTCTTCTAGAACATCTTCGACAATCTCTGCGTCTTCCTCGATAGTTGTATCAGTTCTCTCAATAAACGAACACATATTTATTTTACCACTATCAATTATATTCTTTAAGTGGTCAACTTGTTCATAAAAGCTATTAAATCCAAAGCTATAATCTACACACTGCTTTATGTCATTATCAACAAATATTTCATAATTTAGTTTCATTATTTTACCAATATCAAGCATTTTGCTAAATGAAATCTTAAAAGGTTTAATTTTATCAAATAACTTACACAATTTTTCTAGTTTACATTTATTATGTGTAAGGTCTGTGGTAAAATTTTTATATGTTTCTAGCGACGATGATATGTTTATAATGTGAGTCATATTGCGAATTGTATACGTGAAATAATCGCGAAGAATAAAAATGTTTTTGTGAATCAAAATCATATTTTTGTAGAACTGATAACACGACATTATATTTTGATACACTTGAATAACATAGAATACAAAAGACATTAGTACATATATACGCTTATCCCATGACATGCTAGAAAAATCCAACAAGGAAAACATTTTACCAAGTGGGTGTGTTGCGAATATTTTTTTAAGTGTTGCTATATAACCCGAAACCGTGACATCTATCCTTTGAAGCTTGAGAATAAAAAATGGTATAATAAGTAATATAAGCGGAGAAAGGAGAGAAATAACGGGTGATGTAAGATTGTAAAGACTTAATATCTGCAAAAATCCCGGCGACTTGTTAAGTCTATCCAAAATTGGAATATCGATATAGTTAAAACGCTGTTTAAAATTTTTATCCCCAGCAATATCAATCCATAGCTTATCTATTTTTTCAAAGATATCGTGCGGGTCTATCGTGACTTCATTATCGCCACTAGTCATCGTTACCTGCGCCTTTAAGTCGCCATCATATAAATTAACATAAGTCTTATAAAAGACCTGTGAATCTTTTAAAAATGCAACATCTGTTGTATAATATTTACTCCACTCATTTAAAAACTTTTTGCTAAATATTGACTCAGGTTTAAAAATATGGCTATACATTGATGGTTCGTCGGGGTTCTTTGATTCTACAAGTTCTAAATCATTTATAATATTCTCATTAATTTCTTGTTTGTTATCTACATACGATATAGGAAACTTGAATGAAGATGTAGAACTATTTTTGTTTTTAGTATTTTTATCGCCTGTAACACTACCAATATTCTCATCTGTACTGGTAGCACCCGTAGTACCCGTAGTACCCGTTTTTTCTTTCATAGCTTCGAGTTTTTTCATCTGTTCATCTTTCAAATCCGTTAAATATTTCTCGAGGTCGAACATGTTTATATGTTGACATATAAATAATAAAATAAATATACGAATTATTTTATTTTATTATTTTATCTTGATTTTAATATTGTTTCAACTTTATTGAATCAGCATTGCAAATCGCTTTCGCCAATTAGTCAATTAGTCAATTATAATATTTGAAGGCAACTCGTCTATAATAGTGTGATACTGTCTCTCAATATCTTTCATTGTTTTAATATCCCACCTAGTAACAAAGTTAATCGCCGTTCCTTTCCTACCCCAGCGCCCAGAACGCCCAATACGATGCAAGTAATTAAATATACACTTTGGCAAATCAAAATTCAACACTGTTCTTACTTGTTGTACATCTATACCACGCGATGTTACATTCGACGATATGAGAACACGATGTTTACCCGCTTTAAAATCGGTGTATGCTTCATCGCGCTTTGACTTATCCATATTACTATGAATACAGCATACCGGAAAACCGTCGTTAATCATTGCATCCGTTAGATCCATTACTCTCTTAATACTATTACAATAAATAATACACTGCGACATTGAAATAATATTGAAAATATCCTTTAATGTTGCATACTTTTGCGTATCATCGTTTAGCGCAACATAATACTGCTTAATTCCCTCAAGGGTAAGCATTTCCGATTTTACTAAAATACGCACAGGATTTCGCATAAATTTATCCGTAAGAGATTGTAACTCATTCGGCATTGTTGCACTAAATAACCCAACCTGAATATCCGCATTCAAAAATTGGAAAATGTTATATATTTGGTCCTTAAAACCGACCGAAAGCATCTCATCCGCCTCATCCAATACAAGAAAATTAATGTCTTTGGAATTAATATTGTTGCGACGCATCATATCATATACACGCCCCGGACACCCCACAATTATATGAGGCATGATAGTTTTCAGTTGATGAGCATCTTCATCTGTAGAAGTTCCTCCAATAAGAAGATGGAAACGAATATTCTTAATAATTGAACCAATTGACGTGATTACATCGTATATTTGTTTCGCAAGTTCTCGCGTTGGTGCTAAAATCATTGCCTGCGTTTTATTTATTTCCGCATTTACCTTCTGTAAAACACCAATGGTAAAAACACCCGTTTTACCTGTACCGGATTGCGCCTGTGCAATAATATCCTTTTTATCAAAAATAGTCAAAAGCGCTCTTCGTTGGATTAAACTCGGCGCATCAAACCCATATGCGTATATTCCACGCATTAAGTCTTCGCTTATAATCCCCTCCAAGTCTTCCCACTTGTCAAATTCCTTTGGAGTATAGTCATCCACAACAGACACGTCGGTCGTACACGTCGATGCATCCTCGTCATTTACAACATCTGGTTTTGAAATAATATCATTCCTATTTATATTCAAACCACTGTTCTGATATTCATTGACACCATAACCGCCATCATTTCTCGTATTATTTCTACGACGATTGTCATACCTGTTGCCGTTCCCGTTCCCGTTCCCGTTTCCATTGCCATTATCATAATTACTCAAAAATGAAGGACCTGTTCCTTTATTCGAGTCGTCATTTCTATATTTGTTTGTACCATTACTATTACCATTACCATTACCATTACTATTACCATTATTATTACTATTACCATTATTATATCTGTTATTACGATTCATTTGGGTGTATTTTCCTGACATTCTATATTATATATTTTTATACATTTAAGTATTTTTTTATTATTTATTATTTATGAATATTACTACTGCAAATATTAGTAGTAATATAAATAATAAATAATAAATAATAAAATAGATATAAACAATTGTTAATATATAGTATTAGGATTTTATGGCTACTATTTCTTCGGTAAAAATTACGAAACAATATAGTATAACAGACTATGATGATATAACAAATGCGGGTTTCATATGCAACCTGTCTCAAGAAACGTTAGATATTATATCAAAACTATCTGAACAAGTTGGAGCTCCAACCTATATTAAAACACCCATTTTTTTGAAAAAAGAAAATAGGTCTATTGGTGGTGGTGGCAGTGGCGGCGGTAGTGGCATTGGTGGTGGCATTGGTGGTGGCATTGGTGGTGGCAGTGGTAGTGGCATTGGTGGTGGTGGTGGATTTAAGAAAATGAAAAATAAACCATCCGAGATAACAGACGACGACTGGGAAGCAATACGTGCTTTTCAAACGACTCAAAAACATGTTAGTGAGGGCATTCAGAAGAATGTAGAAAACATTAGAGGATATTTGAATAAGATTACGGATGCGAATGAAGCGGCGATGACGAAAGATATTAAGAATGAAATTTCGCAACTAATTGAGCACGATACATCGACTGAAAATATGATGAAAATTGGATATTCGATTTTTAATATTGCGAGTTCAAATAGTTTTTATTCGGCATTATATGCTAGATTATTTAAGTCTTTAATGAATGATTATGACATATTTAAAAATATTTTTGAGGATAATTTTAAGGAGTTTATGAACTTGTTCGAGTCGATTGAGTTTGTCGATCCTAAGAAAAATTATGATAAATTTTGCGAATATACTAAAACGAATGATAAACGTAGAGCTATGAGTTTATTTGTTGTTAACTTGATGATAAATCATATTATTGACGAAAATGAAATTATTGAAATTATAAAACAATTGCAGGCTCTTATTTTGAATTACTTACGAAAACCCGAAAAGTCAAACGAAGTAGAAGAGTTGACGGAAAATTTATCTATTATAGTTCTTAAGTCCAAAAGTTATTTAGACAAGGGTGAAAATAAAAGTGCATGGGAGAGTATCATTAAAGATATTGAATTTATTACTATTTTGAAACCAAAAATGAAGGAATACCCGAGCATAACAAATAAAACTATTTTTAAACATATGGATATTTTTGAAGAAACCTCTTAATTTTAATATTGTAATACATTTAAAAATATAAATATTTATATAAACATAATAATAGTAAAGATAGTAAGGATACTAAAGTCATTATTATTATGTTTGAAATACTAGTTGACAATACAGTAAAAGAAAAAAATAAAAAAGAATGGGAAAGAATCAACATTATTTGGCTTGAAATTAAAAATAGCCACAAGTCTCGTAATCCAGATTTGTATGATACCGACTCTGATAACTCTGAAGATTTTGTAAAACCATCTAAGGAACTAAAAAGGGCAGGTAGTAGTTATGATGATTTATTATTTGCACACGATTGTGTAATAATGGAAAAAAATGAAATAGAATGTGACACCCCCGTATACGACGGTATAGAAGACTCTAAAACACATTTCACATCATCTTCCAATGACAACGACAACGACAACGACAACGACAACGACAACGACAACGACAACTATACCGAAAATGCATATAAAATTACAATGTATGAAATAAAAACAAAGTATGTAGTAGAGAATTCATGTATGTTAGAAATAGATTATTCGATGAATTACAATATGAAGATGCTGACACATATCGCGAGTTACTATAATATTATTAAAAATAATAATAATGGGTTAGGTCTAGTTACCCCAAAAGGGAGAGACGAAAAAACAAAGAAACCAAAAAAACTTCTCAAACCAGAGCTAATAAAAGAAATTATTTTATTCGAGACAGATTCTGAAAACCACAATATCGTGCTAAAATTTAGAAAAATGTTAGAAAAAATAGATGCTCTTAAAAAGGATAAATATTTTTCATCTTTCGTTTTATTTTCTTGAGTTTTCACGCGCATTTGTGAAATTAACTGTCATTCTATTGAAAATATTATTACATTAATAAAAATATAATAATAAAAAATATAATAATATAAAATATAATAATATAAAAATATGAAATATAATAATATAAATATAAATAATATTCATACAAACACACGTATTATACTATGTCGTCTCCATGTGGAATAAATTCTATTACAGATATAAAACATTGTTTATATATTAATCTAGCATCCAGACCAGATAGAAAAATACATATTGAAGGTCAGTTGCAAGGGGTCGGATTAAATCCAACTAGATTTAACGCCATAAAGTTAAAAAATGGTAGAATTGGTTGTAGTATGAGTCATTTAAAGTGTTTGCAAATTGCAAAAAATAGTAACTGGCAGCATGTGATGATTTGCGAAGACGACTTACTAATTTTAGACAAAGAAACATTCGTAAATAATATTAATACTTTTTTTATGACGCACGGCGATGCTTCGGTTGATAATAAATGGAATGTTTTGTTACTTGCTGGTAATAACGTTCCTCCGTATAAAAAAATAGATAGTACATGTATTCAAGTATCGCACTGTCAAACGACGACTGGTTATATTGTAAAAATGGAGTACTATGATACCTTGATTGATAATATACGAACGGGTATAGAAAATCTAATGAGAAACCCCGATCAACATATTACCTACGCGATTGACAAATATTGGATAAAATTACAAAAAAAACATAACTGGTATATGCTTGCCCCCGTCGTCGCAGTTCAAAGAGAAGATTATAGTGATATTGAAGAAAGAAAAACAAACTATGAAAATATAATGAAGGATTATGATAAGCCTCATTTCGTTCATCATCAACAGCATATACAACAAAAACAACAAGGAACTTCTTCTATTTTATCGAAGTTGCCATCAATGATGCCTTCATCTGCATCACCCATGTCTGTATTATTGCGTAAATGAGTAAATGCGTAAATGCGCGGACATCATGTATTTTTTATTTTATTCCAGTTTTTTGGACACATTTCCGACGTATCGTGGTGCGATAACTGTTTCCCAAACCATGTTTCCGGATAACAAACAATTTTATTGTGGCTGTCATTGAAATGTGCCGCCCACCAACTAAAACTACTATTTGCAATTATATTATGTTGACAACAACTCATTAATAAAAGTTGTCGCCAATCTTCCATTTTAGGTTCTCCGCCCCTTTCAAACTCAAGCTCCTGGTCAAATTTATTTTGACGAATATTTTCACGTTTCTGCTGTTCCAAATATTCTTTACATACTGTATTTATTTTTTCAACCCTATTTTCTATTTCGACCATGTCTTCATCCTCGCAAAAATACAAGACTTTCCATTTTTTATTATTCCGCATTTTATTTAATACGAATTTTATACTATTTATATAATATTCGTTCTCTAGAATTGGGTGACAGTTTTGTAAAGTCTTATAGTCGCCCATTCTAAAATGTACCGATATTATATTCTCGTTTTTATATTTTTTGTAGTATGTATTTCTAACTTCTAGCCTCGCTTCATCAACCCCTATATACTTAGAAATACTTTTGTATTCTTTCTCAAAATATCTATAACTCTGAAAGTAGCCATATAATATAATACCTTCATTTTTTCGACACAAATCCGGCAAAATTTGGATTTTATTATACTTGAATTCTTTCTCTTTATAAATAGGATATTGCAGTTTTTGTACATCTAGAAATATTGTGTTTTTTTTTAATTCTTTCAAAAAATCATCCCAGTATGTATCACTTCTTTTATCCGTTTCCATTTTATTCCTCGGAAAATTAAAGTTCGTTTTCATTTCCATTGAAAGCGCAATTGTAGTATAAATTTGGAATAACTGATTCCCTAGCCCTCCCATAATAATACACGATAACATTTCTATACTTTTAGTTATATGTGTTTAAGATATGTGTGTTTAAGATATATGTGTTTAAGATATATGTGTTTAAGATATATGTGTTTAAGATATTATATTTAATTATTTATAGCGTATAATTAATTAAATATAATATCTTAATATGTATAATTATTATAATGGTGCGTTCAAGGCTTGTTCCGAGTATTAATTATATAGAATTAAAATCACTAGATCCTTCTGATACACAAGAACATAATTATAAAGCTCCCTTATACGAAGCCACAGTTTTAGGTGTTAATACAATTATAAGTGTAGGTAATATTAAAAATACGTATGTGTCGCAAAATATTGTATATTACCCGATTTATCTTATCAAAGCCAACAAGGTATTCTCACAAATTGGTGTATATGAAATATTACAAGAGGATATTCATTTAATGATGGACGAAGAAGGTGATATAAATCTAGAAAGAGTGCCAGCGCCATTATTATATTCATTTGTTAAAAAATCATTGATTCAGCAAGCAGTTTATTTACCTGAAAATCCAGAAGAAGGTGTGAAAAGTGATGCAGTTGTTAAAAAATCTAGTAAGTTGTCAGGAGTTAAACCGAAAGCACTTTCTCTCAAATCTCTTGAGTCTCTAGCAGATAAAGTAGCGATGCCCCATTTTGACAAAGGGCGCGGAGATGAAGACGAGGGCGATGACGCATTGCAGGCGGCTATTCGCGCATCTCTTGAGCCAGTTCGTTTATCGGATATTCCTTTGAAGAGAAAAAACATTCCTGTTCAAAATCTTGAGCAATCTATTGCCGAAAACAAGGCATATCGTGCGGTTAAAGATGAACCATGGATACAGTCATACTATCATAATAATAACTTTAAAGTAGTTAGAAACCTCGGTGGAGGCGACTGTCTATTTATGGCAGTTTGTCAAGCTTTTTTATCAGTCGAGCCGGATAGCGACATAAGTGTTATTAAGTTGCGAAGAATGCTTGCATCCGCTATGCCCGAAAGCCAATTTCAAGATTATAGAGAAAGATACGAAATGTTCTCACAAACATTGAAAGCTTTACGTTTGGAAAATACAAAGTTGTCCGTGGCAAACGAAGAACTAGCGCAACGAGCAGCACAGCCCGGCATATCAATGAGTGATAAAACCGCATTAAAAGTACAAGCCGATCTGAATAAAGAAAGGCATCTTCAAATTTTAAACGAGATTCAATTATACAAAGAATATATGCAAGATGTTTACTTCATGAAGGGTATAAAAAGCGTCGAATCTTTAAGAGATATGATAAGAAAGGGCGAAATGACAAGCGAATATTGGGGCGACGAATGGGCGATTGCTACATTGGAACTTATTTTAAATATTAAATTCGTTATTTTATCACTTCGAGACTATTTAGCAAAAGATAGACAACCATACACGCAGTCAAATGTTATCTCTTGTGGTAGTAATATAGATGAAGAAAGATATAGGGAAATAGATGCACTTCTCCAGGGAGACAAGAAGCCAGGAGCTAGAGAAGCTACAGATTCGAGAGATAAATCGAAAATGAAAAGTTTCGAAGTTATTAATCCAGACTACTATATTATACTTTCACACACAGGATTGCATTACGAACTAGTAACATATCGCGACACCGCTATTTTCACCTTCCCAGAAGTTCCATTTTGCGTTAAGCTCCAAATTGCAAATAGATGTATCGAATCTTCCACGGGAAATCTTCAATCTCTTTCCGGTACATTTCAAAAAATCCCCCAATTTGTACTTTTTTATAAACAGGAACTCGGTTTAGAAGATGTAGGACAAGGTGAGGGTGCTAATTTTGAACAGGGTGGTGGGTCATCGACCAAACATGCTCTTACTGCAAATCCGCATTTTGACCCATCTATTGTTTTAATTTATCATTCTAAATCTATGGATGAAATGCCTGGTCATGCACAGGGTGACCGTGTATCAAACAAGAACAAGGCGGCATTTATATCTCTTATATCGGCGGGTAAGGGTAAAAATAATTGGCGTAAAAAATTATCGAACGAATGGTATGAGCCCTTTATGTTAGATGGACATAGGTGGCTATCGGTGGAACATTATTATCAGGCAAATAAGTTTTTAAAACGGCATCCGGAATTTTATTTGTTATTTACGATGGATGCAAACAAGAAGAGTAAATATTATCAAGACGATTCTATATTGTCGCGCATTTCTCATGACGTAGATTTAGCAAAAGTTGCCGGTAAAAAAGTACCAAAAACAATAATTGATGGTAAAAAGATTAGTCTTCGTCCTGACGATGTTAACATAGATCCAGAGTTTTTTAATGGAACAAATACTCGCGTACTTGAAGATGGAACTATGGCAAAGTTTGATCAACACGAAGACCTCGCTAAAATTCTTCTTATGACAAATAATGCAAAACTAGTAAACTACGTATTCTCAAAACCACCCACCGTATCAATTCACTTAATGCGCGTACGCTCTAAATTAAGAACGAAAAAAGGCGGAGTAAATGTATTTGAAACAATTCACGATAAATAGTTGAAATATATTATTCATATTATTCATAGTATTATATTAGTAATAAATATACTACTATATTAATACATATGGATTTGAAAGAGGAAACACACTCGCTTGTAAATACCGATGATTATAATTTTTTAAAAATGATGCAAGTTACTGACAAAAATTACAATAAATTCCGCAAAATTAATAAACAACAGCTTTCTAAAAATTCGAATAACTCTAGACAATCGGAAATAACCGAGCAAATACGACTCTTATATGATATAGTCGACGCAGAATTTAACAATTTTAAATCCATTCTATCATCCCCCTGTTTTAAACACAAAATTGTAAAATTAGAAAAGGATAACGCTGTATTAAATTCGTCATTATTTAAAAGTATATACATACCTACCAAAATTGCTAATTATATTAAAGAAAAGGCGATATATTTAATAGAATATAGCTGCGACCTAGGTAATGGAAAGAGCGTAAAAGTGAAATTCATATTATTTGAGAATAGTCGCTACGAGTTAAATAATATTAGAAAAAAAGGTGCATCATATTTTAAACATTGCGTATTAAAAATATATATATGGTTAAAACTTTTATCAAAATATTCAAATGTTGAATGTGGGAAGAATTTAGAGTGTTTTATTTATTTTACACAATTCAAAAGAAAACTTCCTAGTCGTTCAGAGTTCGAAACGTCATCTAATGTGTATCATAATGGCGACTCATCTGATGATGACGATATGTATGGAGCGGGTAGTGAAGCGGGTAGTGAAACGGGGAGTGAATCGGGGAATAAAACAGGTAGCGTAATCGGTGCTTCTCATGTTAATGGTGGTTTATCTAATATATGTCAACCAGATGGACATATTATTGTATATCGAAAAGAAGAATGGTTCAAGGTGCTAGTGCACGAAACTATGCATAACTATGGGTTGGATTTTTCTGTATTGGATGATATATTGGTCTCCAACAAAAAGTTGCAATCTATTTTTTCAGTACAAACCGATATAAAACTATTTGAATCGTATTGCGAAACATGGGCTAGGATTATAAATGTGTTGTTTGAAACATACTTTGAAGTAAATCGACACGGTCTTTCGTTATTTTCGCCTTTAACTACTAGAAAAAAAACGATACACAATATACGCAATATACGCAAACAAAACAAAGAACATTTTGTATCTATTAAAAATAAAGGCATCGTTAAAGACAAAAAAGAAAGATTTTTAAATATTTTTTATGATAATATTCAACATGAAGCCGTTTTTTCTATATTCCAATGTGTAAAAGTTTTAAACTATATGGGTCTCGACTATAATATTATATCAAACTGTAACGACGCAAATTATATTATAGTAAAAAAATTATACAAAGAACATACAAACGTCTTTGCTTATTATATTATCGTGGCTATTTTAATCGCAAATTTTAATAACTTTATACTCTGGTGTATCGATAACAATACAAACTTATTTAATTTTAAAAAAAACGTTGTATCGGTTGACAAGTTTATTGACTTTATTTCTAAAAATTACAAAAATAATGATTTATTAAATATGATTGTTGGTATGGAAAAAAGATTAGAAAATAGAACAAATGGTGACGAGGTATTATTAAATACAATGCGTATGACAGTAATTGGGGGGAAATAATAAAATACAACATGCAATATGCATATTTTAGTATCTATACATATTCGAAAGTACAATTTTCTTTTTTTACTTTATTTTTTCTCCATTCAATAGACGCGTCTATAAAATCAATAGAGGTACAATTTGTATTTTTGGATAAAGTTACGGTATTCGGATATTTGCATACGCCTTGTTGTTGTTGTTGTTGCTGTTGTTGTTGCTGTTGTTGTTGTTGTTGTTGTTGCTGTTTTTGTGCTTGGTTTCTAGTAAAAGCCATCTTTGTTCGCGTTAATAATCTGTAATACTATATTTATAGTTCTCTGCATATTCATCAATTTCTTTTTATAAAAAATTGATGAATAATATATATATGATAAGATATTATAAAAAAGAATCAAGGAATCTCTAAAAACATAACAGGACAAAGGTAAGAAATGGGTATTCGAACATTGAACAAGTTTCTTCAAGATAAATGTGAATCATCTATATCGTGCATAAAATTATCGGAATTATCGGGGAAAAAAATTGCAGTTGACATCAGTATATATCTCTATAAATTTCTTGGCGACAATGTTTTGTTAGAAAATTTATACTTAATGATTTCTATTTTCAGAGAAAATAATATAACACCAGTCTTTGTATTTGACGGCAAGCCGCCAGTTGAAAAAAACGATACGATTGCTTTAAGAAAAAAAACAAAAAGAACTGCACGTGAAGAATATTATCGTTTGAAACAAATTTTAGATGATATTGAGTCTGATGTTAATGAGTCGGATTGTGACAAAGGTAATAGTAACGACAGGCACAATAAACAGGCGGTAGTTCTTGATGAAGAAACAACACTTCCGCTTCCATCAAATGCGGTAGATATTCGCATAATTATGGATAAATTAAAGAAAAAATTTGTCATCCTTAAATCTGAACATATTCAAAGTGCAAAAACATTATTACAGGCATATGGTATGACATATATCGAGTCTCCCGGTGAAGCCGATATGCTATGTGCGAAACTTGTGTCGAAAAATATAGTATATGCATGTCTTAGCGAAGATACAGACATGTTTGTATATGGTTGTTCACGCGTACTTCGATATTTAAGTCTGACAGCCTCGACTGTTGTTTTATACGACTTTCAGAAAATTATAAACACATTGGATATGACGACATACGAATTCAGACAACTATGCATCATCTATGGATGCGACTACTTGCCAAAAAATGAAAAACAAAATTATAAAAATATGACAATATTTAACTCATACAAGATGTTTAAAAATTATAAAGATTATTTAAAAAATACAATCGAGATAAACAACGATAAACCCGACTTTTATAAATGGATACTCTCTCAAAATACCGATATGTTATCATATATAAATGAAGCCTCCAAAGTTATAGACTTATTTGATATATCGTCTTACGATAATTTACAACTATACGAAAATGTGAAAATAATTAATGGACCAATTCACCGCCAACAACTCATCGAAATCATGCAAAAAGAAAACTTTATATTTCTTCACTAATTAATAACCAATACCTAATACATTATTATAATAGTTTGTAAAAAATGACATAAAATTATATGTCATTTTTTTTATTTTATTTTGTTTTATTTTATTTTATTTTTATTTTATTTTGATTTGATTTCTTTTTGTTTCGTTTTGTTTCGTTTTGTACAAAGGTTTCTACACACACACACACACACACACACACACATGCGAACACGTTTAAGAAGAAGCAACGGCAACGGCGGGAGTAGCCTTGGCAAAGTGAGGAGACATATACTTCTGGAGATTGAAGTAGGTAAGCTCCTCATCCTTCTTCAACTGAAGAAGAGCACGAAGCTTGGTGTCGGGATTAATCTTACGACCATTCTCCTTGTCTTGAAGACTGTGGGTGCGAATGTAAGCATTAATCTCACGAGTCACCTCAGTACGAGCCCACTCAGTTCCAACGGGCTTCCCAAGAAAGTTAGCCAACTCCTTGGAAATCAGAGTAGGCTTGACAAAACCAGAAGGGGCGCGATTGCCAGACTTGCGCTTACGCTTGGAAATCTTCTGGGCGGCGCGCATCTCACGAGCAACGTGGCGCTCCAAAGTACGAAAGTCACTTCGAAGAGTAGAGAGACCAGAACTCAAAGTCTGGAGCTTTGAACCAAAGTCACTAAACAAAGAAGAAAGGGATGAGACTTCAACTGCAGTACCCTCGGTATGGGCATCAGTTGAAGCAACAGGTGCAGGTGCAGCAGGAGTTACAGGTGCATCAGTCTTAGAGGTCTTGGAAGCCTTAGCAGGCTTGGTAGCAGGGGCGGGAACAGGAACAGGAGCAGTAGCGGGAACGGTACTGGTAGCGGATGCCGAAGCAGGGGAGGAAGTTTTCTTTGCCATCTTGTTGTTGGTATACACTATTATGTGAGGTCTTTTTAAGTATTTTTAGATAATATATATTATATTGATTATATGTCTTAAAAAATGTCTTCAGTTATCGTGTACATTTAATTAATATATATATAATATATAGTGCGTTTTTTTATACATTCGCATTATTAAGGAATATATACAACCGCGTCATACAACCACGGCATAGCATCGCGAGCAGATTGACTAACTAACGTAAGAGCGGATAATACATAAAATGTTCCTAACATTTTATTATCTATATCTACCGCCGACTTTACAAGATTTTCTATTATTTGTACATTATACTTTACAAGTGTTTCAATCGAAATGTTATTCAATACAGCATTGCTTGCTATATTTACATAATAAGGCGTTCCCAAAAAAGGAGTACCATGCGGAGGACATATCTCAACCTTCTTCGCCACCGTTAACAGCGCCCTATAATTCCAAATATCCACCAACTCTCGCGCAAATCTTATATGCGAATTTCTCGAAAGCTCACTAAACCATTCCGAATTCGCATAGTTACCATACGAATTTATCGTCTGAAATAATTCTAATATTTTTAACTCCATTCGTTTCGCCGGATCTATTACCTCGTTCTTTATCTCGATTTCAATCGGTATTTTTAATACTCTCGATATCCTTATCATACTCGTCACGTTTTCTTTTACTTTATTATCAATTTCACTCCTATTATATGGATTTTTTGCACACACTCCCTCCTTCTTTATTAAATTATATAAAGAAACAATATTAAAACCATACACAAAGTCATCATCATCCTTATAACTATAAAATTGCGTCACGGGTATTTCTATCATATCGTCCATCGTAAAAAAATCAGTATCGTTTGTACATATCTTTCGATTCATTAATGCCGGACCTTGTAACTTGTGTAACTTCCTATTTAAAAAACCCCTAAACACTTTTTGTATCTTCAATGGACCAGTCGAATTTTTACAATATTCATACAGTCTCTTCGTTAACTCATCCTTATTACCACCCCTCGATAACTTATACACCGCGCACATCTTCTTTAACTCGTCTATCTTATATTTTACCACAAGTAATGTGTCATAATTATTAATCGACAACTCTTCGCGCTTCTTTGTTACTTTCGTTATCTTTGTCGTCTTTGTAGACTTTGTCGTATTTACTTTGTCGCGGTCTTCACATTTTTCATCTACCTTGATATTCGATTTAGAATTAGAATTAAACAATTTCTCACGCTTCTCATTCCTCTCTATACTTTTATCTTCCGCACTATCCGCTCCGCTACCTCCTACTAACCCCGTATTCACAAATACTTCGTTCTGAAAATTTCCAGACACTATTATTTCATTCTCATTGCTTATATGATCACCAGTTATCATCGACATTCTCTTATAGGTATGCTTCGTGTATCTATATATATACGTGTATATTCTTATATATTAACAATATTTTTTTAATATCTTATTACAATACATTTACTATATTTACAATACACCGCAATACCCATATCGTTGTACACTATTATTATACAACATTCGCCTACAACTATTGCTAGATATATAAATACATCCACATATAAAATCCTTTTATTTATTATTATACTTTACGTTGCATTACGTTGCATTACATTGCATTACGTTGCATTACGTTGCATTACATTGCATTACGTTGCATTACGTTGCATTGAGTTACATTACGTTTCATTTTTTTATTTATTAATCAGCAGTTTTTATTTTCGAATTTTTATTTATAAAACCCCGATTTTTCCAAAACAGAAAATTGAACAAACAATAAACCATAATATTATATAGCATGAATCGCAACAAAGCCAATCAACAAACCAATCAATACAATCAATACAATGTCCGCCCAACACGTCAGCAAGACCGCATCTAAATCTTCCGCCCCCAAAGAGATTATCTCGGGCGAGAGTTTCAATGTCGACAAAGATATAAAATACTCCAAGCCCAAAGTTAACGCCTCCGGTGGTAAGAGTGTCGGTATTCTCAATGCCACCACCAACAGCGCAACATATGTGTCGACACCCCTCATGATGACTTGGGGTGTTTCCGCATTCGAAGACAAGAAAACTGGAGAGAAATCATACAGCATGTCGCTACAGTTCCCCAGCGAAGAATACAATACTCCAGCAATCTCCAAGTTCCGTACAAATATCGAGAAATTCGAGCAGAAAATCAAGACTGATGCTCTCGCAAACCAAAAAGAATGGTTCGGAAAGTCAACCATGACCAAGGACCACATCGAGATGTTCTGGACGCCCATTCTCAAGTTTGCCAAGGGTGAAAACGGAGAACCTGACCACAAGAAGAACCCAACCCTCAATGTGAAGATTCCCATCTGGGAAGGCGTTTGGAACGCCGAGCTCTTCGACACCCAGTCCCGCAAAATCTTCCCCGACGCTACAAATGAGCACATCACCCCTGTCGACTTGATTGCGAAGGGTTCACATGTCGCCGTCGTTCTCCAATGCGGTGGTGTCTGGTTCGCCGGTGGTAAGTTCGGTGTAACATGGAAGCTCTTTCAAGCTGTTGTCAAGCCCAAGACTACACTTCGCGGCAAATGCCACATTCAGCTCTCCGGAGATGACAGGAAGCTCGTCGAAACACAAGAACTCGACACTGTAAGCGACGATGACGTTCCCGTTACACACGCCGAGGATTCCGACAATGAGGATGACGAACAAGAACTCGAAGATGACAGCACGCCTTCTGCTGCTGCTGCCGCACCTGCACCCGCACCCGCTCCTGCTCCCGTTGCAGCTGCCGCTTCCGAGGATTCAAGCACCAGCGGTGGCGCAAAGAAGATTGTCAAGAAAGTTGTGAAGAAGTAAAACATCAAGGTTGCGTGTGTCGCTATCAAGACAATAAAGGACAATAAAAACAGTAAGTAAATAACGGGAGCTAGTATAAACTATAATACACACAGGTAAGTGAAATATGTTATAATTTGCACCAACAATATAAAATTACTAACTCATTTTGTATACAGGTACAATATTTTTTTACGTCACTTTTATATGATTTTAAATTACAAAACATATAAAAGAGTCAACATATAAAAGGGTCAAAATATAAATGGTCATAATTTATATTCGCGCATTACAAATTCGGCATATTTTTTACCAAATATTTTATCTAATAAAGTAACATAACTTTTAATAATTTCATTATATGAAACATTTTTTTCTACCATACTCAATAGTACAGTAAAACCTTGTATTAAATCTGATATAACTTTGTCATTTATCGAATCGCGTTGTTGTTGGGGGCGTCTCAAAATAGCAGATAACACTATTATAATACTTTTAAAAAAACTGACATAATCTTGATTTTTATCACTATATCCTTTATATTTTCGCACCTCACCATCCCCGTAATCTATAATTTTTGCACAAAATGGATTCTCTAATGAAAGCGGTTCACTAAAAAATACAGAGTCAGTATCAAGCGTTTTATGTAATATATTCGCATCAATCATCTTTTTTATACCAACAATAATATTTGCAAGAAGACTAAATAAAATAGCAGGTTCAATAGGTTCAATAGGTTTAATTGTTGAGGCATCGACACCTTTTACACTAAATGCATTTTTCAAATAATAAGTCAGATTTCGACTTCCGACAAACGCAATATTAAAAACGAAGAATTCGTCTACACTATACGACGGTTTTGTCAAAGAACATTTCTGAAAATCATTCGGCACATTCTTACTTTCTAAATCAAACGCATCTAATAATACACTATGAAATAACCCCTTCGGGTCTATGTCTTTCATTTTTTTAAGAATTTTATACTCATGTCTATATTCACTAAATGCATTATTTTTTAGAACCACCTTCGAAACCACCTTTTTGTTACTTGCCGTATTCTCGGATCTTGTTATTTCGGGTCTAAAAACGCAACCAAAATTGCCTTGCCCTATAAGTGCACCTCCGGTTAGAAGTTTATTTCTATTTTTACTTACTTTTCTACGTATAGTTTTGCGTAAATATTTGCCGCCTTTATTCAACCTGTATTTTTTACTTTTATGTTTTTTATATGTTTTATATGTTTTTCTCATAACAGTAAATGTACTAGTACTTGTATATATATATCAATATTACTTTATTTTTTTGTCTACTAAAATTTCTTTTCCTACATTTTTTATTATTTTCCTTTCATAGTTTGTATATTTTTCAATAGGTTCGCATATAGAGCGCATCATGGTTAAATATTCGAGTTGTTTTCTTTCTGTTTCCATCCAATCAGGGTTGTCGATAGCCCACTGTTGTAATGCTGTACGCTCCAAGTCGGCTATTTTAACTATTGTATTTTTCATCATATCGTGGCTATCATCTTTCAACCACTTATCTTCATCTTTTATATACATTATATCCCGTTTTATATCCGTACAATGAATAGGACGTTTATAAATATCCAATTCTTTTAGCCCTTTGATTAAAACGTCGGTTATCCCACGAGATATACCATTCGTTTTTGAAAACAATAAGTCTTCGAGTGTTATTTTTAAAGAATCGATAAAGTCTGATATGTTTAACGCGTCTTTGCACTGTTCGTTTAGAAATACATTCAGATTAAAATTATTATTCATAGTAGTATTATTATTATTATTTGTCGTATTATTCGTTATATTACCAATTTTAGGTATTATATTATTGATTTGCTCTTGTTGTCCTTTGATTACTTTTATCATCTCCTTGTTATCATTTATCAACTCCATAAACATATCCTTCGTTATAATTACTTTATTGTCGCAGCATACAACATCTTCTATATTCACAATCATTCCATTATTTTCTTCTAGGAGAGAAGACACATATGTACTGACGGCGACACATGTTCGCTTATGCTTTGCTAGACCTGGACGATACTTGTAACTATTACCACATATGCAGTTAAATAATTGCTTGCCTGTGTTCGGCATTTTTTTGTTACTCTCGGTTACTCTTTTATGCTTGATGGTGTCAAGGTGTAATTTATAGTTGGACTCTTTGCTGCTTTTAAAGTCACATTTTTCACAGACAAAAATCTGGCATTTTTCGGCATTTTTTTGTGTACTCATTTCCATATATATAGAGTAACATAAAAAATGCCTAAATCCTTTTCATAAAATATATAAAAAAGTTGAAAAAGTTATCGTCACAAATTTTCAATCTTAAAAACACAATTTAGAGCATTATGCTCTGAGTGATGAATTCAATGTTTTTTTTATATTTCTACCCCCGGTTTTGAAAAAAGGACATTTATAAATGTCCAATTTTGAAAATCCAGCTTTAGATTTGAAAAAAGAAACATCATTGATATTACTAACCATTCTTCTCCATTTCTCCAAAATATCCTTTTTATCTAATTTTTCTTATCAATTTGAATTTCTTTCCCGAGGTTTTTTAATATTTTCTTTTCATAGTTGTCATAGTTTTCGATAGGTTCGCAAATCGAACGCACCATTGTTAAGTAATCCAGTTGTTTTCTTTCCGTTTCCATCCAATCGGGGTTGTCGATAGCCCATTGTTGTAACGCAGTTCGTTCCTTGTCTGCAATTTTCACAATTGTGTCTTTCATAATCACATGATTCTCATCTTTGCACCACTTGTCTTCATCTTTTATATACATGATATCCCGTTTTATATCTGTACAATGAATAGGTCGTTTGTAAATGTCCAGCTCTTTGAGTCCTTTTATCATAATATCCGTTATCCCACGCGATATCCCGTTCGTCTTTGAAAATAGTAAATCCTCAAGAGTTATTTTGAGAGAATCAATAAAGTCGGAAATATTCAACGCATCTTTGCAGTGTTCATTTAAAAAAACATTTAGATTAAAGTTATTAGTTGTATTGTTATTATTATTATTTGTCGTATTATGATTTGTAGTGTTACCTATTTTTGGTATAATAGTAATTATTTGTTCTTGCTGTTTTTTAATCTGGTCTTGTTGTTCTTTAATTATTTTTATCATCTCTTTGTTATCATTTATCAGTTCCATGAACATACTTTTTGTTATATTATCTTTATTGTCAGAATATAAAACATTATTTATTTCTTTACTACTTTCTTTATTAATACTTTCTTTATCAATATTGTTACCATACTTGCTGTCATTATTGATATAGTCTACACACGTTTTTCGATGAACAAAAAGTCCTTGACGGTACTTAAAACTCTTACCACAAATGCAGACATTTTTTTCGGCATTTTTTTGCTCCTTTTTGTCATCATTTTTATGTTTACGTGTCAATAGGTGTTTTTCAAAGTTACTTTTTTTGCTACATACAAAGTCACATTTTTCACAGATGAAAAAATCGGCATTTTTTTGTGTCATCATTGTCATCATATATAATGATGACATAAAAAATGCCTAAATCCTTTTCATAAAATATATAAAAAAGTTGAAAAAGTTATCGTCACAAATTTTCAATCTTAAAAACGCAATTTAGAGCATTATGCTCTGAGTGATGAAATCAATGTTTTTTTTATATTTCTACCCCAGGTTTTGAAAAATGGACATTTATAAATGTCCAATTTTGAAAACCCAGCCTTAGATTTGAAAAAAACAATCATCATCACTTCTTCGGCATCCGCCCTCCCAATTTCCGCTGGGTTACCTTTATGATGTCATTTTATTAAAAACATATAATATAAACAAGAGCATTATGGTCTGCCAACAAAGAACGCAAAAAGTCCGCGACGATTTTGCAAAGATGGGTACGAAATGGGGGAAGTAGTTTCGTGGAAATGAGGATGGGTACTTTTGAGGGGATGTTTTGGAAATATGGCGAGGATGATGCGGAAGGTTTTTCCTCATGATGTCCCCAAATGGGGAAAGTAGTTTATAGACTTATGACTCTCTTAAAAACATGAGATGTTATAGATATGGTGAGAAATGCGGAAATTCATGCACGTTAAATCGAAATTCAAAACTCAAAATTTTATTTTCATTATGAAAATAATGAAAATAATGAAAATAGCAAAAACATCAACATAATTCTATATTAACGACGATGGAAGATTTATCCGACGTATCGTACATATTCTTCGCATTTATGGTAGGTATTCCTGCACCACGCAATATATATGTTTGATTATTTTTTATATATAATGCTTCAGCACTTATCGTGAAATTTTTACCACCTACGTCAAAATCAATAGAGTTTTTCTCTAATAAATCCGCAATCTTCATGCGAATGTCAATATAAATATCGTTATTGGTGTCGATATAGATGTGCGATGGTATTACCGGAATACAGCGAACGATTAGGTCAATAGATGCGGTTTCTGTTTTGCACAAATTATAATACAACTCGGTGTGCCATAGAGGAACATAAAATGTCTTGTCTTCGTGTTCTAATACATATATGTTGTTGTCTCCCATCAAATCGCCAAGAGATACGGAAATTACGACGAGATTATCAAGCGCCATTTTACTTCTCATAATTTTCTCAAATAGCGCCATTTTTTCGACACTTATATGGAAAGCTTTGTGATATGTTGTTATAATCTCGTATATAGTATACGCAGATTCCTTGTCCAAGTCTTCAAACATCTTTATTGATAACTCTTGACAATCTTCTACAATTATTTTTATTAACGTACTTATCGTTAAATGCGTATTTTCTTGTGAGATAACCGTCATCTTTTGCAACAAGGATTGTATAAAGGTACGAAAGATTGACATATAACTATCTGAACCCGCGTCGTCACATCCTGCTTCATGATTATCTCCCGCATTAAACATATGAGATGCATGAGATTCGTGAGAAATGTCGAAATTCAATAAATATAAATATGCACTGTTAATCTGCTTGAAAAATTCAGATGATTCTTCACTATTGCCGTTTTTGTCTGGATGATGCTTAAGCGCTAACAATCTGTAATTCTTTTTCAGTTCATCTAATGTATAATTATATTTTAGATTTAATAATTCACGTGCTTTCTGAACTCTTTTTATATCCATTTACTATTGTTATTAGATTATACATATAATTTTCTAAGTGATAAATTGGTCTATAATTATTATTATAATATTGTAAAAAAATATTCGTTTTCAGTAAAATATCAGAAATGTTATTTTCGATTACTAGATTACAGCGTATTAAATCTGTTAAAATATACCATATACACTCATTGATATCTAACTCATATATTAATATATCATACAAAATATCGCGAAATGTTAAGAAGTCTATTTTATCGGGATTCTTTATATTTTCTATTATAGAATTACAAATACACTCGTGCGGGTTCGTCAACGACGTTATATGTGTTATTACATTTTTTATATTAGATATATTCTGAACATTCGTATTTTTTAATTGTACATTTGTTGCATTTTTTACAGAAAAACATTTATTATAATTCGAAATCTTAGGACGAGGGATACTTATAATTTGAGAATTGTTAATTATGTTATCTGGTATAAAACTTATATTCTCGGTTATAATTATAAAAATAAGTTTTATCTTATTCAAATACTGAGATTGCATGTAACTATAGAATATATCCAATAGCTCGCTATGTATTTTATGAAAATATTTACACAATATTATACCATGCGTATTTGCTCTCGTGGATACAACGTCATTTATTTGATTGTAGATATCATTCCACAGGATTTTAGAATTACATCCCAATAACGACATGTCTACTTCAAAATGTATGTCACTCATCTTTATTATAAAATTATCCTTATTCGAATTTATAGTAAGACGTTTCTCATATTTTAATTCGCTATTACTATATCTTTTTATACATGAAAGCGCTTGTGTATATTTTCCAGTACCCTTTGGACCATAAAAAATAATATTTTTCAAATTTTCGACTTTCGAAGGGAAATTCTCGTACAGTTTATTCAACTTCGGATGAAGAGAACACTTCGCATTTGAAGAAATATAATCATCAAAATGTGTCTCTAAAAATTTCATCATTATTAACGGATATGAATATGAATATGTAATACTTAATAAAAGTGAATACTATTTTAATTTTAGATTTTAGATTTAAATTGTATTTCAGTTAAATGTATTTTATTAAAATACAATACTCCGAAATACTTAAATATATAATCATAATTACACTAGAGTGAATATTATTCCATTTTAAAAAAATTGTGCATATTATAAATGAAACTTATTGATACAAAACCGGAAAACTTTAATGCGAGCTATATATACTTTAATGAACCAATTCAGAATACAATTATAAATGAAAGCCGGTTTATAAGAATATTGTATTCTACTCCCAATATTATATTTAATGGTATAAATATTTTATTAAAAATAAATATAGATGCGATAGATAAGCAGTACAATAAAAATATTATATACTACAGCATTGATAAAAATACCGAAACCATAAATAATATAAAAAACATAGAACATATTATTTTAAAAAAATACGCATCTGATAAAATTCCGGCGCATAATTTAGAAGCGCAAGTGAATACGGGAGTATTGAAATTATTTTCTGACTCTAATGATAAGAAAAAAAACATAGATATTATTCTAAAAATATCAGGATTGTGGGAAGACAACGCGTCATATGGTATAACTTATAAATTTTTATCTGTTTTGTAATATTCGGGCATTCGGGCATTCGGATATTATAGATTAGTGTGTAACTATTGTATATAGGAATAAATATAGTAATAAATATAATAAATATAATAAGTAATAATATATTATTTATTATATTAAAAAATATTAAATGAAAAATCTACTAATAACTGGTGGCTGTGGATTCATTGGTTCAAATTATATAAATTATATTTTTAAGAAATATAATGATGTGCGAATCATAAATATAGATGCAATGTATTACTGTGCTTCTGAAACAAATATAGAAGAAGATGTTAGGAATTCTGAACGTTATATACTAGTTAAGGGAAATCTGTGTTCTTACGACTTGGTATACCATATTATTGAACATTATAAAATAGACCATATTATACATTTTGCTGCACAAAGTCATGTTCAAAATTCATTTGAAGACGCTCTTCAATATACGAAAGACAACGTTGTGGGAACTCACAATCTACTAGAAGCGGTTAGAAAATATGGTAAAATCAAAAAATTTATACACGTATCTACCGACGAAGTATATGGGGAATCAATGATAGAACAAAATGAAACTAAAAAAACCGAAGAAAGCATATTATGTCCTACGAATCCATATGCCGCAACAAAAGCAAGTGCGGAACTTATAGCGCAGTCCTATTATTATTCATTTAATATACCTATTATCATTACACGAGGTAATAATGTATATGGACCAAATCAATATCCGGAAAAAATAATACCAAAGTTCATAAAACTTTTATGTGAAGATAAAAATGTAACAATTCAAGGAGATGGGACTAATGTGCGTGCTTTTATTCATGTCGCAGATGTAGTGAAGGCGTTTGATATAATTCTCGAAAAGGGTGTTATTGGGGAAATATACAATATAGGGTCGGATGACAATGAAGAATACACGGTAAAATATGTTGCCGAAATGTTGATTAAGAAAATAAAAAAAACAGATAACTGTGATGAATATATAGAGTATATTACAGATCGCCCGTTTAACGACAAACGGTACTATATAAGTAATGAAAAAATCAAGAAACTTGGGTGGGAAATAACTAAAAATTTCGAAGAAGGGATTGACACCCTTATTAAAATGTATAGCGCGAAATAAATATATTTGGAAAAAAATAAAATAGAAACAAAATTATAAACTATACAATAAAAGAGGCATGAAAGTTTTATTGTATGGTGCAAATGGCTGGATTGGACAAAAGGTCTATGAGTTGCTTATACGAGGAGGACACGAAGTTGTAGTAGGTAATATGAGAGCCGAAAATAGCGCCGAACTTGAAAAAGAAATAAAAGAAGTCAATCCTACAAATATAATTTCTACAATTGGAAGAACGCATGGAACAATAGATGGGGTGAAATATACCACAATAGATTACTTAGAACAGAGGGGGAAACTACGTGAAAATATTAGAGATAATCTCTATTCTCCGGTGGCGATTGCTATTATTTCCAACAAATATGGGATACACTATGGATATTTGGGAACGGGGTGTATATTCACATATGATGGCGATGAACATCCATATGAAGAGGAGCGGGGTGGTTTTGTGGAGGGTTCTAAGCCGAATTTTTTTGGGTCGTCGTATTCAACGGTGAAGGGATATACGGATATGATTATGAAAATGTTTGACAATGTATTGAATGTGCGTATTAGGATGCCGATTACAGATGAAATAAATCCGCGTAATTTCATAACAAAGATTACGACATATAAGAAAATATGTTCGATACGTAATTCGATGAGTGTTCTTCCCGAGTTGTTGCCTATAATGATAGACATGTGTGAAAAAAACGTGACAGGAACGGTGAACCTTACGAACCCGGGATTAATAAGTCATAATGATATATTGGAAATGTATAAAGAAATAGTGGATAAAGAGTTTACGTGGGATAATTTTAGTATAGAGGAACAGAGAGAGATATTGGCGAGCGAACGTTCAAATAATTTTCTTGATACATCGAGGCTTGAATCGCTATACGAGGTAAAAAATATCAAAGAATCTGTAAGATGCGTTCTATATAAAATGAAAGAGGCGTATGAGAAGCGTGAGATTTGATTTAATTCATATAAATTATTAATAATTGAAAATAGATTATTAATAATTAGACGTTGAAGTTACGTGTAAGTAAGGTTGCGAAACTTAAAAACAAGTCGAAAAAAGACGCAATATAACTTCCATAATACCTACCGTTAAAATATTAAGAATAAATAATACAATACTTAAATATAACGTGCCGATAGATGGTTTACTAAGAGTGCCTGTTGTGGTGCTGATACAGTTCAAATTTCCTTGTAAGTAACTATATATAAGAACCAACTGAAAGAAAATGAGAATTCCGGAGTAGTTTGAAAACTTGTAATATTCGGGGTCTACTTGATATGTGTTAATCATTTTGGAGAATGAAATAGACTGTCGAATAATAACGAACAAAATAATAAATAAAGCAAGTATTTGGAAAAAACTAGGATATAAACTGGAACATGAGGGAGTATTTTTAACTTTAAAATAGTAAGAAACAACTGCCAACAAAAGACCAAAAAGAGCAACACTTGTGAAAATATACCCAACGAATGTTGCAAATGCTGGACCTTGTTCGTCGCCCATACTAAGAGACGTAAATACAATCTTAATAATAATTCCAACAAATGCTAAAAGAATACAAATATTAATTAAGTAGTAAATTGTCTTAAACCGGTAGTTGACTTTGTCAATTGGTGAAAAATTTGCGATCGGACTATTACTCTGCATTTTATAATTTATATAATATAGTATACTATAAAATATATTATTATTTTTTTTACCATAAATAACAATAATATATATCTAACAAATAAAATCTAATATAAAAATCTAATATAAAAATCTAATATAAAATAAATTCTATATGTTATATTATATATAACAATATATTTTACTATATAAATGAACGGACAAAATAGAAACACATTTATCGAACACCCTCTAATAACACGCGAACAGACGTATTGCTTGGATAGAAAGTTAGTAACGATTCATTCCGAAGATAGGGATGTTTGCGCATGGCCAAATTCGGCTTTCTTTGAAATCACTCTTCCGCAATCGTTAACAAATGTACAGTCTATACGACTTATTGAGTCGAATTTCCCATCTATTAATGATGTTTTTACAACAATAAAACAAAATACAAAGATGTCGTTTAGTGTTACAATATCGAGTTCTACGCATTTTTTGCAAATTACGATAGAACAAGGGTTATATTCGCCGGTGCAAATGGCAAATGAACTTACAAATATTATGAACAAAGCGGTTTCCGACGCAATTGTTCCTGGATATAATAATTTTGTAGTTATATATAACGACGTAAATCAAAAATTATGGTTTGGTAATAAGACAGACCCTTTTACACTATTGTGTGATAAAATAGAAGAGTATAGCGAACCGAGCAATAGTGCATATACAAACTGTCAAGTTCTTCCACCGAATGATATAAGTTATTGTAGAAATACGAAATGGGGGCTTCCATATTTTTTAGGATTTAATAAAGAATCGTATGTTGCTACACAAACACCGGTTTCTGTCCCCCTCAACAATGAATATAAAAATGCGACATTTGATATTTTTTATAATTGGTTGCCTGGTGGTGGATACTATGTAGTAGCGCCCAATGTTATAAACACTTTAGGTGAAAATGTTTTTTATATGGATATGTTTGAGTATAATCAAATAGATGAGCTTCAGCCTTACCCGAGAAGAATAAATTCAACTACAAATAATACATATGGTGGTAAAGTGAACTCGTCATTTGCAAAAATACCCATTCTTGGCGTCCCTGTTTCGCAGTATTTTGACTCTAGAAACTCGCTTCTTCAAAACTTCTCACACTTTTTTCCACCCCTTGAAAGGGTTTCAAAATTAAAATTTAAGTTTCGTTATCACGGTGGGAATTTGGTTAACTTTAGTAATAATGATTTTAGTTTTACATTACAATTTGATTGTTACCGCGATGAAATAGCACGAGAGCTGAAATTGCGTGTTCCTGCGCAGTATCGAATGTAAGAGTGCGACAAGATATAATAAATGTGTTTATGGAAGAAGTGCATTAATTTTGTATGATTGTAAAAATACAAAATTATGTAATCGAAAAAAAAATTATTTACAACCAGCCACCTGCCTGTGCCTGTGCCTGTGCTTGTGCTTGTGCTTGTGCTTGTGCTTGTGCTTGTGCTTGTGCTTGTTCTTGTGCTGTATTATCGGAATGACCAATGGTTTTCTTTTTTGTTAACCTTTTTGATTTATTATACTTTCTATGTTTTGTTTGCTTTGGTTTTCTTGATTTTTTTATTTTTTTTCCACCTAATAGTGAACTATTATTATTATTATTATATTCATTATTATCATTATTATCTTTATTATTTTTATTATTTTTATTATCTTTATTACTATCTTCTCCTATAACGGGTATGGGTGTGGGTATGGGTGTGGCTGTGGTTGTGGTTGTGTTTTTATTGAGAATAGGAAACGTTGCAGGAGACGTTGCGGGAGGCGCTGAAGGAAACGTTCCGGGAGGCGCTGAAGGAAACGTTGCGGGAGGCGCTAAAGGAGGCGCTATAGGACTAGTAGGACTATCATAGTCCATAGATGAACTACCTGTGGACAAAACACCTACAGGCTGGGTGAAACTTTCAGACGTTGCTGGACTTTCAGGCATGGCAGAACTTTCAGGCATGGCAGAACTTTCAGGCATGGCGGGATTTTCAGACATGGCGGAACTTTCACGTGTGATACTACTACTACTTACTTGTTTCGGCTCTTCCAAGTCTGCTGGCTGTTCCGACTCTTTAACAGATGGAGATGTATCTGCATTTTTGTTTGAATCATCTTTGTTTGAACTGAATAAATTTGAAACCCCCGACCAAAAACCACCAGTCGGTTTTTCGTCAGTAGTTTCTTCCAACTCTTCGGGTGACTGTGACTCAGCAGATTTATTTTTTAATTCATCTATTTTATTTGCTTTCTGGGATAGTTCTATAATACCGGCTTTTATCTCCTCCTGTAATTTTGCTATCTCCTTTTGCGTTTTTTCATCGGCTACAGTTTGTTGTCTTTTATATATTGTGTCAAACAAACCCATGTTATATATATATACGGTAATATAAAATAAATAATAACATTATTTATTTTTCACAATATAGTTTATTATAAAATCTAAGATTATATTTTATAAGTTTTATTTATCCAGTCGATAATATTAACAATGGGGCATGTTTTATAATCTTCTAAAAATCCCTTAATTTTTAAAAATGTCGGATTTTTCATCAATGGTGTTTTATAAAATATATAGTCTCCGTATTTACCATTTCTAATACTTATATCATTGGTTAACATCCTAACCATTCCCTTTACTACTATTTTATTTCCTATAGATACATCGCCATTATCGCCCGCATCGCCCCCATCGCCTATATCTTCAATATGACACTGAACCGACGCTTTAGATGAATCAATTATTTTAACAATCTCATGATATGTGATGGTACTCGGATTTTTATTTTTTGGAAACACCCCTGACAAAGACTTCTTTTGTTCTCCCCATACAATGTATAAGCCATATTTACCTCTTTTTAATATAATTTGATTACTCTCATATATACCAAGCTTAATCCCCCCCATATCAATACTCCCCTTTTCATCTACTACATCTTCCAAATCATATTCTCCTCTTTTTAATTTCGCCACATCTACATCTTTCTTAACACTTTTATATTCTATTTTTTTTTTACCAGCTTCGTCAAGTGTTGTATGTTTAATTACCGGACCTTTACTGCCTACCATATATACATGATTTTCGTCGATAGTAACAGTGTCTTTTTGTATATTTTTATCTCTCAATGTGGTAGTTAGATGCTTTATGTTATCCATGCAAAACCGGCAAGTTTCAGTGTATAAAATATCACCCTTTGCTACTTTATCCAAATCATCTTCCATTCTTTTCGTAAAATTATAGTCAAATAGAGTTTCAAAATGTTGGATTATAAACTCTATTACAATAGTTCCCAATGGTTGTATTACTAGTTTATTTCGCTCATTGCCAAACTCTCGCTCTGTCGGCATTTCAAGCAATTCATCGGGTAGAAGTTCAAAATCGGTACACTTAACACGTTTACCGACGATATCACTCTTTTCTACATACCCCCTTTTCTGTATTTTTTCTATGAGGGAAGAAAACGTCGACGGACGACCAATGCCCTTTTCTTCTAATAGTTTTATAAGACCTGCCTCGGTATAATGCGACTTAAGTTCATTCATGGTTACAGTAGCTTTAATTTTATTGTAAGGAATAATACAACCTTTTTTAATATTTTGCAGATAGTTGTAGTTTGGATTTTCCTTCTCGTAACCATCCACTGCTTTCCATCCCGGAAACTCGATTAGTTCTGTTGTATATTTATATTCGTTGCTTTTTGGTGCTGTTAACTGGGCAGTTATTGTAACACCGGTCGCGGGTGACATACAGCTTTCAATAGCATTTGTCCATATTAGTTTATATAATTTTTGTTCACGTGGTGTGAATGTATCTGGGATTTTTAATGTAGAGATATTTGTCGGACGAATTGCTTCGTGTGCTTCTTGTGCTTTAACGCCTTTATCGTCACTCCCCTTCGTTTTTGTTGTTTTGGTTTGTTTTACCGCGCCACCGCCACCATCGCCGCCACCACCAGACCCGTGTGCAAACCCTAGAGCGAGGTATTGTATATTCGGATTGATATACTTGTCGTTCCACTTTTCGGATATATACCTCTTGGCATTTTCAATAAATTCTGGACTATATGTTCTTGAATCTGTTCTCATATACGTAATAAACGAACCTTCGTATAGTTTCTGACATATTGACATTGTTTCCGATGGAGAATAATTATATTCACTACTCGCCTTCTGCTGTAATGCACTCGTAGTAAAAGGACACGGAGAAGCCCTTGACATTTTTTTGGGAGGTAACAACGTAAATACATGATCATGGTTTACACTTTCTTCTAAGAATTCCTCCACATCCTTAGGGGTCTCATATTGTCGGCTCAGATTAAAGGGCAAATTCAGTTTTGTAAAATACCCCACGGTACTGTATACCATTTTTCCGGGCGAGGAGTCAATATCTTTTTGGTTATCAAATACTAATCGTAGGGCTGGTGTTTGGCAACGCCCCGCGGACAAACTATTTTTAACACTAGATGCAATGTGTGTCCAAAGTTGAGGAGAGATATGATATCCAACTAATAAATCTAATATTTGTCTGGCAAACTGGGCATATACTAAATTCATATTCAGAGTACCCGGTGTACTCACAGCGCGATCAATCGCCGTCTTTGTAATTTCATGGAAAATAATTCGAGGCGTCGTTTCAACCGGCAGCTTAAACATGTCGCAAATATGCCACCCAATTGCCTCCCCTTCACGGTCGTCATCCGTGGCAATAATTACATTACCCATACACGTTTCTATTTCGCTTTTAATACGGGAAATCTGTTTGGATTTTTCCTCCATACGCGAAAATGTAAGGTTAAAGTTATCCATATTAATTGACTTTAATCCATCTAGCGTGCGGAAATGTCCGAATGTTGCTATACATTTATAGCCCGGTCCGAGGTATGATTCTATTTTGTTACATTTTGCAGGAGACTCTACAATAACTAGGGTTGTTGTACTGGGTGTGCTTATTTTCAAGCGTTTAGACATATGGATGGTGTTGGTTATGAGATGAGCTATGATATGATATGGTATGGTATAGATAGAAGGAATTGTTTATGTATTTATAAATGTAATATTAATTATTTCAATTTTAGAAATAATTAATATTGTATGGCAATGATTTTATGTCGAAGAAGAAGACGAAGAAGGCGTAGTATTTGAAACTGGATTCTTTGCTTTAAATTCTGACCATGAAATCTTTTTCACAACTGGTGGCTTTGAATGGTCTTTATTGCCGTTTCCGTGTGAATGGTCATGTGCTTTGTTTATATTATCTGCCTTTTTAATAGCACTGTCGATATAAATAGATTTCAATAATTTACCTACTTCATATGAACCGGTATGCTGGTCTAGCTTTCCGTCTTCAATTTGCTTAAGAATATGAAGCAACTGAAAAAGAACATTTAAATCAATTTCGTCTTTTTTTACCTTATTAAAAATATCGGTATAGTTATTAAAAAGAAAAGGACATCTAGATACACAAATATTATCAAATTGCATGGGGTTACTTTTAGACAACCTTTGATACTCTTTCTTAATTTTAAGAAGTGTTATGATATCATCGGTAAGAGGCTTGCTATGTTTTAGTTCGCGAATATTGTTTGTGTTGTCAGTAACATCATTTGCGCGTATTAGTTTATCTAATTGTAAACGTTCTTGGGGGTTCATGATTCAACGTCAATATATTATGTATTATAGATATATTTTTAAATTATAACGAATGTAAATTATAATATCAATAAAATATCAATAAAATATCAATAAAATATAAAATTTTTAAATGAAAATATATATACAATATATATATATAATATAATAAACAATAAACAATAAACAATGGCTGTAAGTAGTATGTTACCAAACACAACAACGGCGGGTGGTACAACCGTTCAAACATCGGAGTTAAAACTACCTCCAATGCAAGCTGTAACAGGTGGTGCGCAAATTTATAACATGAGAGAGGCGGCAACGCGAGCTCTAGTAGAGTTAGGGAATGGTGGTAGTTTAAGGGGTGGCGGCAGGTTTCGAATGAAAAGAAAGACAATACGCGGGCGAAATTATAACAATATAACAAAAGTAATGAAAGGTTGTAGCAGTAAAAAGACAAGAAGACATAATAAAAAGAAACGACATGGCAAGAGGATGTTTAGAGGTGGGGCTGCTAACATTACACCTGCGGTTACACCTGCGGTTACTGATGGTGGTAAAATACAACTTACTATGCCTGGTGGTGCATCTCCTGATCAAATAGCTACATTACAATCATTAACAGGTGGACTATTCGCTGCACAAACCGCGGGTACAAATACTGCACCAGATATGCCCGCGCTATCATCGGCAGCATCTAAGTTTTCAGGTGGAGGATTAAGTAGACGAAGACATAGAAACACGAAATATAGAAGATTAAGATATAAGAAAAGCATTGGGCGTAAGAGTAGAAGTTATAGACGCAGTGGTAGACGTTGAAAGGTAAACATAAAATACACAATATAAATACACAATAAAAATACACAATATAAATACACAATATAAAATGCAAAATGCAAAATATAATAATGTAAAATAATATATTATTATTATATTTTAATATGAAGACCAGCGATTTATTAAATTCAATATTTATTATAGCGGTATTTATAGGTTTATATATTGCGAATATTTTAGCAATAGGAAAAAAGAATATCGAAAAGAACTGGCCAATTTATAGATGCAGTCCTTTAGTGATGCCTTTTGCGAATATGTTTGGACATGATACTATGAAAAATTTTACATATTGTATTCAGACGATGCAAACCGACTTTATGGGACCATTCTTAGCTCCTTCAAACTATACAAACGCAGTAGTAGCCGAAAATATAAAGACATCGGTTAAGAATAATCAGAATACGATGGGAATGTTTGCTTACTTGCGAGCGACAGTAATGAACAACTTTTCAAATCTGTATAATGTTTTTGGTAGCATGGGATTAATCTTGCAATATATGGTGAACAAATTAAAAGATATGATAAGCAAGATGACTGGTGTATATATGGCTACGTTGTCTATATTACAGGCTTCCGGTATTACCGCTCAATCAACATGGGAAGCATTACCTGGCAAATTATTAAGAGCTTTACCGTCTTAGTATGTAATATTTGATTATATTTTATATTTATATTAATTCATTATACGATAAAAATGAATTATTATAGGTTATGTATATAGTAATAGTAATTTATATATTTAGTATATATGGATTCCGCGGCTATACCAACACCTATAACACAAGTAACGCCGATAACACCTATAACACCCCTGACGCAGATAACGCCGATTACTCCAATATTCAAAAAAATAAATGACATATATGTTAAAACGACATATTTAGAGAGATATGGTGGGTCTGTAATATTTGCGATTTTTGCAATATTGATTGTGATATTTTACTTTGTCTATTTGAGTATTCAAAATAATAAAGAAATCGTTAAAAAAGATTGGGCTATAAATAAGTGTAACCCTGCATACATGCCATTTGCGGGTACAATCATAGAACCCAAAGACATGAGCAATATGGAATATACGATAAAAAACTTTTCCGAATGTTCTGAAACAATATTAAAAGATATTATGCAAGTTGCTCTTGCACCAATAGAAGCAGCGTCTATTTTAATTAGCGCGAGTGTAACTATATTAACTGGTGTTACAACTAACATTATGGGAGCAATATCGGGATTTAGAACGAACACTGTCCAAAAAGAAACGAAAGAAGTGGCTGAAAGACAAACCGTATTTTCGTCAATATTAGCAAAAGTTACGAACAAGGTTAGGTCCGCGTTAAACAAAGGTGAAGGTATATTAACTACAATTTTTTATATATTCTTTTCGGCATATAAAGCAGCTGCATCTGTTTTTTATGTTATTTTATTGGGTGAGTCAATAATATTACTAATCATGTCTCTTGCTCTTTTTATTTCATGGGGGATATATTTATTCCTTATGGTATTCTTTTTTACTATACCAATCGCGGGACTTTATTTATGGGTACCAATCGGGCTTACTGTAATATATGTCGCTTTTATGATTATGATATTAGTTTTAGTGATTTTTACAGCCTCCGTGATTGCGAAAACAAAATAATAGGATATTATGATTATATCTTAAAAATATAACCTTTCAAATAACATAGTATATTAAAAAATAATTATTTATTTAGGAAATAAATACAATATTATATACAATAAAATACAATATTATATACAATAAAATACAATATTATATACAATAAAATACAATAAATAATTATTTTTATCTAAGATTTATGTATAAGAAATATGAAAAATATATTTAAATCCAGATTTTCATTGATTGCTGTTTGTATTGTACTTGGTATTTTAATTGGATCTTTTGCATTATGTGGATGCAGAATGAATTACGGATTATTAGAAGGTATGGAGACGAATACCGATTCAACAAGCGGGGTAACCCAACCTGAAGAAGAAAAGAAAAAAAATGACATTCAATCTACCCTTAATTCTGCATCAACCCCCGTAGGGGTTGGAGATATCGCAAGTGGTTTGGCAAGTGTTGGAGCAAGTTTAGAAGCTGGTGGTGATGGGAACGCCATAACATCGTCAATAGCTGACGCATTAAAAACAATTAATCCTGTTCAAAAAATTATATCCCCATTTACCGCAGAAAAAGAAGCATTTCAAGTTTCAAAACCCCTTGCATGGAAAACGCTTGCAGAGAATGAGAGTGAAGAACTGAACTTATCCACGTGGGTTTCTGATGCAGTAAAATACTCCAAAGGAATGAGTTCTGAAGACCATCTTAATAGCTACCAGTATAATAGTGGTTCTACTGTTCCTCTTCCCGAAGGACAATTGTTTTTCTTTAAAGATACCAAGTTCGATTCGTCGTGTTGCCCTAGTACATATACGAGTAGCAAGGGGTGTGCATGCATGTCAAAGAAACAGTTTCAATATTTAACAATGCGTGGAGGAAATAATACGATTCCCAATAATAAGACGTCGTATTTTAACGAGTTTTAAAGAAGGAAAAAAATATATATTCAATTGTACTGACAGAGTGCTTATTATTTTATAATCATAAAAAATATAAAAAATATAAAATAATATATAACATACCGTCCATACCGTCTATTAGTTATAATACTCTATCTATGATTTTTCGAATTACAAATACATGTTAATCGCAGCTTTATTTATAGTACTTTCATCCTTTTTGATAAGATTATTAACAATATCACTTGTAACGGTAAATGGAAATTCGACCACAAGTGTATTCTCCTTCTCAAACAAGGTTGTTCCGGGCTTGACTAGACGATACAAATTCAATTTCTTATATACAATTTCAATACAGCGTTTCAGATTTCGAACACCATCCTCCTTCTCTGTATAATTTTCAATAATATAGTTCAGCGTTGTATCAGGAATAATAATATCGCCCTCTTTGAAATTTACTTCATAGCGAATCTTGGGAATCAAATATTGTTTCGCAATAACAATCTTGTCTTTGACGAGGTATCCTGTTGTTTTGATTTTATACATACGGTCAAGCAAGATGGGATTTACTTTGAGGGGGTCGTTGTAACTAAATATAAAGAGACACTTGCTAAGGTCAAAGTCAATCTCTGCAAAATATTTATCGTGAAACTGCGAATTCTGTGTCGTATCCGTCAAATGTGTCAAAATTCCGATAATCTCCTCACCCTTTGGCGTTTCACTAATTTTGTCCAATTCATCAAAGTAAATCACCGGATTCATCGACTTTGAACGTATTAAAATATCCACAATTTTACCCCACGTACTTCCCTCATACGTGTACGAATGCCCCTCCAAATAACTACTATCCGTAGCACCCCCTAACGGCACGAACGCGAATTCGCGATTCAAAATCTTACTGATTCCCTCTTTCACGAGACTCGTATTATGTGTTACTGTAAAATCGCCTAGTAAATATTTGTGATTATTGTCCAATTCGAATCCATAGTATTTGCCCCATCCACGCGGTTCTATTGTAATACCCATAACCATACTATCCTTATTGATAACTCTTTCACTTATCGCCATTTTTCGAGGACACTTTACCGGGATGGCGGATAAGTTATCACCCGATATATGTACTCTATGATATGTCCCCGTCCTTTTTTCGTTCATATACATGCATGATTTTTCACACTCTTTCATATTCGCTGAAAATCCAAGAGACCTTGCTACAAACAATATATCATTTGCTAAAACTTTGTTTTTTTGAATAACATCGTACCCCTTGGATTTATGACAATAAGAACCATCAGTGTCTATAATTCCGGCAAGAAGTTCCAGCCGCGTTTTTCTGTCATTGATTTTGTAATCGTCGGGAATATGTTTTTTGCCAATCAACTTGTAATCTTTCAAAACTTGTAAGAATTTGTTTTTGTTATTTCTGGTATCATGGTTGTGCATATCATATGAAATACTATACGTATATTCAGCTCTATGAACCAAATTCAAGTTATACTTTCGAAGTTCTGTCCTCAAATAGTGCAAAATTGTAGCATCCTGATTCGTAATTTCGGATTTTTTCGAAGTACCGTCGCCCAGCCAAGCACCAATAATGTAAGGGTCAAATGGTACAGTTTTGCTGGAAAACTCCGCACCACGTTTATATCCCTTCAAATTTGTGCTAATATATTTAGGCAACTTTAATAACGTTTTTACGGGAATTTCAATATAATCGTGCTCAAGTTTCATTTTGTCTAGATAGTTTGTCGCATCTTCCATATTGTCGAAACGTCTGCTGTGTTGTTTATAATCATTCTTATCAAAGTAACACACTTTATATCTAGTTTCGCCCGACTTCGTCTTTACATTCTTTATAATATTCATTCCCGACTGCTTCAAACACATGATGTGTTCGGAATTTACACCATATTTTTCCCCGTTTGTATGAACAATATCAAACATGTCATCTTCGCCTCTACCAAGCGAAACTACATTTCTACATTTTGAATCATCTCCCATAACTTTATCACCTACTACAATATCTTGAACCATTTTTACAGTGCCGTCATACATCAGGATGGATGTATCAAATGCGTGACATTTACCTGTACCCATCGGACCGTTTATTGCAATTGCAGTACCCATGGCGGCGGGGTTTGAAATCCATTGTCCCATCATTTGCATAATTTGCATCTTTGCATCATTTAGACCATACACCGCACCATCAAGTGTAGACTTTGCAGTTTCCATAAACTCGTGGCACTTTTCAATTCCATCGGAAATCGTAAGAGGGAGATTGCAATATTTTCCAAACGGTATCTGCATAAACGTATCAACCCAGTTTTTAATTTTATAATATTCGCCAGCACCGGGCTCCATGTGGCGTAAATTCGTAATCTTCTTTAATGCAATTGCCTTGAATGCTTGCGGAATATCAGATTGCAGAAGCGAAAGACGATACGGTTTGTCGGTGATCGTCAATTTATTCAAGTCTTCCAATTCTTTCAACACGGCGGTTTGCTCAGCCGTAGACAAGTTATCTTTAAAATATTTCAAGTCATTTGTAGAGTTTTTCTTTCGCAACATTTTTTTGAAAGTTTTAACATGTCGCTTTTGTTGATTCTTTAGTTTTTTCTCCTCCCTCTCCTTATATTCCTTCTCCTTCTTTACCATACTTTTCAATGTGTCGCGCGCAATACTGTCGTTCTTATTGAACTTCAAAATTTCCTCCATCTGTGCCTTGATTTTTTGAATCGTTTCAAACGACTCGTTCTCGTTATGTGTATTCACACTCGAAATATCTTGACCACTCTTTTTGCCTGATGTCTCGCGCGAACCCTTGGATTTAGAATCATTCAAAGACTTTTCCTGTTTTGATTTTTTAGAATTATGTCCCGACCCCTCTTTAATATTGATATCAATGTCATCGTTGTCTTCCTCGGGGTGATAATCTGGGTCGGAGTCGTCCTCGTCATCGTCGTCATCGTCATCGTCGTCATCGTCATCGTCATCGTATTCTTCATCGTCGTCGTCGTATTCCTCATCATCGTCTTCGTCGGAGTCATATTCAGAGTCCCATTCTTCTGAGTCATCGTCGCTATCATCGCCGTCGCCGTCGCCATTTTTTTTATCATTCATCAAATTAATTACGATATTGAACTTACCACTTTGCAACTGCTCTTTTGCAAATTCCCCAAAACCCGAAGAGTAAGGATCGTCATCACTATCCGTACAAGTATCTGAACAGTTTGTGCTCGTACTTGACGTGTCATCGCTCTCTAATGCCGGAGGAGGGGGAGGAGGATTATGAGACCCCTTTTTCTTACTCTTTTCAGTTGGCTTATTTTCTTTTGATTTTGTCTCTGCTAATGCAGCCTTTACCGAACTTCTTGTCACTTTTTTATTTTCGTCGACATCGTTTGATTTGTTCTTGGAAGAATTTGCAGCAGTGTTTCTAGTATTTGGCAATGTTTCAGATGTCTTATTTTTTTTATTTTGGCTCTCAGTTGCTGCAATACGATTCTCCATATACTTGGATGGAAACATTTCAGCAAGCATTTTTCTGTAGTCACCCATATCAAATTTTTGTTCAGCACTAGCGACACCTCCTGCCGCGCTTCCACCGCCGCCACCTTCCATTTCAGTTTCACTGCCACTACTATTATAAATATTATCACCTTCGCTATCGGAATCTTTTCCCTTTTTATATTTTCTTTCATCTCTCTTCTTAACATTTTTTGTTTTGTTGTCTCCCTTTTTAGAGATACCTTTTATTTTGTTGGTAATCGTCATGAAGGCGTGAACAGGTTGAGTTGTATATATATAGATGAATCCTTTTAGATGGCTTCAATTTAATATATTAAATAATAAATAATATCTATGATTATACAAAATACAAAATATAAAATATAAAATATAAAACAGCATCGAAGGTTTGATACTTTACTCAATGCGTTGTAATTTTGCATATAGTAGTTAAAGAATAGATAACGCGATGAAAAAATAAAATATGTATATTGTATTTAATGATAGATATTATTTATTATTTTTATAATTAAGAAAATTGATAAACAATCTAAATATTATTCTATTAATATAAGAAGGAAATGTTTACTCAAAAAGGTCAATCAAAATTAGCACTTCAGAATGTATCTTCAATTATTGGAATTCAGTTTAGCATAATGTCGCCTGAAGAGATTCGCAAATCTTCGGTTGCTCATATTACGGACAGGAATACATATGATAATAATAGACCGGTGGTAGGTGGACCATTTGATTCTCGAATGGGTGTTCTTGAACCGGGTCTGATTTGTCCAACGGATGGATTGGACTACATGCAGACGCCGGGATATTTTGGGCACATTGAATTGGCTCGACCTGTATTTTATATTCAATATTTAACAACCGTTCGAAAAATTCTGAGTTGCGTCTGCATAAAGTGTAGTAAACTTCTTATTAGCAAAGAAACAAATAGTAGATTTATGGAAATGAAGTCGGACCAACGATGGACCAATGTCTTTCAATACTGTAGCAAAGTTAAGCGTTGTGGCGAAGATACACACGACGGTTGCGGTTGTCTTCAACCAAAGCGAATCAAAAAACAGGATATGGCAACACTAGTTGCCGAGTGGGAAAATACGGAATCGGATGAAGGAGCTGAAGGAGAAGCAAAGAAAAACTTGACAATGCATTTGACTCCTGAAATTGTGATTAAGATTTTCCGTCGAATTTCCGACGAGGATGTATCATTTATGGGTTTTAGTCCGCTGTTTTCACGACCCGACTGGATGATTTGTCAAGTACTGGCTGTTCCTCCTCCGGCGGTTCGCCCATCTATTAAAATGGACGGACAGCAAAGAAGCGAGGATGATATTAGTCACATTTTAGTTAATATTATTAAGATGAACAAAACGCTTCAGGAAAAAATAAATGACAAGTCGCCACAAAAGGTCATTGACGGTTGGCACGATGTTCTCCAATATTACGTCGCGACTCAAATCAACAATAACATACCGGGCGTCGGTCAAGTCGCGCAAAGGTCGGGGCGACCCCTCAAGTCAATTATGGATCGTCTGAATGGAAAGGGTGGTCGTGTGAGAGGCAATTTGATGGGAAAACGTGTTGACTTTTCCGCACGTTCGGTAATTACGCCTGATCCCAATTTGTCAATTCGTGAACTGGGAATTCCTCTTAAAATTGCGAAAAACATTACGAAACCGATTACTGTAAATAACTTGAATAAGAGTTTCTTGATGAAGTTGGTGCGAAATGGTCCTGATGAATACCCTGGTGCGAAAATTCTTGAAAAGAAAAATGGAGAGAATATTTCGCTGCGTTATGCAGATCGCGAGAATATACATATTGAGAATGGTGACATTGTTCATCGACACATTATGGATGGCGATGGTGTATTATTTAACCGTCAACCGACACTTCACCGAATGAGCATGATGTGTCACATTGCGAAGGTGATGTTTCAAGGAGATACATTTAGAATGAATGTCGGTGATACGAAACCATATAATGCGGATTTCGATAAACTCTCTGTCGAAAACAGGAGGCGTTAAAAGCGTGCTACCTCCTAGTCAAATGATTCAAAACAAAGTGCAAAAGAATTTATTATATATTTAAAGAATCATTTGGCGAAACACCTTGATGCGGGAAACTCCTTAGAGTCTTTGACTACCACCTTGGAATAGAAATATTACAAGGGAACTCGGTTAATAGCCGAAACCAATGGTAATAATGTCAAAGAATTGGACAATCCGCAGTGTTACTTCCTAAGGTCGCGTGGTAGACTATGGAAGGCACTCAGAGACTGAACGGGTGTTGGTGAGTAATGAAGGACTAGCCATCCTGAACTTGCTTAAGATACAGTCCACCCCCTTTGGAAACACTGGGGATTCATCGGGAGATGAAATGAATTTACACATGCCACAAGATGAGGAGTCGGAGGCAGAATTAAAGAATTTGGCAGCAGTTCCTTTTCAGATTATTAGTCCGGCAAACAATCAGTCGATTATTGGTATTTTCCAAGATTCATTGTTGGGTTCTTACCAGTTTACGCGCGTGGGTGTGAAATTCGACAGTCGTGCTGCGATGAATCTTCTGATGGCACTCCAAACTGTGAACGAGTCGATGTTTAGCAATATCGACGGTAACTTGTCGAATTTTCAGATATTATCGCAAATTATGCCGCCCATTACACTGAAATATAAGAAGAAACAATTTGGCGAAAAGGAAGACTATAATACGTCAAACAATGTACTTGAAATTCGCGACGGACAATACTTGCGTGGGCAGCTAGACAAGACTGTTTTGGGTTCGGGGACGAACGGTCTAATCCACCGAACATGCAACGACTTCAACAATATGACCTCGTCGAAATTTATCGATGACCTTCAAAATATTATTACAGAATACATGAAAGTAAGTTCATATAGTGTAGGAATTAGCGACTTGATTGCAAATGCGGAGACAAATAATAAAATTGCAGAGGTTATTATATCTAAAAAAACGGACGTGAAGGGGCTTATTGACCAGTTACATATCGGAGTTTTCGACAACAAGACTGGCAAAACAAACGACATCGAATTCGAAAATCAAGTTTCCAATATTCTTAATAAAGCTATCAACGATGCGGGAAAAATCGGTCTGGAAAGTTTGAGCAAAGATAATCGGTTTGTTACAATGGTAAATGCAGGGTCAAAGGGTTCGGAAATTAATATTTCACAGATGACATCGTGCTTGGGACAACAAGCAATAGATGGGAAACGCATTCCGTACGGGTTTGAAAGCAGAACATTGCCGCATTTTACGAAATACGATGACTCGCCTGATGCGCGTGGGTTTGTTGAGAGTTCGTTCATTAGTGGGTTGCGACCGGAGGAGCTGTTCTTTCATGCAATGGCTGGACGTATTGGCTTGATTGACACCGCCGTTAAATCTGTTACGTGGGAGACACCAATTGTAGTGGTAGAAAACAATGAACCAAAATATGTAAAAATTGGCGAATGGATTGATGGACATATGGAAAAGTCGGGAAGAATTCAGCACATGAAAGAAAAAAATATGGAGTATCTCGAAATAGACCATAATGTTACAATTTCAACAATGGACTATGATGGAAATATGTCGTGGGGTAATATTACAGCGGTAACTCGTCACGACCCCGGAAATATATTATATAAGATTACTACACATGGTGGAAGAAGTGTAATTGTTACAGAAAATAAGTCATTATTGGTGTGGAAACCCGAATTGAATCAATTTCGTGAAGAATATACTGAAAAAATTAATGTGGGTGACTTTGTTCCTGTTGCTAGGAAATGCAGTGAACCTGATAACAAAAATATTGAATTAGATTTTAAATATACATATGATGCTGGAATTAAAGAAGGACTATATATAGCTAATTGTGAGAACATTATGAACATTCCTGAATATGCGTATATCGCTAATATTGACTATGTAAGAGGTATATTATCTGGATATTTATCTACTGTTGGTAATATTTCAATATATGATGCGACAATAGAGTGTTCATCTAATAATATTCGTCTTATTGAAGATTTGGCGTTTCTGTGTTCTCGGATGGGAGTTTATGCTCGTATTAAAAATGAGGTTGTTGAGTCGATAATGTATGCTTCGTTGGTAATAAGCGGGGTTGATTGTAAAATATTTTCAGAACAAGTAACACTTCTTCATGATGATAAAAATAATAAAATGAAGTCGATTATTTGGAAAGATAAATTAGACAAAGTTGTTCGACACAACGATGTTATATTGGATGAAATTGTTTCAATTGAGAAGGTCGATCCCGCACTTCATCCCAAAATGTATGACTTGACAATACCTAAAACGCTCAATTTCGGACTAGCGAATGGTCTTCAAGTACGCGATACGTCGACTACAGGATATATTCAGAGACGATTAATCAAGGGTCTTGAAGATTTGAAAGTTGGATATGATATGACGGTGCGAAATAACAAGGAACGAATTGTGCAATTTGCGTATGGCGATGATGGAGTAGATACGGTAAGGGTAGAGAATCAGTCTATTCCTCTTGTAACGATGACGCTTGATGAAATATATGCACATTATTATGTTTCGACGAATGACGACAAGGACGGTATATTAATGACGGTATTTACGAAGACGGCAGTGACGCGAATGAAGAAGAATGTAAAGGAGTTGGAAACGAAGACGAAATACTATACGGATATGATGATAGAAATGCGCGACGAAATAGTTAAGAATGTGTTTAAGATGCGCGATAACAAAAATGTTTACATGCCTGTATGTTTTACACATATCATAAATAATGTTCAAGGAATGCAACATATAACCAAGAACTCTATGGTCGACATTACCCCGCTTGATGTATACGATATGATTGAAGATAATTATAAAATACTAGAAGGATTGTATTATGCTCCCCCTACGCGACTATTTAAAGCAATGTACTATTATTATTTGTCCCCGAAGGAGTTACTTGTTATTAAGCGATTCAATAAGAAAGCGCTTACTGTTTTACTGGAGACGATTACTCTAATGTATAAACGCGCCTTGGTTGCACCAGGTGAAATGGTAGGTATGATTGCCGCACAGAGTATTGGAGAACCGACTACGCAGCTTACCTTAAATACGTTCCATAGCGCCGGTGTTGCATCCAAGTCGAATGTTACTCGTGGTGTGCCACGTATTGAGGAAATTCTATCATTGTCGGAAAATCCGAAGAATCCATCACTGACCATTTATATGAAAAAAGATGAAGAAATGGATAAAGAATTGGTGAGAGATAAGATTCCAAGTATCGAGCTGACGATTTTGAAAGAAATCGTTGAATCTGTTGAAATATGTTTTGACCCCGATGATATGAATACACTTATTGCTCAAGATAAAGATATTATGTCGCAGTATTTCGAGTTTGAAAAAATGGTCGACGAATGTATGAGCAGTACCACCGAACAAATGATGAAAAGCGTTACTGGAACTTCTGAACCTCTCGAAGCGGCGATGGGGTTGGGTGGAGAAGCAGCTGTAGCATCGTCTTCGGAAACATCGGCATCCGGAACAGCTCCCAACGAAAAGTCAAAATGGATTATTCGAATGACGATGGATCGCGAGGCAATGTTGGATAGAAAAATTAGCATGGATGATATTCACTTTGCGCTTAAAAATATATATACCGACGAGGTTACGTGCATGTATGCCGACTATAACTCGGATAACTTGGTATTTCGTCTGAGATTAAATAATATAATTACCAACTCAAAGAAGAAGAATAATAATCCCTTGTCACTTGACCAATCAGACCAAATTTACATTCTTAAAAATTTCCAAGATAATATATTGAATAATATTGTACTAAGGGGCGTCAAAGGATTATCAAAAGTATTGCTTCGCAAAATTACAGATTCGGTTATTAAAGTAGATAGTGCGTATACGAAGAAAGAGACATGGGTGCTTGATACCACGGGAACAAATCTGATTACTGCATTGTCGCTTGATTATATTGATGTTACGAGAACAATTAGCAATGATATTCAGGAAATTTACAGTGTACTAGGAATAGAAGCTGCGCGTGTTGCCATCTTTAATGAACTGTCTGAGGTGTTGGAGTTTGATAATACATATATTAACTACCATCATTTAATTATGTTGGCTGATAGAATGACAGCAAGTGCAAAGATGGTTTCTATATTTCGCCACGGAATTAATAATGACGACATTGGTCCTATTGCAAAAGCATCGTTTGAGGAGACGCCGGAAATGTTTCTTAAAGCGGCAAGACACGCCGAGTTGGATGAGATGCGCGGAGTGTCGGCGAATGTAATGTGTGGACAAGAAGGTTACTTCGGAACAAGTAGTTTTCAGGTACTACTGGATATGAATAAGATGATAAAATTCGGCGGGGAAGCAAAATATAATATTACAAACGCAAACGATGAAATTGATAAAGCGTTTGAAATGGAGAACCCCGATGATGTGTGTTCCATTGGAAATCTGTCAATGAATGTTACCGTATCTAGTATCAAGAAAGAAAACCTAGGAAGAGTCAAGATGAACTACAATATTGGATTTTAATTATACGTGCGACTGCGACTGTATAAAATATTCATGTAAAATATTAAATTTTATAAATATAATATTTTACCATATTTTTTTTATTTTATTTTATTACGATTCGTCTCGTTCTTCATCAGACACTTCTCTTATATCAGATAATCCAACTTCGTCGCCAAGAAGTTGTTGCCCCTTCGGTTTCCGCGGTAGTTGTGTAAGTTTTAATGGGGCAATATTTAATTTTTTAACTCTTGGTTTTTTACTTGGTTCAACAGAAACGGCTGTTGTTGGTGCAGGCGCAGCAGAACCTTGTTCTCCTTCTCCTTCTATTTCTTCTTCTGATGGAAAAACTAAAGAAGATATGTTGATAGATGGTCCTTTTCCTTTCATTCGTGGGGGTCTTTTTTGTTTTTTCTCGGCGGTGGTCTGGACTACACCAACACCTACACTAGATCCTATTTCGGAAGCTTCTGCTGATGGAGCACCCAACGATGCAGCCGCTAAAGACGAAGTATTAATTTTACCCACTTGTCTTGTGGGTTTTTTTATTCTTCTCCTCATGGAACTCTCGTCTATATCTTCTTCTTGTGTATCCAAAGATACACCTGTTCCAATAGATGACGAATCGTCACCCCTTCCCTTTTTAGAAGGTGGTTTAAAATTTTGTATAAACTGCATAACACCTTTTTTATATCTTTTTGACTGTTTGAATTGCGAGCTTTCATCATCTTCGCTATGCGCTTGCTCTTCGGGATCGATATACTGAGTAGACTGTTGTTGAATAACGACAGACTGAAATCCATCCGTAAGAATATTCATGGTGATGTAGTATTCGTTTGCAGTATCGGTTTCTTTTGGTCTACTAAATTCACTTTGTGCTTGTTTTCTAAAAATAATACTATATGCTGGAACAGTATTGGCTTTAATAGCGGGTGCTATAATAAAATAGTATCCCTGTACATTTGCGAGGACTTCTCTACTAATATCACGAGCGGATTCTCCCATAAAAGGCATATCTTCATCCGACTCTTCTCCCCTATTGCCCATTGGATACATCGGTTCTTCTACTACTTTTTCCGAAATATTTTCTTCAAAATATGTAGTGAGAACTGAATATTCGTCTTTTGTTTCAATGAGAGCTTTACTCGGGTAGTATAAAATAATAATAGGTATTTTGTAATAAGTTGCTAAAATCCAAATATCGAGACGCGTTAAATGATAGGATTCAAAGAAGGGTAGTGTTTCAATAAAGTTGTCATCTTCGTTTGCTGTAAATTTTATTCTATATTCATCGGCAATTGACTCCATTCCATAGTATTTTAACAGTTTTGCAAATCTATCTTTTATACCCTCTGTATACTGGCGGTCAATTGTATCTATATAAAACTGAGCAATTACAATTTTAAGGTGATTCGTTGTAATCGTTTCGAGTCTTTTATAATTTCTTCTTTTTGCTTCTAGTTTCAGAATAAACAATATAATTTCAAAAGAACACCTCGGCGAATTAGAATTGAACTTTAACATTTCTAAATTCTGGGTTTGTTTGGAACTAAAATATTTACGATACTCTTGTGTTAAAAATATTTTTTCGGTTGTACACCTTATGTGTTGCGATGAGGGTGTATCGTATATACTTTCGTATAATTCTGTCAATAATGGTTCTGCTGTATCATATGTATTAAAATTGGCGTATTCATTTTCTGGCATCGGTTCTAAATTATCTAAATAGTCTTCACTAAGCATGGTATGTGATAGTATAATTTCATCTTCTCGTAAATTATATTTTACGTTTATAAGAGGAAAAATATTACGGTCAAACATAAATGCGCGTATTCTGTTGTATCGTAAAATCTCGTCAGCCATTCTAGCTATATACATTACCTCATTGTTATGTGACGGATTCAGAAGATTAATTCGGGGTATAACAAGTTTACATCTCCCCTCTTTATCCGTCTCTTTTATACAATATTTTGTTTTAGTACACGTATTTGGATTTTTATTAGTTATACAAGATGTCGTTATTTCACTTATGCTTTTTAGTAGTTCTTCGCTGTAATGACTATCGCTAAAACTTATATATTTTGATACAAGTTGTCTTATAAGAGTTTGCATGTTATTTAACTTAATTAAATATAACATGTCATTCCGTTTGATAATTGACAACATTGACTCCTTTATTTCCATATTTTCAAATTTATGTAGCAAAATTCGAATGACCGTTCTAAACACATTATAAAAATTATTTTCCAAGTATATATATTTTACATACCTTTCTCTATCTGGGTCATCTTTAAGTCTTGTATTAATTTCTCTATCTGCAATATTGTAGTCGCTGGTGTTTATGACCGGTATATTAAAAATTCCATCCATCCTTTTACTCTCCGATTCGTCAATTAAAGTTGATATAAATTGGTCTGTTTCGGTAATAATACCGGCAATCTTGCCGTCGTCCACCACCTTAAATCGGGGCAAGCAGGGTATTTTAATTTTACCGTGTACATAGTGAAGAAATGTAACAGTCTCTTCGTATGGTCGCCATAGTGATTCATCGTCGATATAATTTATTGTTGGTATTTCCTTGTCTATTGGTGAAGGTTCGCACATTACAATACCTGAAAAGGTTTCATCTTTTTCTTCGTCTTCTTTTTGTATAAATATGCCGATTACTCTTCCGTCGTAGTTTAATACTTGATTTGATATTGTAAATCCTCCTCCTTTTACTTTTTCTTTTAACTCGTGTAAATGTATATTTCTTCCAAACTCGTATAATTTTGGGAACTTTTTTGATGCATTTGCTGTTCCTTCGCGTGGGATACTATTGTATGGTTTACATTGTCCATCATAAGCAGATTTGATATTTGTTATTATTTTTTTAAGTACAGGGGGTAATGCCGCTTCTCTAACTTCAATGCCACTTTCGTTAACATATTTGCGTACCGCCGTGCTTCTAATATTAAATAAACATGTGAGTTTGCGTGGTTTTAATTCGCGGACTTCGTATATTGGTTCAAAAATATGAGTATCTTTGATGTTCCTCTTTATCAAAATAGCAGTTTGTCTACTACTATCAAAAAACCCGCTAGAATAATGATTGGTTGGGCACAAAACTTCGATATTATTTGTAATGTCTCTATTTGATATTTGTAGTATAATAAGGTTTATACCATCTTTAAATAGTTTGGGGTTAGGGGTGCTGACAATATCCCATAAGTACTCGTGGTCAATATATATACTTTTATTACTTATATATTTTTTAAAATTTTCAAATGAACATACGACTTTTTTGAAGAAAATGAATTGAGCATCTGTATCTGACAGTTTTGTAATTGATTTAAAAATTACCGAGTCTTTATATACAAAATCTGGTTTTTGTAACATTAGTCTGAATACGTCGTCATCTACCATGCATATATCTTGTGGTGGCTGCGTTTGCGGTGGCGGTGTTTGTGGTGGTGGCGTTTGTGGTGGTGGTGTTTGTGGTGGTGGCGTTTGTGGTGGTGGTGTTTGCGGTGTATCTTCACTCTCACTTGATTCAACATCAACATCAACACCAACATCGATATTTTCTGGTTTCTTATTGGGAGTAGCTTCGCGATTAGCATCAGAGTCTGAAACAAAATCTAGTAAATCTTGTTCTTCGCCTTCTTCGCCTTCGCCTTCTTCGCTCGAACTACCACCACCTTCTACGCTCGCGGTTACGTCTACATTGCTAACACTTGATCTGGGTGTGTCGCTTGGTGTATATATAGATTGTACTCGTGACTGTGACCGTGACTCCTCGTCCTCGTCTTCTTCATATTCGTCTTCTTGTTCATTCTCTTGGTCATCTTCTTTTTTGAGTGTATTATGCATTTTTTGCTTATAGTTGAATATATTGATAAGTGTACCATTTTGGTATGTCATAAAAGTATCAATATCAATTGCGTCTAAAATTATTTTTTTCATTTCGGAAATAGAGATTTTAGTAGATTTCCCCGTAGTTTCTTCAATATGTTTCGAATATATATCTGCAACCGAACCAATAAAACTTTGATTTTTGTTGTTTTCACCCACTTGTGTGCTAGTTTGAACTCCTTTTTGTAATAAACACGACACTCCGCTTTTTAAAATAGTACTTCTATCATTTAGCGTGCATGTTTTCGTGCTTTGTGAAAAGAATGCTTGTAGTTGCGGTAATAAGTACCCATAAACCCCTTCGGGTAGTTCGGCGTTACGCTCTGGTCCTAAAATAACAAAATCTTTTTTAACGGCAACCGTTTTTCTCATGGAGCTAGCTGCAGCTTCACTTAAACTGAACCGCGATGCCATAGTTGCCTGCGTTACCGGTGTTGCAGGTTCTTCTTCCCGTTCACCTTCATCCGGTGCATCTACATCTTCTCCTTTTTGTGTTAACATGGCGAGTGACTGGCGAATTGCCTCCGATGTCAACTTTGGTGCTTCTCCTTCTCTTTCTCCTTCTCCTTCTTCGTCGTCGCCTTCTTCTATTGCATCTTTATCTTGCCCGCGAACTCGTCTAACAGGTCTTGCTTTAAATGCGGTGTCTTTCCCTTTACATTCAAAACTTTTTGTGTTGGGGTTATTTTGATTGTGTACAGTTATACTTGGGCAACCACATGCTTGTCGTGCATTATTTTGCATATCTTTTACGAAGTTTTGACTATTAAAACAACACGGCATGCAGTATTTACTTCCGGCATTTTCTTTACTATTTACAAATCCGGGGGACTGTGACTTATACTCTCCTGATTTTTTATCAATATGATATTTACCTTCTGTAAATTCGAAAATATATTTACCCGCGGGTATAGTTTCAGCGCCGGCTGGTATAACAACGTCGCCTTCTTTTGCTTTTATTTTTTCTACTTCTTCGTGTGTTAAGCTGACATTCTTTTTTAAGTCCCAGTACCGAGGACATATATACCAAAACTGTTTGCTTTTAGAAGACCCATATTTCATTGCTCTATCATAAGAACCAGCGTGGTTCTCATCAATATGCTTTTTTTCTTCGTCTGTTAAAATAATTGGCTGTCTTCTTACATTCCAAGGACATGAACGCGAATACTCTTTCACATTTCCTTCTGTACTTTTTGGAAATAAAGCGGGGTCTAATGAATATAATCTTTGAAAAACAGGATTAGGGTTTGCCAATTTTGCACCCGTAATGTCACGCGAGATTGTGCCTCTTTGAAATAATGTAACGCCTTCTCCTGAATCTTCTTGCGAAGATGATGATGATAGTGCGGCTGTGGCTGCGGCTGCGGATACAGAAGGCATTTTCATCTTACTGGCGAACTGTAATCCTGCAACATTAACGGGCTTCTTTGCTAAAGGTTTTGGTTTGGGAGTCTTTTCTTGTTCAGATGTATCCGAGCTTAAAGATGGTAATTCTACATCAGATATTCCTGCGTTTTCTTCTTCATCGCTTGAACTACCTCCGCCACTTTCAACGCTGTCGCCGCTACCTTCTTCGTCACTACCAAATTCAATATTTTCAATTACATCTCCTTTTTCTTCTTCTTCTTCGTCGTCGCTGCTTTTATCGCTTTCTATTTCGAAATCGTCTATCTTTTCCCCTTCTTCTTCCCCTTCTTCTTCCTCCCCTGTTTCTTCTTCTTCTCCTTCTTCTTCTTCTTCTTCTTCTTCCCCTTCTTCTTCTTCGTCTTTTTCTTCTTCTTCCTCCCCTGTTTCTTCCCCTTCTTCTTCCTCCCTTGTTTCTTCTTCTTCTTCTTCCTCCCCTGTTTCTTCCCCTTCTTCTTCTTCTTCTTCTTCCTCCCCTGTTTCTTCCCCTTCTTCTTCACTTTCTATTTTAAAATCATCTATTTTTTCTCCTTCGCCTTCTTCTTTTTCGCTGGGCACTGGTGTTTTTGGAAGAGATGGTTCGCTACTTTCTTCTTCCTCTTCTTTTTCTTTTTCTTTTTTTTCTTCCTCTTCGCTACCACTGTCGCTACCACTATCGCTATCACTACCAAAAAAGATGTTTTCAAGATCGGCGTCATCAATTTGTTGCAGGTCTTCAGGTCTAGAATAATTTTCAAACATGAACGACTCGTCGATTGGGTTTGTTTCAGCAACCATTGTATTGTCAGTAAGAACCGATTTGTCTCCTTGCACAACAAATTCTTTTACTTCTTTAATTTCGGATTGTTCTTTCGAACTAAATGACCTTTTACATAACTTTGTAATATGTTCTCCGGATACATTTGTATTTGGTTCAGACTTCTTATACAAGAGTAACCTTAAAAATGAATCAACCATTTTTTCAATATGTTCCAAATAATAAATATTATCAACATTCTCAATATTTATTTCAAAATTCCCATTTGTTACAATTTGATACTGAATAATGGATGTGAAAAACCCAGGATGAACATTAACTTTTATTTTTGTTTGTTTGCCTACTTCCGAAAGTTGCAATTGGTCTAGTACATTTGAAACGCGTCTTACAGCATCCGCTTGTGATAAATTTTGATAGTTTTCCATCAAACCGGTTACTACATCTGCTTGGTAACTTGACTTTAGAAACCGTTGCATTATAAATGCGTCAATACTTTCCATTTCATTATAATTTGATACACGTTTGTATCTCATTATAATACGCTGTCCTTCTTTATAATCGATCACATTAAATATGCTAGATATACAGCCCATATTTTGCGGAATGTTAAATTTAAAGTCATGTGGAAGCTTAAGAAGTGTTTTATGTTTTATTTCTCGAATGATGACATTTTTTGAATAAAGACTATGAAATGGATTCATCGAATAACCATATTGTTCAATAAATGTTGCTACTTCTTGTATAACGGGGTTGACACTTTTCATAATAATTTTTGATACGTCACTATCGCTCATGGGGTTTTCTAAGTTAAATGATATAAATATGCTACCGTGGTTATCAAATTCGCATTTTATTGGAATTTTATAATCCCTTACGTATTCCCCGTTGGAATATTCTGCATATTTCGTGTATATTAAAACCATTACACGTTTTTCTTGTTGTGTTTCTTTCATTATTTTTTTAATCTCTGACTTTTTAAGGTATGGGATTCTTTTACCACTTCTTGCGACCTTGTTTGCATATAGCCTGTACATTTTTTCATCGCGCCGTGTCCTTGTTAACTTAATAAGAGGTTTTTCGTCCGTTGTGTGTATTATTTTGAATAATATGTCAATTGGGATATTGATAATGGAGTCGGGTTTAATTTCCAGCTCGATATAAGAAATCCCGTTTTTAATATATTTCAGGTGTCTATCTTTCTCTTGTTGATAAAATACATCGTAAAACAAGTCTACATTTTCTATAAGGTCTTTATATGATTTATCGTTTATTAATTCTGACGCAGACTGCTGCAATTCTTGTCGATTTTGTTCCAAAGCGTCGATTGTCGTGTATTTTTTTTCTGCCAAATATGGGTAATATATTTGCACCATAGTATCTGAAGATAACGACCCGATCCCTTCTTTTTCAGATTGTTCATTAAACAAGTTAATATATTCTAACACATCGCCGGCAAGACATAAAAATATAGTATTGCAAATAATTGGCTCGTAGTCTAATAATATTGTTTTATTTGTAGTTGAAATAATATTTTTCGCTTTATCTTGTACAAAGCTATCTATTTCTACAACATTAAATGGGTTGACTGTAAATGTATATTCAGATTGATTATAAGTTAGCTTTTGTCCAACAGGAATATCTTCCACGAGGGGAATAACTATTTCTTCAATGATTTCCTCCCCTTCTTCGCTCCCTTCGCTCCCTTCGTCGCCAGAACCTTCGCTATTGCTTGTATCTCTTTCCTTTTTATGTCTAAAGAAAAGCTCCATAATATCTTCGTACGTATATACATCTTTTAATTCATCTTTATTCGTTCTTAAAATAAGTTCACACTCTGGTTTTAACGCCCATCTATGAGAATTTGTTAAAAAATGAATAAGAGACGCTCTTGTTATTGTAGATGTGTCATTATTTGATAATTTATTATATAATCTTGTAGGAGTATAGTCGATGCTTCGTTTTGAAAAAATATACAACTCATCAAATGATGGTAGACTTTCTAATTTCATATTTGATATAATTTTTTTCTTTACTGTCTCGATAGTATCATCTCCATATAGTCTATCAAACGAGAAATCTACATTTATGTTATATGTGTTAATATTTTCCAACTCTGTGTTGCTAAATATATCATTAAAGTATATATAATCTTCGTCTGCTGGGTTTTCGCCACTTTCGCCACTTTCGCCACTTTCTTTTGATCTGAATTTTTTTTCTACGTATGCTTTGAATTTTTCTTTTAGATCGTCGACGGATATTTCCCATATTTTTTTTGTTATTGGATTCGTTCTTCCATAAAAAACAATAATTTTTTCAGGAACTTGATTTTCATCTATAAATGTATTATTTATATAACTTAATTTGTATATATCTTTTTTAATTTTGTCATCCATGGTATATAATATATATATAATAGAGAATATGTTTATATATTAGAGAATACATTTATATAATAATATATAATGAAACTAAAATTAATCGTAGCCATGTGTAAAGGTGGGGGAATAGGTTTCCGCAACGATATACCATGGAATATAAAAAAAGATTTGCTTTATTTTTCAAATAAAACAACCGGGGACTATGGAAAGCGTATGAGAGACATTCAGAAGGGAATTATAAGTGGTTGTGCAGTTCACGATAAAGGTATAAAAAAGAATGCCATTATAATGGGTAAAAATACGTGGTTATCATTACCGAAGTATCCCGAACCATTAAAAAATAGAGATAATATTGTTTTGTCGTCATCTATTCCCGAAAGCATTGTGTACAATTATGAATATGATTTAACTATTCATTTATCATCAATCTCTCGTGTTATGAGGTTTTGTATGTTGCCGTCCTCTGTCTTGGTCGGAGAGAATGAGATATATAAGCTCTTTGAAAAGCATGAGGTGAATGAGATGCGTGAGATTAATCGAAAATCGCTTCTACAAAATAATAATTTGACATACGATGAAGTCTGGATAATTGGTGGAGAACAAGTGTATAATATTTTTATAGAAGAGAATGTGAAAAAAAACATGGAGGGAAACATAAATATGTTGATAGATGAATTTTGTATTACTTATATTGATAAACATTATGAATGTGATACATTTTTTCCTAATATAGAAAATATGAATCTTTATTATATTTCTTCGTTTTCAAGGTGCGAAAACCTAGATGAAAACACAGGTATACGCGTTCCCGTGTATTATATTATATTTACTTTAATTGATTATAGTAGTAGCAAAAGCATAGAAAAAAAATACATAGAAGGCGCAGATATGCATAGGTATTACTATTATTATTGTGGAATAAATCCGGAGAAATGTGACTATATAACGAATGATAATATAGAGTCATTCAGGTGGTGTATTACAAAGTGTTAAGTCGCGTGTATATGTGTATATACATACATTTAAACCGAAAATACTCTATTTGGAACGCAACTTCCACAGTCTCTTTGTTCGGTTTCGGGGGAACATCTTTGAGACGCGGATAGTTGTTGTTTGAGCTGAGGTTTACTTTGTAAATCTTTTTCAAATTTTTTAGTGTCACAAACCCAAGGACACTCGTATATTTTATTATTATTTTCGTCTATTTTTTGTTCGCATTTTGTTTTATTTACATTATCAAGTCTAACGCAACCTGTTAAACATTTATCTTGAAAAAAATTGGAAAATTTTGAAAGTAGGTTTGAAATTTTTGGATTAGAAGTATCTAAATTTAAACCTTCTATAATTGATGTTGGGGAGGAGCGAATATATTTTTGGTATAATAGCATACCAATGCTGGCTGTAAATATAAATATAAATATAAATGTAAAATACTTACATTTGAATAGTTTCGAATTTGTTTTGCTCAATTTCATAGTAGTAGTAGTATATATTATATATAACGTCTATAAAAAGTCTATATATAATATGAATAGTATATTTGTTGGAATAGTATATTTGTTGGAATAGTATATTTGTTGGAATAGTATATTTATTTTTTATATAAGGGGCTCTCGTTGATTATCATACCGCAATAAGAAATGGGAGATTTTGAGTAATCTATTCCTGTGTATACGTGACATCGTACCGAATTTTCCAGAAGAAATTTAAAGTTGTTCCAGAATTCTTCTTTGTGTCCGATACTTTCAGACATTGTATGTGCGAGTTCATGTATAGCTACAAATGTGAGCGTATTTTCATCGATTAGTGTATCGCCTGTTTTTGTGGTATTTAAACAGAAGGCTATTTTTTCCCCTTTATTCTCGCTGTATGCTGTATGTTCGCTATCGGGTTCGTTTTCAATAATTGTTTGAGGATTGAAATTTTTCACAAGTCGCTGTACATTTTCATACGTTGGGTATGTTTTCTGCATAAAACCAACGAGTTTTTTCATTTTTTGTGTAACTGTTGCCAATAAATCGGCAGCCATTTCAAGTTTAAGTCGTTCTCGAACGCAGTATTTATTACCATCTACACTTGAAGTAATGCATTTTAAATTTGACATATCCGAACTAAAATATATTTTAACACATATTATGATAATAAGAATAGATAAAATATATCCTATAGTATTTATTTCCATAATATGGTAATAATATTATATATTATATAAATAATAAATATTAATAATATTATTATTATTTATTATCAAAATAAATGTGATGGTGTTTACAGATTGTATTTTACAGATTGTATTTTATATTTTATGCGTTTATTGAGGACCGCATCCAACTTCAAGGGGCTGGCGGAACGAGTCGGGCTCAATGGTTGTGTTATTCCACGGGCTGACGATTAGTTGTGGATTGGGGGGTTCAGAGCGAACCTGTTGGTTAGAGTTTCTAAGACTGCTTCCGATGGTATCAATGCCAATAAGGTAACCGGCATTTAAAAAGTTAACACCCATAAAGTCGCCAGTGCCCATAGGTTTCAACCCCCATCCGCTGTTGTTATCGCTGGGAAGAAGGTCAGAAGGACTATTCATGGATTGGCTATTACAGTTTGAAGGCATACCAGCCATATTTCCATCACCCGAATTTATAGGCGCATAGTCAACATAGAATGTGCTGTCATTTGCTCCTGCGGGATTACCTCCACTTCCGGAACTGGGGTTTTGATTGTCAGATGACCCACGAGAGGAGTTGCGTCGGTTAACGGTTTCATAGTTCTCGGGGTAAAAATTCTTATTCGAAGAATAATTGTAAATAACGTAAATAAGAACCAATCCTCCTAAAAGTAAAAGAACGTGATGTGCCTTGAAAGTTTTCTGTAAATCTTTGAGCATCTTTATATAAAATAAAAGATAAAATATTTTTATAATTTTAATATTAATTACCAAATATAAATTATACGCCTTAAGTAATTAAATAAAATTAACTAAAACATCTAAACTTTGCTCGACCTATAAATATTAAATTTGTATTTTCTTTAAAAATGTAAATTTAATTGTAATATTTCTTAATCATTCATATATTTTATCACTGAATGCTATATAAAATTGTAAAATTACCATCAATCTGAATCTTCTTCTGATTCAGAATTTTCCGAACCCGATGAGTTACTAAAATCGGAGTCTGAATCGTCGAGCATGTACGTTTTCTTAATTTTTTTTACTTCTAGATAAGCATCGAATGCCAATTTTCGAGCAGTTCTTGCCTTTTCTTTTGCTGCACTATATATTTCATAATAAATATCGTTTGGTTTTTTAAGTTTCATGTTTTCATCATTTTTTATTTCTAAATCTGCGTCCGTAAGTTCTGTAAGTTCTAAAGATTCTATTTTTTCTAAATTAATTGGGCTACTTTTTATTTGTTCATCGGTTATCGAATTATTATTACCACGATCCTCGTCTACATTATCCCGACGATCATCGTTATGATCCTCGTCTACATTATCCCGACGATCATCATTATCGCTGTGACCATCCTTATCGTTGTGACCATCCTTATCGTTGTGACCATCGTTATCGCCGTGACCATCGTTATCATCGTTATCATTATCGCTCTCAGTATTTTTAGTATTTATTATTTTTTGTAAATTATGTTGTGTATGGGGTTGTATACGCTCTGGGGCAATGTTTGACGGGAGTGTTGATGCAGGTGTAGATGTGTCGTTATTAGGTGGCGGGTCTATATTTTGAGATGCACTAGAGAGTTCTGGTGAGACGATTTCAGGACCGGTTGTGAATTCCGATGCTGCTGCTGCTGCTGCTGCTGCTGCTGTTGTTGTTGTTGTCAAACTGGGTTGTATATTTTTTTTGATAACACATGATTGGAATACGGGTTTATTTGACACGACAAGAGCTTGGCGTAGAATAATTTCAAACTGGAAACTTTTAGATGTAAATTTAATACCCTGTATTTCTAAAACTGTTATTAAATCATTTTCGGGTTTTATGTCATCTAGGGACAACTTATTTTCGCTTTCATCAAACACGTAACATGTGGGCATTTTTACAAGATTTTTAGATGGTGCTATACTAGCTCGAAGTAAATAATACTTGCCCGCTTTATAAGGTCTCAGTGTTGCGGTAAATGCATTTTCTATATCATTTTGGTCGATATCGTTTGTAAACCATGAATTCTTTTTGTCGTGAATTTTTTCCACACATGATTTTTCTAAATTTTCCATGAACTCTATAAAATTAGAGTCGTCGGATGAAAACATAAGGTCAATATAGGATTTTTTTCCAGATGAAGATACTATACCCTGTTTAGAGATACATTTAGGTGTTTGTACATAGAGGACATCGTTATTTATATTTAACTTCGTAAAGAAAGAACCACCTTGCAATGATTCAGGATGAGTTAAAATAAATTTACTAAAATCAAAAGTGTCATAAATTGTACATATATTCGAAGTAGAATTAATGTCCATTTAATGCTTAAGGAGAAAATATAGACAATAATAACACGCAAAAATTATGTAATAATTATATTTTTATAAATTAATTAGCAATATTTGTCTGTTACAAACCTGCAAATAAATAAATGAAAGAACCAAAAGATATGAAAGACAAAATTACTGATTATTTCTTAGATTTTATTAAAAAGGATGAAGTTAAAAAAGAATTAAAGAATTTATTTAAACCCGTTATTAATTTAATATTGGAAGAAATATACCCATATATTTATTTATCATTGCTTCTGGTTGTAATTAGTTTTTTTCTAGTTTTAGGAATATTTATTATGTTAATTAAAAGTCACAAAACAATTTAATATACACAACCATTATCTAAATAATTATTTTTTCTAATTAGATAATATAATACTTTATAAACATTCTCGCAGAGCTAGAGGTAGAGGTAGAGGTAAAAGAGGCGGTGGAATGTCCCCATTAGGGTATGATGCTTACCCTGGAGGGGGTAGTGCGGGTAACTGGTCGGCATCTGTTGGGGGTAATCCTGTTGCCGCAGCTGCGGGTGGTTACCAATCTCTCCTTGGAAAGATTGCTGATGAATCAGGTGGGGCAGGTGCAAATCCTGCTTTAGCTAGACAAATGCTTGCCGGTTATGCCATGAAGGGAGGACAAAGCGGTGGTGGTTCTCGTCGCCATAAGCGTGGTAAAAGAATGCGTAAAAGTCGGTCACGGTCACAGGCACAGGCACAGGCACAGGGACAGGGACAGGCGCAAGGACAAGCGCAAGGACAGGCGCAAGGACAGGCGCAATCAGGTGGTATGTTTGCAACATTTGGAGCTCTATTGAAGGAAGCGCTTGTTCCCCTTGGTTTGTTAGCTGCACAACAAGCATATGGAAAGAGTTACGGAAAAAAACATAGAACTAGAAAGAATAGGAAATAGACATTATGTATATTTCTACTGTATCCTACTTTACATATATATGTAAAATAATGTATAAAATAGTTTAGATATTATTTGTAATAATATAATAGATATTTATATTATTATAAATGAACAAGCCTCCTGTCGCGAATACAAGCACGAATCATTTAGACAAAACGATTCAAACCTGGGTTGAGTTAGATAACGATCTTAAGAAGTTAAACGAAAAGGTAAAGGAAATAAGAACGCGAAAAAATGATTTAGAAGATAAAATAATGACACATGTTGAAGATAATGGTATGAATAACAGTGTTGTAAATATAGCCGATGGAAAGATTAAATTTTGCGAGGTAAAACAGACATCGCCACTTACTTTGGGATTTTTAGAGAAGTGTTTAAGCGAAGTCATTGCAAACCAAAGCCAAGTAAAACAAATTGTAGACTATATTAAAAGTAAACGCGAAACGAAAATAGTTCCGGAAATTAAAAGATATTATAACTAACCAATGATATCACTATTCACAATTCACCGTTCACTATTAAATATGATAAAGAATTAGTTAAAAATGTTTTAACTAATTTATATTCATAATATAGGTAGTATATTATGAATAGTTGTCAATCAGGAGGAGCAGGAGATAAAAACAATGACTTGAAAATATTTCCTTTGCGTAACGAAGACCTTGTTTTTAGTAAAAATAGTGATGGAATATTAAGCTGTGGATATAAAGTAAGTAATGCTCTTCTAAATGCTACGCTTAGTATGCCTATGGTTGGTGGTGATAAACATGCAAAAAAAGATAATACCAAACATAAAGCAAAAACAAATGAAAACGAGATAAAGAGTGCAAAATTAATGGAAGATTTGGTTATTCCGTCAAGTTTATACTACGGTAAGCCGGTTAGCAGCAATAAAGTATTCAACTATAAAAAAGGTAAAAGAGATAAAAGAGATAAAAAAGATAAGGATAAAAAGGGTAGAGACTCGTCTAGCGATAATGAAAGCGACGATGATGTTATTGAAGAATCAATATATGATAAATTGTTATCTTTAGTCAGCTTAGACAATAAAATAAAATATAATAAAAAAACAAGAAAAAATACAGACAATCGCAGTAAAGCGAAAATAAGCAAAGACACACAAGAAGAAAAAACAAAAGAAAATAAAAAAATTAAAAATAAAAAAACTAAAAAGGTGACATTTAATGTGTAGTGTAATAAACTTTTCAACATTTTAGCCAGTCTTTTGTAAGTGTAATATTTACACTTTCCAATGCCCCCTCTACCCAACCTTGGTGAATGCTAATTACCTCTCCTACGATAATAATATTCTTATCGGGATGCTGTGCCGTTTTTATATATTCTTGTCTATTTTTAAAGTTGGAAGGAAGAGGAGTATAATAATGAGTGCCGTTTTTCCAGTAAAAGTCTATTATATTTTCTATATGTAACTTACCTTCTAACTCTAGTGATTTTTCCAGTAGGGCATTTATTATAGTTCTATTTTTTTCATTATTTTTAAAATATTTTTTAAAAAAATCGGCATCATCGTTATCACTATATACAATCATATAAACACCATTATCTGGATTCATGGGTATAATTTTTTGCATATGACCCGGTACTACAGTGCAACTTTGAATTTTTGCTTTAAGGTGTGGTATAGAATCTTTCGAAAATTTTGCATACATGCGTAAAAATGGTTGCCCTTTAATTTGAGAATATAAACTAGGATTCGGCGATATATTATGGATTAATTTTGTTACTGCATCTATATCGGTAGCAATGACAATTTTTTCACAGTAGTATTTGATATTTTTACTATTGTTTTTTGTTGAAATTTCAAAGTAGTTATCATCTTTATATATTTTTGTAACTTCTGTATTGTTGATAATATTTTTACCTAAAGAGGTTACTATTTTGTCTACTAATTTTTTCCATGGAACATAAAATCCCAACCAGTCATTATAGTTATCATCGAAATTGTAATTGTATAAGACATCATATACATCTTCGTTTTCATAATCCGAGTATCCCGAACATAGTATAAAATGATTATATGCGTCTTTTTCTAAATTCTTTTTAGCATAATGTTTAAATATTTCGTGGTTTTTTATAACTTTATTTTTATTTTCTTTTTCATATATTTTTTTTAAATATATAAAGGTAGACTTTACCTCACATGGTGGGTGTATTGAATTAGAGTATTTATGATCGACTTCAAATACTTTGATGGGTATTTTAAAATCTTTCATTAGTTGTAATAATAATTTATCTTTATTTTTTCTTCCAATACCAGCCCCAGTTTCCACATTTGTGTTTTCAAAACGAACTTCATAGCTTCTGCCGCCAAATATTTCGTTTTTTTCTATAACCAAAAAAGACATCTCGGGGCATAATTTTTTAATACTCAATGCTGCGTATAATCCCGCCATACCAGAACCTATAATGATAATGTCATAATATGAAGACATCTGTTTTTACTTTATTATATAATATGTTTTTACTTTATTATATAATATTTTACAATATTTGTGGTATTCGCTGTATTCGCTGTGTTTAATATACTAGGCGATGGACCGGCAGTGGTCTTAATAAAATTATCCTAAAATACTCCAGCTATTTTTATTGAATGGGGAAAGAAGTATTTCTGGAACACGTTTCTTCCAATAGTCCAGTTTCTTTTGTAACTCCATATCTTTCATACTTACAGGGTATACAGGCGTATTCTTCATATTATCTTGCTCGGCGCTTGTTATAATCGGTTTAAAACCGTAACAATTTACACCAAATTTAGCATTAGGATTAGCGATTTTACCACCATTGACGCCCGGTCTTCCGCAATCATTTTCGTGTCCTTCAATTGTTTGCAACTTGTCCCATGTTTTTTGTTGTGTTGGGAAAAGAGCCATTTGTCCATCGGACCACCCATAGTTGCACCATTCTGCACCTTTGTTATAAGATTCTTCTACTTGATTATATGATGCTAGTTTTCCACCATATGCTTGACATATTGCCTTAGAATCATCATAGGTATAGTTGTTACTTGGGATATTAAATACTTCCTTTTTTATTTTTAATTGAGGAACGGTACTTTCACCGGGTGGCTGCTGAATTGTCAAATCTATTTTTGGCTTATCTGTAAAAATATCTTTTATAGATGCGGTAAAATTAACATTAAAGAAATATTGAAACCCATTTATAACAATAAGAACAATAAAAATACTCCATAGTATTACCTCCAATGTTCTTTTTCCAGCCGTTTCACCAGTACCTGAACCAGAACCGGGCGAATCTCCTACGCCGCCTCCATTACCTTTTCCTAAAGATGAAAATAAAACATAATATAAAATAGTTACAACAACAAATGCAAGTAATATAACAATACGCGTTGTTGCACTAGAAGAGTCTAGGTTTTTCTTGCCCTCCGTTGCTAGTTGACTTATATATGTTATGGGGTTTCCATCTATTCCCGTTAATGAATTATAACTTATACTCATTATTTATATTTGTTCTATATATATAATTCAACTAATTTTTTTTTTTCTGTAAAACAGACAATATGGCGTATTTCCACTAATTATATTGTCATTTACTAAAATTTCAGTTACTTGGGTATCGTTAAAATTATACCATTTCCCATTTGCGTTTTTTATCGTAGCACTATAATGCCCGCCATCGATCTGTCCGTGATGGTTACAAATAGCGTATAAATCATATATATATGTTTCTTTCGCATATCCTTCTACATACTTTGAAAAGTCGGCATTATTAATCGGAATATCAATAAACTGTTGATTCTTTTTGCTTTTTCCATTCATAGATGTTATAAATCGCTTAATATCAATTATCATTATATTTGGAAGACTCCAAAACAGCATTCTTTTATGTACATTTTGTTTTTTATTCTCCGCTTCATTAAACCACGCATTCTCTCCTTCTAATAATTCACACTCACACTGTTTTTCAAAACAATTAAATAGTGTTATATTTTTATCCGCATTTTTTATATTTGCCTCTTCTTTTGATGGGATTGGAAGATGGATTAACATATATGGTTCGGGTCGTAAACTCAAGTAGTTTAAATAATCCACATTATTACCTTCTCCTCTTCCTCCTTTACCTTTTTCAGGAACTGGCGTTAATACCGATACATGTATTCCAAAAAATACATTTAAAAACTCGGAATAGTCTTTTGTATATTGCGTCTTCATCATTTCATAGCACGCCTTGCCCATTTCGTCCTTTTTTGTTTTTATATTTCCCTTAATGTCCATAGTAACTTCCCGCGTCAACGCATTGTGAAATGAATCAAATAAAAATAATAGAAATTCGGGCAAGTCGTTCTGAGACCAACCAGTAAACAAGTCGCGATTTGTAATTTTCGCAATACGTTGTATGGTATTTATAAAACGCCCTGGCGAAATAACACAGTTTTGACTCCACATCAGTTTGCGAAGATCGTCCCACTCTACTAAAAGAACTGATTCCGGCTTATTATTCAAATGTTTTTTATATTCTCCGTCACCCTTTGATAAAAAATCATTTAGTTCATATGTATGCGAAAGACACTGTATACATGCGTTTATAAAACACGTATTTCCTAAATTTGCTAGACCGGTTATACCTTTGTCATTATATTGAATAAATCTATTTTCTTGTGGGGGATTTTGTTCTGTCATTTTAGATATTAAGTATCCGTATGTTTACTTTTACGGTGAAGTAATTAAGGTATATATTACTAAAGCAGGCAGTATTTAATATTTAAATACATTTAATATTTAAATGTATTTAATATAATCAATAATATAACAAACAAATGTCTAGAAGGAACAATAACGGTAGTGTAAATAATGAAAATAATACGAGTGGTGCATATTACGATAGTGAGCTAAGAGGATATAGTCGAAGACATTCTTACTATGATAATGCTTTTAATATGGATTTTGAGTATAGTTATCTTGATTTAATGGGTAGTTTTGGAAGATTTGTTTCGAGAACACACGAAATGTATTCAAATATGGAAACATGTATATCAACAATTATTCAATTGCAAAATGAACGAAGGAGGTTAGTTAATAGACGACGAGAACGTTCGCACAATAACCGAGACTTGATGGAACAACCGCAACAGGAGCAAGAACTGGAGCGAGCCAATGATAATGATAATGATAATGATAATGATAATGATAATGATAATGATAATGATAATGATAATGATAATGATAATGATAATGATAATGATAATGATAATGATTTGGAAGAGTCTCGTGATTCCCGTGGGTTTCATAATGCACCAAATAATGACATACTAGGTAGGCAAAGAGATGGTGGGGTAACAAACCGTGGTCTTTTCCCTGAGACTACTATAAATGCTAGAGATGTTAGAGATGTTAGAGATGTTAGAGATGCGAGAGATTCAAGAGAAATGAATAATAATAATAATACAAGAACTACAATCGGAGCAGGATTACCAAGAAGGTCTCTATTTGATATTAGTAGTGTTTTTTATTCGATACCTCGAAGTGTTTTACTCGACCCTACCGCGGAAACCGCTACATTAAATAGACGAAGAAACGGTGGATTAACTATTTCTGAAGTAGAAGAAAATACCGAAATACTAATGTACGGTTCAATACCCTCCAACTATGTTGTAAATACAGAGTGCCCCATCACAAGAGAAACTTTTACACCCGAGTCTGTCGTTTTGACTTTAAAACAATGTAAACACTGTTTTGTTCCTTTTCGAATGATGACGTGGCTTGAAACAAATTCAACATGTCCTTTGTGTAGGTCCAACGTTGTAATAACAGAAACGGCTCAAACAAATACAAATAATACCAATAATAGTAATGAAAATGATGCACCGACAGCATCTAGTGCAAACAGCGGAACAGGTACGACGACGACGACGACTAATAACCCTTATAATCCTGCCAACATTGATATATCAAATATATTTAACAATCTCATGCAAAATAATAACAATGAGTTTAATAACCTTTCAATAGATAATATGAGCGATGACTCTATCATGTTTTCTTTTGACTTACCCACAAGTGAGATAAATAGACAAACTTCAGAGAATAATACATTTATTATTCCTCAAATCGAAAGACTTCTTGCCGATACATTACCAACAAGTATTTTTGATACAAATCCAACAAATACCGCGAATACTACATCTGGTACGAGTGTTCCCAACGATACCGATGACAACGATAATAATCAAAGCAATGGTTATCATTATCCAGAAGTAGATTAACGTTACAGAAAATTGAACTATAAATTAGTTACAAATATAACTACAGAAATTCGTAACTGCAAACAAGTAGCACATTAAATGCCGTCAAGCTCATTCTTTATGTACCCAGACAATGATGAAAATGGCGTGAATGATTTGGATATATTTCACTGGAAGGATTTACCCACTATAGATTGTTATTCTATATTCAAGAAATATACATGCCTTTTGTGGATTATGCTAAAGAAAACGACGTTATTCCTCTGGTGGCTGTTTAAAATAATATATTCGTTGTTTGGCTACTATATCATGTGGATTACATTACACTATTTGGCAATTCATTTGTATGCAAGGTACTGTGCACCGCTTACCCCACTGGGGTTCATTCTGTCTCCACTCATGGTTACATCACCCCACTGTGTAGCTACGAGATGGGTGATTAGCAGCGGTTCAAGTATTATTACCACAATGTGGGTTACACTAGGAACATATATTATTCGACGAATGATGGGGTGATCACTCGTTGTATAAATAAAAGTAATATTCGTATTGTTATTCGTATTGTTATTCGTATTGTTATTGTTTTTTATTTATAATTTGTCTCGCATTTTGTGTTAAAAATAATATACTGAGTATATATATATATTATTTTTCTTTATCCATTTTACCCACATACCCACATAGCCATATCGCAATATGTGGTTTAATGAATCGGACATACTAAAACATTTTAACTCTTTTTCTATAATAGAGTTAAATGACTTAAATGGTTACGTACTTCCTCACGCGGGAACAAAATATACGGGACAAATTATTGCGCATACAATGCGTTTCAAGCCTGTAAAAAAGTTTTCAACAGTGTATATTCTTTTTTACCCCGCAAATCCTACCGATACAGGTACGGAAACCGAGAAAATAGCACACGAATATGAAGTCCCATATAAAGCATGTTTAACGGTTTTCCAAAAAATATGGAAAATAAATACGCAAAGTATAACATTTATACCCTACAATATTGTAACAGAAACACTACCGAAGCTTTCGACCAAAGAATACAAAAAATCTCTTGTAATTGTGTCTGCTGATTTTTCTCATTTTTTAGATTTACAAACTGCGTATCAAGCTGAAAACTGTGCAGCAAATGCAATTTTGCATAATGCACTAGGTAGCGGTAGAAACACACCTAGCCCTCCCATAAAATGTACTGATATAATTGACCATCGCGACACATTTGTGCGTTTGTATTCTTTTTTACCATCGACCGCGCGACCTGTTCTTCAATGGGTTGGGCGCACGCGTAGTCCGGGTAAACAAGGAGTGGGTTATTTATCTTTTTTATTACGCAAAGAACACGTAGTAGAAAGTGGAAGACTTCCCGATGGAATATTTGTTACATGTTATGATACAACCATGACAGCTCGCGAGTGTTTAGGCGAATGGTTTAATGGAGCATCTAGAGATTTAAAAACTAGAGGCGATACAGATTCGAGAGATTTGATGAAATTCGAAAATAAAAAATGGTCTAAAAGGAAAGAAGAAGAAATTATCGCAGACGTTGTAAAAAAAGGAAAAACTTTTAGTCGCTTGACTGGTGGACGTAATACACACGAGCCTATAAAATATTGTACGATTACTTATTTATATATAGATAATACTACGCCACCAGAACGATTCATACGCGGATGGCATGGACTCCTCACAGAGGCATTCTATTTACCAGATGTATTTTTAGAGAATACATTTGATAATGGGAAATGGATGACAGCAACAGACGATGAATGGATACAAGATTACAACTTTAAACTTGATGATACTCTAGCCAGTCTGGATAGAAAAGCCGGTGTGCCTATCGGAACAAGTAGTCGTGGCAAAAAAAAATTATATACAAGTGCATTGCGGTATGTTACATTGTAAAAACCTATACCTATACCTATAATCATATAAATATAATCAACCTATAATATTTTATTATCATTGCATCTTCTTGAAGAAACTCATTATATTCTGATTCCCTTTTGTTACATTGTCTATCTCTATCAAATATTCATCAAACAGGATTTTTTTCACCTCCTTATTGCGTATATCCGCTATCTTCTTCCTTATCTTTTCATCACTCGATTCGTCCTTCAGTTTATCAACCCACCCATCAATCGTCCGCTTCAAACCCGGCACTTGTCTCTTATAACTCGGAATATTCTCCAACACAAGCGCAAATACCTGTTGTATCGGTTTCATAATCTGATTCGTAATATAGAAAGCATAATTCGGTTTAATTTTATTCGCCAAGATGAAGTCGGGGTGTTCAATTCTTTCGCCCTGTAGTGCTTTCTTATCGGGGTTCTGAATATATACAAACGGGATACGGTCTCCGACACTTGGTTTATTGCCAGGGTCTCGTTTACCCATACGGTCGGCTAATACTTTATGCGCAATTTGTGCTGGATTTTTGTAGCCACTTCGCAGCGACTTTGATATGATAAGTTTATCCATTGAAACCTTCTCTTCTACCAAATTTTGTAGCGATGTTTTTAGAAACTTAATTGCCGTCTCCACATTTTGTTCTTTCATTAGAATATCGATTACGCCTCCATAGATGTCCTTCACAATCGGCGCATTATCGCGGCGCTTCAAAACAATTCCCATACTTTTGCGCTTCGGTTTTTCCGGTTTGTCTTCATATAGCATGCCAATATATCTCTTTTTCGAAAGTAAGCAAAACGGCATCAACGTCTTCTCATATACCCACGCATGCGGCGACTTCAAGAATTTCGTAGCAAGATTGCCCACCTCCTTTGCAAACTCAATCGTAATCTCTAGCGCATCCTTTCCACGAATTGGTGTTCCATCCGATGTAGCAAGATTAAATGTGAAGAATACTGAGTCAGTGTTATGAACTATCATATTACCAATACCAGCAGCAAAGTGATGATTTTCCGTAGTAAGGTCATATACATATTCATCAGTGGGATATGAAATTTCATGTATTTTTTTAACAAGATTTTTGTTCTGTTGACTATTTTTGCCATCCTTTGATATTTTTATTATATAACTCGATGTTCCATTTTCAATATTGTAGTCTAATGAAAGTGTATTTCCATGAAATCTATTAAGCTTATCCCATTGAATTGCAGTCTTATACTGTGATGTTGGAATCACGACCTTCGCTCCTAGATTTATTCTCACATCATCGCGGTGTTTATATGTATCGTGCTCAAAATGTAACAATTCTGTTTTATTTTTAACAACATCTTTTGGAGATATTTCCTTACCGTTTATGTCGACAAGCGAATGGTCATCTGTTACATCTACTAGTCCTGTATGTGTCAGAACACGCATCATTTTTTTATGAGGTGCTAGTCTATGACGAATAATTCTATGAAGTTTTGTCCATCCTTTATCTGACCATGTTTCTATATTCGATGATGGAATCATTTCGCAATATTCTTTTCCCTCTTTACCTTCCTCTTTGCTATAAACCCATCCCGCCGCGTCCCCATGTAACTCAACCAATTCATCTATCTTTATGATATTCATTTGTCCACCATTCTCTCTAATATATATCGGCGTATAATTCGCAACACTGTCACCATATATGTACTCAGCTTTTGTATTCACAAACCCAAATTTCTTCGACTCCACTTTCGCATCCCCGTATACTTCCTCTACAATCCTTTTACCATATGTTAGCAATTTGCGTCCTGTCGCCGTCGTTGAAGCCGCAATATCCACATCATAAAATGTACTCGTCTTCGCCCCACATTGTCCATATAGAGAATTCGCCGTTACTTTATAACCAAGTTGTCGTTTGTCTAAAATATTCGCCATAAAGGGGTCTTCGGTTGCTTCTGCTAGTTTGCGCGTAGCTTTACGGGCAGCAAGCAATTCTTCAAGCACTGTCGGCATGATTGCTTTCACACCATCCTTTGGTTGAGCGAATCGGCAAATTTTAGTACCATTTAGGGTTTTAATCGCGCGTCCGCGTTGATTCGGAATCCATTTATATGTATCATATGTTACATCCACGTATTCGTAACCATCCATGTTGTCAAATATGTAGTTACCCGACGCATCTTTTACACCGGTTTCGCGAACCAGCTGTCCTGCCAAGTCAAACTCCTTCGTCCATACTTTGCTATCATGCGACAAATTCTCGCTTATCATCGACGATGGATATAGAGACGAGTAATCAAGACATGCTACAGGATTGTCAAGATACAGATTACATTTCGGTGGAAGACATATTGCGCCTTCGTAGCTTTCGTTTCCGAATGAACGCTCAATCACTGGCATCAGTGTGCGTTTCTCACGGCATTTTTTCGCAATAAAACTGGTGAGCTTGATACTTTGTCCACGCAACACGAGGAAACTAATCGGCACACTGCAAATCTTCGCCATCTCGATATATCCGGTCATCACATCGATTTTGTTCATAAGATGATGAACCAAGTTACAATCCTGAATACAGTATTTCGCAATAATTGCGCGCTCCGCTGGTCCTTCATTTGTCATCCTGAAAATATCCTGCGGTGTTACATCGTCCTTTGCCAACCCCCAGCGAACCGATTTTGTCATATCCGGACTTTCGTGTCCCTCGATTTCAAATGATTTATCTGCAAGGTCGACATTCATAACTTTGAATTTTGCTCCATCCTTATACGTATCCGTCGAGTGACTCGACTCCTCAAAGTGCACATAGTTCCCATTTTCAAGACCCATCAAATTCGAGCTCAGCACTTTCGTATTTCCAGTAGGCAAGTGTTCGAACTTCTTTACACCATCTCCAATAAAATACCCCGCACAGTAGTCTAACTTATATGATGTAAGATTAAAGTCGCGGCGGAAATAGTTGTACAAGTCAACCTGAAGCCGCCCCTTCATCTCGATATACCGCAAATCGTGCTGACCGCTTGCAATGACAATACTGCTTTCCTTGATACATATCTTGCCGGTAGTATAGTCACGCGCCCCGCAAAACTCGCCCTTGTTTCGCGACAACTTCAGGAATTCGGTTTCGCATGAGTTTTCGAGCGATCGGCGAAACATAAACTCAAAATCAAAACCGCAAATATTGTAGCCAATGATAATATCCGGATTTTCGCGCTGGATTATATCCGTCCATGATAGCAACAATTCTCGCTCGGTTTTACATGTCTGTATCTCCGAATTCGCCACCTCGTTTGTTAGTGCGTCGCATGTATCGAGAACGATACAGTGGTTAAGATATGGGCGTTTCTCGCCATAGGTGAGGAATGTCGAGCCAATGAATGTGACTTTGTCTCCTTCTACCTGCGGGAATATTTCTTGAAGCGATAGGTTCAACTTATTGATTTTTGTTTCGCGGTCTATTTTGTCCAAGGTTGATGTAATAAGATGAATAACGGTTTCCTTTTCTATGGGGGGTTGTTTTGTTGTTTTTGCCGTTTTTGTAGCCTTTTTCGGTTTTCCTTTTGCAGAAGATGCGGATGCGGGCGAGATACCCGCGTATGCCATCATCAATCGATTTGCTTCTTTGTCCTCGCCTTGTTCTTCGTCTTCTCCGTGATAGTCGTCGTCGTCATTCTCATTCTCCACAATATCCACATCTACGTATTGTTCTTGAGCATCATTGTCGTTATCGCCATCATCGCCACCATCGCCATCTTCTGCGTCGCCGCCATCTTCCTCGGCTGCCTTATTATTTTCAGCAACTTTTTCAAACATTTTCTCAATCGTGTTGCTTTCCTTTAAAGCTTCATTCATTTTGAGGTCGGGGATATGCAACGAAACCCATACGTCAAACAATGTAGCGAGTCGCTGTTCCGACAATTTAATCTTTGTATAGATGCGGTCGACATCGGGATGCGCTGGCTGTCCATGACCAAAAGCAGTATATATGAGCTGTTTCAAAAGTGCAGGAGTAATATGAACCATTGCTTCGGTGGGTGTCGTCACACCAGATTTGCGACAAATTGCATCACATACATCCACAATATTTGTAGCAAGTTTTTTATACGTCTTGATAGGAATCGGGAAATCTCCGTGACTACTGCTCGCCTCAATATCAAAACTGCATATCTTATATGGAACAATCGTTTCCTTGTCATTTAGAGGAACAATATCAGATGAGGCAATTTCATACTCATAATTACATGTCGTCGTTTTCACCGCACCACGTATTTGTTTCGCCTTCTTCATTTCGAACCCAATCCACCCCGACGGACTTATATCATGCACATGAAAGAACCGCAAAACGGGAGGAATATTTGCTTCATATATTTCCGTTCTCGTATTGAAATATATATAACCCTCTTTCTTCAAAATTTGCTTGCCCCCCTTGTTCTTAAACCACATGTTTTTTACTTTATTCATCGTTGCCACATTTTTAAACTTTATTAGAATAAACTTGTGTTCTTTTCCTCCATCAAACCCGTACAACTTTTTCCTCCTGATTAGCTTCGAATCCGCATCCAAAATAGAGTTCTCGTAGAACTTACCGACTTTCTCTTTTAAATGTGTAATAAAAGCACCCTTTTGGGGTATTGTCCATTCATCGCCAACTTTGATGTAGAAGAATGGCTGATAGTCGCGAACGAATATGGCACATGTTTCGCCTTTTTCGTTTAGACCGAACATTTGAATTGTTGTGAACCTTTCGTCTTTTTTATATTTTTTTTCGCCGTGGTGGTCGTCGTTGTCGTTGTCGTCATCTTCATTTCGCCTAGTGGGTTCTTCTTCATTGTCGACATCTTCTTCTTTTTCGCGTTTTTCGTCAAATATATTGAAGTCTAATAAACGGAATGAAGTGTCGTATTTGGGGGTTGTTTCTTTTTCACTAGTTGATGTCATTTGGTTGCGATTTGCTGTTTGGTGGTTACTGTTATGAGTTATGATTATGCTTGTTAACCTTTGTGGCTGTTCTGTTTGTATATACCAAATTATGTTTATTATGTTTATCAATTTTTATAATAACCGTAAATAGGGGAAATTATAAAATAAATACAAAATACGATTTACGCGCTAAATGCCTAAACGCCTAACATCTGCATCTGTGACCACGAGACTTGCATCGCTTAGTGCAGCAAGGTTTAGAGCGTCCACGATAGCATGGGCAAGTAGAACGCTTACATCCACCAGGGCATTTGCAAGCGCGTTTGCGTCCATGTCCGCGCATTTTACGCGTTCCGCTTCGACGCGTATGTCTGCGTCTTCTAGTTCCACCACCACTTTGTGCCATAGCACCGCCAGCACAACCACAACCCATTTTTTATTTTTATATACTATAACTATATTAAATTTATTAAGCAAAATATATTACTAAACTTTGGGTAAAATATTTGTACGAATTTTTAAGGGATTATCTGCGATGGCGACTATGGCTACGATTATATTTTTTACGCGTTCCTTTACCACCTCCTGCGCGTCTAGTTCTTTTTTTCTTTCTATTTTCTGTTTTAATACCACGCGCTCGTTTTCTTTTTTTTAATACAGGGGGTCTTATTTTATTTGGCGATGGCGATGGCGATGGCGATGGCGATGGCGATGGCGATGGCGAGACGATTTTTTTAGGTAATTCGTCTTCTTTTATTGGCGCGGCTATATTATTACCGGTATTTGTGGTATGAGAGCTAGGAGTAGTGCTACTACTTTTAGGACTTTTAGGTTTTACATCTGACATAATGCGTTGTTCTACTAAAAGCGCGGGATGTGAATGCATGCTTTCTTCTTCTACGGTGCTAATTGCTCCAGGCGGAACTACCAACACATCGCGTATAGGAGAAACAGAGTGTTTAATATTGTTTTCTACTACCGGACTCTTTTTAGCAGACATATATAATAATAAAATAATAATAAATAATAATAAAATATTTTAGTAGTATAAAATAAATACAAATGTTTACACTAAAGAATTTGTCTACTGCGTTAATTTTATTTAGCATATTGTGTATCTTTTATCTTAAGTATGTTAGTACATTAAATGTACCTTTGTCAATTATTATTATGATTACGGTAGGTTCTTTATTATCGGCAATATCATGTAACACAAAACATGACTATGCCTTTTTTAACCCAAAAATATTTAACTATATTATTACATTAGTTGGTATTGTAATTGTTGTTAAAGAATATATGTGAAATAATATTATTTCAAAGTGTAATTTCAAAAATATAAAATATTATAATAATATATAAATAAAATGTTAAAAGATGCTTCGATGGCTCTGCGCGTAGTTGGTATTTTATACCTTTTTTATCTCCAATATACGAACATGGTAAGTATCCCAATGTCTGTTATTGTGTTAATTACTCTCGGTTCTTTAGGAACTGCGATGTGCTGTAAATCATCACACACCAATAGCTACATTCATGCCAAATTTTTTAACTATGCTATGGCTTTAGCAGGTGTTCTTGTTATTTTGAAAGAGTACATGTGAAAATAAATAATATTATTTTATACGCGTATGATTTTCAACTTGCAAAATAATAAAAATATTTTATTATTTTATAACTAAATATGAGCACATTACGCGATTTTATATGGTTCATGTCGATGGCTACTCGTTCTATAGGTATTTTATTTCTTTATTACATGTTATATATGAATATCGGTAACATTTCGTTATTAATAGTTGTTCTGATTTCTTTGGGCTCATTTGGGGCTGCTTTCTTCAGCAAAGATGTTGGAAAATATTCTTGGGGGAGAAAGTCGCTTAACTATACCATTGCGTTTTTAGGCATATTTATTATTGTAAAACATTATTCGCTCTTATAAATTGTTAACAAACGTGCCGATGGGTCTTTCTCTTCGCAAAACGGATGTCGCCAAAAATATGGGATCGTTTGCTCGCATCCGGTGTAGAGTTTTTCGAAAACGGTTCTATAATAGAAACTTTCTTTATCGTATGGCGCATTATATACATCTGTATATTTCGTAAAATCGTTATACTTATTATAGTCCTCATTCGTTATCTTCGTGTCGATATAGTCTCGAATCACCTGAAACCAACTTCGCTCATGTCCGCTGACACCATCACTAAATGCCTCCTTTCTACGCCACAGGATATCATCCGGCAATAGTCCACTAAAAGCCTTCCTGAAAATGTATTTCTCGATACGCTCGTCGGTAAACATCTTATAGCGCGGTGGAATACTCATGACATATTGCAGAAACGTTTTATCGGCAAATGGTACACGCGCTTCCAGTCCAGCACCGCTAATGCTCTTATCCGATCGCAACAAATCGAAATAACAAACGTCGCGAACCATGCGTTCATTTTCGCGTTTGAAATCTTCCTCGGACTCAGCCTTCATAAACCCGCGATATGACCCGAAAATCTCATCCGACATATCCCCGCAATAAATAACACAGTCGTCAGTATTCGCGGCAATATACTTACTGATAAGGTAGTTTGGAACTGACGCGCGAACAGATGTCGTGTCGTAGCTCTCGATTTGTCGAATCGTCTCTTCAATCGCGCCCAAAAACTCCTCCTCCGTAAGACAAACTTCGTGATGATTTGTTCCCAAATAATCCGCCACTTTACGCGCCCACGCCAAGTCTGTTGACCCTTTCAAACCGATACTATACGTATTCAAATCTTTTGCAGGAATGTGGCGACACATAATTGCCACCACAGACGAACTGTCCAGCCCTCCCGAAAGAAGCGCCCCTACTTTGCGGTCACTCATAAGGCGTTTCACGACTGCCTCTTCAAATAAGGCGGCGATATTTGCGCAAATGTTTTCTTCGGTATCCTCCACCGTAGGATAATTGTAACTTCTTTCAGTTTGTCCTCTCAAAACATCATGCGTAATCGATACATTTTCATAGTAACTTATAAAATTAAAAAAGGGAGTATTCGCCTTGTCAAACCCGTTGACGAGTTTAGAATATGTAGCATAACAACCCGGTGGAAATTGTTTAGCATTGGGTCGAAAACATTCATTGATTCCTTTCAATTCACTTGAAACAATCATGGTGTTACTATATGTATAATCGTGTCCTGAAATAAATAGTGAACGTACACCTACAGGGTCACGCGCGACGTATGTTGTATTCGTATCATAGTCGTGTAATACGAGCGCAAAAACCCCATCAAGACGCCGCAACATATCACGAATACCTAGTTTTTTATATAGATGAATAATAATCTCGCAATCTGAGTTGCCTTTGTATTCTTCTTCGAGTTTGAATTCTGATATAAGAGCGCGAAAGTTGTATATTTCTCCGTTACAAATAAGACGACAATTTTTAATAAAAAATGGCTGATTGCTTTCAGGCGTTTGTCCGTTTATAGCGAGGCGATGGAATCCCCAAAAACAAGCATAGTTATTTGAAAATTGTCTGTCGTTTAAAAAAATACTATTGTCCGGTCCGCGATGAGAAATTTTGCTGAAATCGCTTTGATACGACTTTATATTTTCCAATAGACATTTTTTATAATTTTGTAGCGTCTCTTGATTAAAAAAATTTTGAACGAAAAATATACCACACATGATAACGAAATGGGCAGATATTGAATATATATTATTATTTATTATCTTTAACCTGTTTTTTAAAATATTATAACAAAATATTATAACAAAATATTATAACAAAATATAATATAGTAATATAGTAATATAAGTAAATATAGTATATTCGTATGGATTCAGTTTCCCATGTATATAATAAATCCCAAATGTATGGTGTTCCAAATAAACTATACATGTGCCAATATGAAAGACAAAATGAAATAAATGATAGAATATCGACCCGAAATATTCCATCAGCTTCGCTTCAACCTTTTTATTATCAAGTGCCAGTATCTACAAAATATGGTTATATGCCTATTTTAGACCAAAGTAAGCCAGCAACAGTGCCTCTTAATAACTATCCAACTTTTAGTCCTCACACGACGTTCAACCCCGGAAATAATATGGCACCGTGGTCTGGGTTTGCGAACAATGTGAATGTTGAGTCTACACTGCGTAGTCAGTTTTTTGCTCTACAGAATTGCGAAAAGTCGGAATATGTGCCTTCATCGACTAGCGACCTTTATAATGTATATGTTCCACCTAAACCAGTAAAACAGCCCTATGCTGGTTTATTTAAGAAGGAAATCTTCGACCATTGTAACCCAAATCCCAATAATTTAGGGAGTAAATTTTTTAACAATAGTACTCGAACCGAGAACAAAGATATCGAACCTGAAGAAGAGAAACAATTCTATAAGTAATAGTTTGTATACTTTTGATATTTTTGATATTTTTGATATTTTTGATATTTTTGATATTTTTATATATTATTTATAACACAAATCGTGTTTAAAATAATATTATTTTATATATGTTCATCATAGATGGAACAGAACCAGGAACATATTAACAAACCTATTATGGAATCTCATAACTTTGTAAATAATAATAAAATAGACAGTGTTAACTATATTACTCTTGAGATTATGGCAAATTCGGAAACATATAATAAATATTTAAAAAAGAATAATTTGGATCATGACACAGTGTTAAAGAGTGAAAAAAAGTTTTATAGAAAACGTATTTCCGCAATGGTGAAAGATATTTTATACAACAATCTTAATAATAATAGCGATTGTCCCGTAAATGATGTTATAATAAATGCTTTCAACACATTCGCGCGTTTGTGTATTTCGCATTTTAAATTTAAAGACACCATGGATAATATACAAGGTGATTATAAAGGTATGGTTTTAGCTAATAAGCCGGATGTAGAATTGGGCATGGAACACATGGAAGGGTGGTCAATCGATGCAGCAAATAAGTTGTTTATGAAACAAGTAGATAAAAAAATTATAACCATGGATAACTTTGTTACAAAAACGTCACCCCCACAAGATGAAATGATAATACCTCAAACGAAGGAATTTAACCTGAAAGATCCGAAATATAAAAAGAAGGATATTAAAAAAGGTTTCACGAAGAATAAAATAGGTAATAATAACAATAATGGTGTGAAATGGGGAGATACGAATGAAGTAATCGATGTCAAGGTTACCAAAAGTGAAAATAGTAGTATTGATTGTTTAAATATTATCAATGAATAATTTCATCAAATTGCCATAATGTATATATTAATTATATTGAAATAATATATACGTAGTTACAAAATACGCAGTCATGAAAACAAAAAAGATGGAGAATATTCTAAAATTTGTAGATAAAAATATGAAATTTAAATCAGAATTTAGAGGTAAAAGACGCACAACATCGAAACAATCCAGTACGTCAAAAACCATAAAAAACAATAATAAACCGAGTTCAAGTCGCGCGAATGTAAGGAGGTGGAATAAGAATAAAAAAACGGAAACTACTACACCTCCGGTAGATAAACATCCCGACGGATTTATAAAATTGAAGTGTAGCCCCAAACTACAAGAAAACGATTTTACATGTTATAGCAATGACTCGTTAATAAAGCTTAAAGACTTGTGGAATGCGCGTCATCCGGATGTTATGATAACAACAAATGACCCGCGCGAAATTTGGGAATCTTTAAAGCGACACTTAAAAAATGTATGTAATAAGGAGTCGTGTTGGTTAAAGCAGAACTTTGCTTCATCCGGTGTAGATAAAGAAATGTTGAACTATACATTTGCACCGAAAAGTCCCGACGACTGGAAAAAAAATCCGAATGAATGGTTAAATAGTATTGATATTGAAAACGTTATGAAACAATATGAAAAAGAATATCCCTATTTCGATTTTATAGGAGCAGCACCCATCGACTTTGACTCGCCTAAAATGTACGGAGAATGTGTGTGGGAAGAATTGTGTCACTTTGACTTGAATGTGTCCATCAGAAATGGTAGAAATAAAATTGGATTTGTTTTTAATACCGACCCGCACTATTTGTCTGGTTCGCATTGGATATCTATGTTTGTAAATATAAAAGAGAAATATATATTCTTTTTTGATAGCACCGGTACTCCACCATCCAAGGAAATTAAAAAGTTAATTAAAAAAATTACCGAACAAGGGAAAGTTGCTGGAATAGATTTTCGATATATAGAAAATAAAAAAAAACATCAGAAAAAACCAACTGAATGTGGAGTATATTCTCTTTTCATGATTATTAATATTTTGAAAGGGACTAAAAAACCGGAAGATTTTCTTACCGATGATTTCCCCGACGAAGAAATGCAAACATTTCGTAATACATATTTTAATAGAGATTTATAACCTATAACCTATGTCCATTTTTTAGTCTAACTCTACAATATTTGTACAGCCTTTTATTGTGCGGTTTTTTGATGACCATTTATAAAAATGATACATTTTTAAGTCTGTTATAGCTTTCAATGTACTATAAAATTCATAGCCTATTTGATGTATTCCAATTGTATTTATAGAGGATACTTTATAAATATTTTTACTTCTTTCGAGATATTCAACCGGTTCAGTTACAGATAAGAATTTTTTAGGCAAATGCGGCGTATTTGGAATATTACCATTCATTGTGTTGGACCACATATTACAGAATCCAAAAATATCAATGTTGAGGTTATGTTTTATAAACGATTTTAGGGTATTGTTTATATCGATTGACCCGTCGGATGCTATACATTCAATAAATTTATTTTTGGAAACATGCAAGTACTCGTCCATGTCGCAAAAAATCATATAATCGTATATGTCTTTCCCATATTTGTATAGTGCGTGATGCATTTGCCCCATTTGTGCATGATGAACATATTTTACTCCGCGCGGATTCCAATAATGAAAATCCCACTCAACTAATGTAACATCCTGTTTATTGAACATTTTCCTTATTTCTGGTGTAATAACTCCATTATAATACATAAAAAAATGATCAACGCCTTGTTCTTTATAGTAGTTATAAAATAATGGAAACAAATGATAGTCGTGTTTTAATAATGTCGTTAACGCTAAGAAATTATTTGTTGCGTGTGTATGTGTATGTGTATGTGTGCGCGCGTCGATACATACATGTGTCAATTCATATGATTTTATATCGTTGTCGATAAGGCTGACATTTACCTTAACTATACTATTTGGTGGGGTTATATATTCATAAATGTATACTAAAGTGGGCTCGTTTGAATCTTTTACGTGACTCTCTTTTATTGGTATAACATTATTATTTATTGTTACGGTTATAGATTGTGGCGATGCTGGTGTATTATAAATAGGCATTATCATATATATTTTGTTGTTCTTATAAAAAATATCGAAAAATAACAACTTTGCATTATTAACTGGAAAATGTTGTGGCTTGTATATAGTTTGCGTAGGTTGCATAGCGTGTATTTTTTTACCTAATATCATATTATTATTATTTAAAAATATTTTTAAATATATTTTTAAACATATTTTTAAACATATTATTTTAATGTTATTTAATTTTATTTAATGTTATTTAATTTTACTTACTTACCAACAAAATTTCCTATTATCGATATTGTATTTTCCGGTTCATGAAATATATACTTTGCAGGAACATATACTCTTAACATATCGGTATTATACATATTTGACAATAAGTCATCTGCTGGTATGTCTATATGGTCTTTTGCATAGTCTAATATTTTTTGCCCACCTCTTTTAGATATAATATAGGCAGTAAGTCTATTAAAATATGATTTATTAATATTATACCACATGTCATTTACCTTATCATTCAATACAAAAGGAAACCAGTCCGATTTAGCGATATGACACATCTCGGTGTCAGCAGGAATACTGCGCAAACATTCATATAAATACTCTAAATTTCCGACAATTTCCGCATCATCTTCTAAAATTAAATACTTATCTATTGACACGTCATCTAGTAACGATTTGTAAATATTCAAATGTGACCATGCACATCCCAATTCACCTCGTGTCATAAATTGTTTGTTCGCTCTTATAGACGCGTCATAATATTTTACTTCATCCTTATATTTTAAATTGTATAATACTGGGATTTCGGTTTTTGTAACTGAAATATCTTCTCCATTTACACCATAAAATAAACTACACTGTAACCCTATTTGGGAAAGTTTATTTATTATACCGTATACTTTGTTTATTCTGTGTGGGTATTTTTCAAGTGTCAGTATAACTACTTTTATATCTGCGAATTTTGTTGTTTTAACATCGTATAGTATTGTATTTTTGATAGGCGTCTTAAAATAGCCATTTTTTCTATCATCTATATCAAAAAAATTATAGTTTGGCATGTATATCTTTTCTAATGACTTTGAAAAATATGCAGCCATCCAACACAAAGTACTCATTGAGCTTATTATTACCTTTGCCTGTTTCATAATGTTGTAATCGGTTAACATATCATTTGATTCTATTACCGGAATGGGTATATTGTTATTTTTACACCATTCGAGTATCGTATTTAAATATTTTATATCATTGTCACTCCTTGGTGTTTCAATAACGATTGCCGTCTTGTTGTAAAATATATCCTTTATTTTATCAAATAGTCCTAACATGTATTCTGTCTCTATAAAGTCGGGTCTTCCATTAAAATCATCAAGACGTATGTGTATAACATTTTCATATCGTTTTGATGACTCTAATAACATGTCGTCTACAATGTACTTTGTTAAATATGTTTCATCGTCGGTTCTAACCTTGTGAACATTTTTATGTTGTTCTATGAAATCCAAAATATAACTCTTGTTTTGTAAATAAATTTTATCATACTGAAAATACCCTCGCAAGGATATGTTTGTATTATCCGGTAATTTTGATATATTTGGATTATTTGGATTATTTGGATTGTCTGTATTTATAAACTCGAAAAAGTTATCTTCATTTATAATTTTTGTGTTTTTTACACATTTACTTTCAAGATTTGAAAAGTCGGTGTCTAGTATATATTCAAAATTGGTACTACCTCTTTGTAACATTATATACGCCATATACCTAAAAATTGCATTCCCGAATCTACCCAAATGGTTAAAAATAATATAATTGCTTTCCATGAATATGCGATGTAATGGTGATTTTATGGTATATAAACAAAATATATTTAATATTTTTTTGTTTATAATATTTAATGTTTTACGGCTTAATTATTCCGACTTAATTATTTATTGACGCAATAACTTATAGGATTTGTAATTGTTGATATTTTTCATAATTAACTTGTAGCTCCACGATATTCCAAATAAATATAATATAAATAACATTATACAAAAGACTCCTGTTTGTTCATATATTTCAAGTCTCACACTATAGTAAAAAAATGAAATTTTTATAGCCCTATAATATGTGTACCATATAAGCTGAATAAAATCTGTAATATATATTAAATGTTTATTGTTCTTGTATTCTTTATGCACATGGTATGACATATATAACATCATATTTGACATTTCTAAAATAGAGTATCCTTTCCATATTATCAAAAAATATGGATTATATAATGAATCGTGCAATATGTGTATTGTTAAAATATGATGAATAATATAAGGCGCTTGCTGTTTTAGTTTGTTATTTGTTTTTACAATGCTAACAACTATATAAATTATGTCGTATATATAAAACCCAATTGTTACATGTGTTATATATACCATGTCACTGTCGTAATTATGACACAGTATAAAAATGATTCCATTTATAAGATGTATAATATTTTTACTCACTTCTTGTGTTTTATATTTTAACAATTCTAAAAATATTAGATGACATGACATTACTATCGGGATAATATATCCTATGTTGAACATTATGTTATAATAACAGGTTGCCGATAGATGCGATAAGGTATGGGGCGACGTAGATACAGTTTATGTTATATGATTTTATATGTTTATATTAGTTTATAATATAATAAAACGCGTACCGTTTTAGATAATAACGCGTAAAATATATTAAATAATTGAGGTATAATAAATTATAGAGAAGGTAATATATTTTTAACCGAATTAAAAAAATGTCATTCACAGATTTTACAAATAATGAAAATAAAAGCATTATATGGGGGCTTTTACAAGAAGGTGGAGTTTTTAATGATATTCCAAATAATTATTTTGAAAATATAAAACGACATTTTGAGGTTTCTATTTTATCCATGAAACCAGAGTTTGATATTTTTTTTGATAAAAATGATGAAGGCGATGATGATTATAATAAAAAAGCATCGGAAATGATAGTTAATAGCAATAAGGCAGTTATTAAAAAAATGATTACAGAATTAGGGAAATTTAAAAAACCACAACAGCACGGGCAACAGCACGGGCAACAGCACGGGCAACAGCACGGGCAACCGCACGGGCAACCGCACGGGCAAACACGCGAGCAACATTTATTGTCATCAGCATTACCAGTTCCACCTAGGTTTGGTATGACTCCCGTGTCATCAAAAGCGATAGATGCGATAGATGCGACAGATGCGAGAGGTAGTGGTAAAAAAAACAAAATAGAGGAAATATATAGAGCAGACGATTTACAAAACCATCGTATGTCTGAATTAGAGAGTCGTTTAAAAGAGAAACAGGAAGAAATGAATACCATGTTGAATAATAAAAAACCCACCAATATTGATTTTTCTGATACTACGCTAAATGATAATAAACTGGCTAGCGATGAAATGGAAAAATTATTAGCCCATGCTTTATCATCTCGTCAACGAGAGTTAGAACAACTCGTAACGACTACAAATAAAGAGAATTCGAAAAGTGCGGAAGAATGGATAACAGGGTCTAATGATCCAGTTACAAATGCATTAAATGCTTCTATTGCTATAAAGCGATCAAATGATATAAAACGCCCGACAGACAAACAGTCTACTATTAATAAAAAAAATGTATCATTTAATGAAGATAATAATGAAGAAATTTCTTATGAGAAAGATGTAAGAAATCATGCCATAAATGATACAATCGCACCACGTGACACCACTAATAATAGCTTATCATTTCTTTCAAAATTAAAAAGAACAAATATGGGTAAGAATGGGGATACGAATATGGGTACGATGTATGAGTCAGATGATAACGTAATACCATTAGATGGATTTATGATAGATTATGAAGACGAATGTATATCCGCCGATACTACTATGCAACCTTTTGCAGTTGATAACACTAGAGATGCAATAGATTCGAGAGAATATGCGAAATTAGATGAGAAGATAAATAAAATACAAAACTACATTGAATCTATAAAACAAACACAAGATACAATTTTAGAATTACTATCAAAAAGATAGCACGATGTACAATGTATTCTATAACATATAATAAACAGGATTGTATATTATATATTATGTATGATGTATGATTTTCTATTATGGGTGATTTTCGATTAATCTCACGCATCTGTAACGTCTCATGGGTTTTTATCTTTAGATTTAGAAGACATACTAGACGGTTTCGCCGCTCCTTCGCTCTCTGACGGCTTTCTTGATACAGCAACACCACCCTCAGGTTTTTTGGGTTTTGAAGCCACCGACGCCACGCTTGCAGATGATTCCGCCATCGCAGCGCTCATTTTAACAAACGACTTGTTACCATCTTTTTCCACTATTTTACCAACCATCAATGGTTCACCCCCCATTTCTTTTGCAGCCAAATAACTGTTATAATCATATACAATACTCGTACTTTTATCATACGCATAATCAGATTTAACACCGGCAATCGACAATGAAATTTTTACTAATTTTAGTTCTGTTTCTTTTGTATTTTGAGCTACCGATGCGTCAGATTCCTCATTGTCTATAGATGGAGAATAAGAAAATTTGTCAGACTTGACTACACCGAACGTGAAACATTTCAATTTCTCTTTCGACGCGACATTTCGGTGAATCGTGCAATCGATGGATGCTTCTTTGACGGCTGTAAGTAGCTGACGATTGATTTCTTCTTTTATGGTAGATATTTCAAACAACGATTGGTCTGTCGTCAATGGTTTCTTTGCATCGCGCTTACTAACGTCATTTAATCTAAGTTCGAGTGACGAATCATCGCTCATTTGTTTCGGTGTAAAACCCATTACGTATAACATTACGTTAACGGTTCGGAGTCTCTCCTCTTTTAAGTCATTGTGGCTACAAATGCGCCTAGCCCTCCCAATTACTTGCTCTATTCGCACAGGATGCCAGTACGGCTCCATAACATGTACATAACGAACATTACGTAAACTAATACCCTCCGCCCCTGAAGCAGTAATCATAAGAACTTTAATAATTTGCCCCATAAAGTTGTTTGCCGATTTAGGAACTAGTTGTTCTCTAATCGATACGGGAATATAATCCCAAGTACTATTAAAAACATTTCTTATTATCTCACGCTCCTCATCCGACTCTGTGCCTGTATATAAAGCAAACATTGGCTTACCTTGGTCCTCTTCGCTTATATCACAAACCCAATTTCCAGATTCGTTTTTGCGAATTTTGAATCGTGCAAAACCATTTGCTTCAAGAACGAGTGAAAAAATTCCTATACCTTCCAATGTGCGAAATTGGCTATATATCAAGTTCAATCCTTCATGGCTCGGGTCTTGTATATTTTCCAACATTGCTAAGAACTTCGGACTATATATTTGCAACTCTCCTTGTGGTGCTTTTGTTAAAAACCGCATCATTCCACCCCTCAGTTTAGTTAAAGCTGTACTTATTCTTTTATCATATGTCGTATCCATTTTTTCCGATATCTCTTGTGTCAATTCTTCGACCTCGTCCGTCGTATGCTCTCCATTCGGATTGTCCAATCTTTCTGTTGCTTTTATCGCATCAACATCTTCTTCATTCGCACCTTCGCGTATTGCCCCCTCGACATCCACATCCTCCTTTGGCAAAGGTCTTCCTATCTCGGTGGGAAATACAAAGTTACAAAACAACCGCGAAAAAATACGATACGTAGATACTGCGTCTTCATATATATCTTCCCCCTTTCCTTCTCCTCCTGCGCCCGACGCTTTTGAACCCGGCTTTTTATTCGACTTTGACTTCTTTTCCAATTTACGTTCGGCGCTACGAGCCTTTTCATATGCTAGAAATTGATGATCGCTCATCGGCACTTCCACTACACGAAAGTCCATATCTTTATCATACTTGGGCATCAACTGTTCTTGTGCACTGCGAAAATATGACGTCAATCCGATAATTCGGCGTTGAAACATATTTATATTTTTTACTTGTCCTGTTTCGGCGTTAATAAAATAAGAACGAAAAGCATCCAATGAATCAGGTAATGCCTTGAACGTTTCTATCGTGATACTTCCTGGAGTCACACTAATATCGCGCGTCTTTAATGTACTCAAAACAAGTTTCTCAAAATCGGTATCCGATAAGTTGGGTGTTTCCCCCTCGGGTGATGGACGCAATACCCCGTTATATTGTCCTTTATCGTCTACATTATAAAATCCAAAAGGATTACGCGTTACAGTCAATACATGCGAGCTGTCGTTATAGTCCATATAATCAAGAGTATTTAATCCTTCAAACATTTTCAACAGTACCCTTTTATCGACCTTTGACCGTGAGCCTATTTGAAGAGGGAACTTCCACGTTTTAATATAACCGCGCAATATATTAAATATAATAGCAATCTCATTTGGGTAGTTGATAACGGGCGTTCCGGTAAGAAGAATTATTTTTACATTATCAGCTGTCATTAACATATCATATAATCTCATTGAGAGCGATGTCGGGCGTTTTAATTTATTTACTATTCGACTAATAAAGTTATGTGCCTCGTCAATAATAAGTACACGATTGGAAAAGGGATTCTGCGTAAAGTCAGATGATAGCGTTTTCAAGTGACTCATTCGCATACCATTATAGTTAAGAAATGTATATTTTGCATCTATCATTTGCTCGATTTGTCGGTCTAGGCTCGCTTTTTCGTCAGTAGACAGCGACACATAGTTTGATGGTTTTTTTACATTTACTAACCACGCACCTTTATTTTCTGTTATGAATTTATCTTTTAATTGTAAAATAGTAGCCAGTGTTGCTATCATTGGGTCGGATCTGCTAACAATGGGAATAAATTCCCAGAATTGATTTTTCTTATAAATTTCGTCGCCGCATTTTTTCATTTCTTCAATATAGTTTCTACGCAGGGATGCCGGTGTCATTACGATAACGTTTTTATATGTTTTTAATCCTTCGGCGATTGCAATAGAAGAGCACGTTTTTCCACTTCCTAACCCATGATACAATAATAAACCGCGATATGGTGTATATATATTCAAATAATCGCGAACTATTTTTTGGTGTGTTAAAAGAGAAAACTCGGCATTTGCGGCAGGGTCGCACGAAATTTGCTCCTTTTGGCTAGTAAGCTCGTCATGATACGTCAAAAATAGTTCGTTAATAAAGTTAACAAATTTTTGACGATTATTCATATAGTAATGGGAAGCAGATACGCTAGGCAAGGGGCGGCGCGGCAAGCGATTCATGACCAACTCGCCTTTTATTTCCATTTTTTCTATTTCTTCAGATACTAATCCCCATGTGGGTTTTTCAACGAAGCGTTTCGATGAGGAAGCTATTGCTCCTACGCTCTTTTCTGTGCCTAATTTTGTTGGTTCGGATGGGACGACTGCTGCGGAACCCATACCCATACCCATCGCAAGAGATGCGTCTTCGGTGAGGAATATACGAGATGGCAGTTTTCGTATAATGACAACTTGTCGCGTAATTAGGGAAGTATCGGCTTCAAATGCGGCGGCATCTGGAATAAAAGATTGTGCGTGTTTTGGCGATAGTTTACTACGCTGACTTTGCGTTTTACTAATTTCACTAGCTTTTGATACATGAACATGTAACGTGGTGCGAAGTCTTTCTAAAATATCATCGCGGTTTACCAAGTCTTCTCCGCGTTTACTTATTACACTGACACCGCGTTCAATGCCGGCTTCACCTGCAGTAGGCTCAACATATTTTGGGAATGTAATTTTTACTTTTTGCCTTGCATGAGGTTTGGGTTTTTGTGGGTCTGCTGTTTCACCATGTTTTGTTTGTTGTGTAGGGGTAGGTTTTTTTTCAAGTCTTTCTAAAACAAAAGCGGGTGCGAGTGTTGTTTGAAGTTGATGTATCATGTTTTGTTGTGCATAGTCTACGCCTTGTTTTTTACTAGGAAGAATATGAGCTTCTACATCGGGGGCTTGCGAGACTTGTAATAAATTTTCTCTAGCTCTTTCAGATAAGTTATCTCGCTCCACTTTTTGCTTTTCACTAACCGCGGCAGCGGATGCAGCAACATCTACAGGTTCATCGTCTTCGGCTTGCATGTACGGATCGGTGACTACCGCCTGAGCGGGCGATACCGGTTCAGCCGCGGATGCGGCAGCAGAGCTATAGCGGTCAGCATAAGAGACCACTTTGCGTTCTAGCCTATCTATTGTTTCTTGTATTTCTTTCGCTTGTTGTATATCACCCGCCGATTCAGATAACCTTTTTTTTAAATTTTGTATTTGGGATTTTAGACTTTCATACTCTTGGTCCGCCATTATATTATTATATTTATACAAATATTTATTATTATACAAGAATAATAAAAAATATAAAAATAACTCTATTATTGTTATAAGTTAATATTGTTATTATATAACGAATACAACGAATACAACGAATACAACGAATACAACGAATATATAGTAATGTATCAAATGTTTTGAAGTGCATATTCACAAGCCATTTGTTCTGCTTTTTTTTTAATCTTGTGTGTTCCGGAAGCAAAGTGCACTAAAACGTGTCCCTTTTCTTCGTATATTTCTCGAATTTTTGTAAAGGACTTTAGTTCGCCATAGTTGGTCGCTTTTCTATAATCTACTTGGTATATTTCTTTTCCAAGACATAAATAAACACCCATCGTGTACCCCATATCAATATCGTGCTGTATCTCTAAATAATCAGGCGTCGTTTTAAATTCCTTCTGTATTTTTACTTGTAGAATATTCTTATAATTGTCGTCATTTTTTATAAGGGATATCCAATCTATATGCCTCTCAAATACCGCTTCTATAAATTTTTGCGCCATTTGAAACCCCGGTCCGGTAACAAATACATCCTCAAACCATTTGCCTTCATCATGTACTGTTATTTTATTAAAGTCTAGAAATAGTGCACCTATAAATGCTTCAAATAAACACCCCAGTTTTTTTAGATTCGTGCGTGTATGTTTTTCCTCTGCATGTTTCGAAATGATAAACCATTTATGTAGTCCCATATCATAAGCCAATTTACCAATCGATTCATTTTTTACAATTGCGATTTTTTTTTCAGTCATGAAGCCTTCGTTCTCTTTAGGAAATCTGCGATATAGGTAATACTTTGTAACGCATTCTAGTACTCCATCGCATAAATTCGAGGCGTTCATTTGATTTTGTTCTAAGAGCCATACAGTTTGCGGGTTGTGGCATGATTTTAATATTTTCTCTCGCATTTTCTAGTTGGGGTCGTTTTGTATATGAAGCGTGAATAAACGCTCGACGATACAGTTCAAAGTTGTTCAACTGTGTTGGAATCCCATACGACGAAAGAATAGATTGAACTTCGCTCAATGTAATCTCTCTATTTTCTTGATTGTATGGATTAAATATGTAACCATCATCGCACTGAATAATATCCATGTCGTTTAGTATATTTTTTCCTTGCGCCGGCTGCGATGTATTTAATTTAGGAGAATTTGGAGAAGAAGAAGGTTCGGATACTTTGGACATTTATATTGATATGTGTGTTTGTGTTGGAAGAGAATAGCGTTTAAAGTGTGTTAATATGGTGATTATTATAAATTTAACTTTAAATCATTTCAATTTAACTTACTTTAAAAATATTTATAAAATAATAAATATTTATAAAACCAACTTATAAAAATAAAATATTTAGGATATATATAAAACATAAAATGGTAGGAATGGGAAACACCAGTGGTAAAAGAGTAAGAACGACGGTAGGTTCAATGCCCAACAAAGGATGTATTTTTGGAAGTATGGGTGGGTTGCCTTCAACGATAGGCATACTGTCAATTAACGCTGCGGTATACAAGAAGCAGACCAGTTATTGCAACGACAAGTGTATTCCCGCGGGATGCAAAGAAGGTTTTGCTTATTTGCAGAGGAAGGGTTTGATTACCTACAACAAGGGTGCAGGTGGTATCGGAAGAATGAGTCATCAACCTGGTATAGATCGTCTTTTTGGCAATGGTTACCAGAGATATGTTTAAAATATTTACTATTTTATTTCAATATAAAATTCAATCCAATATAATCTTTTAAATTTAATATTATAAGATTATATAGAAAAATGCCTCAAAAAAATGGACCAAGAAGTAGAAATGGTCGTTCGGCTATAGCTCGACGTGTATTATTTAGCGGACCTGGATCAACCGACGGTATTAACACAAATACAAATAATGGTGGCGGAATGAAGAAGGGTGGAGCTCAACCAAGCGCAACAGGGTTCATGACGTCCTTTGCACAGAGATCACATATCGCTGTTCCTGCAGCAAATCCCAACTATTTATTTAATTTCAGACAGTACTATAATGCCCCTCGTCACGCTGGACCCAAGTTGTAACGCCATTTATCAAGGTCATTTATCATCTCTATAACAACTATATGCGGTGTATCGGTCGTACCATATACCGCGTGTATCATATAGTTATTATATATGTAAATAAACAATTTAAAAAATAAGAGACATATTATATATACGCAAGAAACGGATACATACATAGACACATAGACGAATGTCTTCATCTGGCATAATAATAAAAATAGATAATCGCGAGACGGATTTAATACCATTGATTGAGAGAAGAATAGAAGCGCAGTTATTAGAGTCGCCTACATCTACGCGCGAACGTTCATTAAGTAAGAACAATAATGGCTGCTTAGTCCCGCTTCATATGTTTGAGAACGTTGAGGCGAGTAATCATATTGTACAAGGAGGCGTAACAGAACCGAGAGAAAATGCGAAATTCCATAAAATGAAAATAGAACAGCTTCATATTGGCGACATTGTTTTTGAAGATGAATCGGGAAATCCTATCGTAATCTTCGAAAGAAAAACGCTTACAGATTTGGCTGCAAGTATTAAAGATGGTAGATACAATGAACAATCATTTCGCTTAAATAAAGAACCTACACATAACCACAATATCATTTATATTATTGAAGGAGACATCGAACGATACAACGAAAAACGAACGCACATTACGAAAAAAACACTTATTAGTACTATGTTCTCGCTTTTATATTATAAGGGGTTTTCGGTATTGAGAACAAATACAATATGTGAAACTGCGGATACAATTGTTTTTTTTGCCGATAAATATAATAAAACGCTTATAAATGAAAAAAATCGAAAACCGTATTATGACCTCGATGGGTCGGTTGCGGGAGCAGCGGTGGGAGCAGATGTGGGGGCAGAGATGGTGGCAGAGGTGGGAGCAGAGGTGGAAGAAAGTGAAAAATATTGTAGTGTTCTTAAAGGTCACAAGGAAAAAAATGAATATATAACTCCGGAAAATATAAATATAATCATGTTATCTTGTATACCCGGTATAAATTCGAAAACGGCTATACAACTTATGAGTGAATATAAGACAGTGCAAAATCTCTTATATCAACTTGAAAAAGATCCGGCGTGTTTAAACACGTTTATGATAAAGACCGAATTAGGCAGTACCCGAAAAATTAATAAAAATTGTGTCGATAACATCAAAAAGTTTTTATGTGCTGGTAAATAGTCGGCGCATTGACTTACTTTTTTTACTTTTTGTCATCCGTATAATAACCCTTCTCGACAAGTGTTTGTGTAAAATCCGCGCCTCCCCAATTCGAGTCCATCGGATTTGGACTAAGCCCCGTTGACTGCGCAATATAATCAAGCATCATGTCGGGGGTAAAATCACCCTGATCGGTATCTGAATAATTATAACCGGGGTAAGAGTTGACATTAAAGGGGGGTTGTTCGTGTGATGCATCTAGTAAAGGGGTAACTTGTTTTCGTGGTGGTGGGCTAGAAGGAAAACCGGAAGCAGGAACGCCACTTAAACCGCCTAATAAATTTGTAGGACCGGGGCGAATTTTATAGGATTCTTTACCATCGGCATCATTTGAGTGTTGCAGGTATAATACAGGACATATAGTTCCCGATGCGCGCTGAAATTCGACAAACTCTACATATTCTTCTAAATTATTGAATATAACCGGATTTACACCGGGGACTTCCTTTTTCTTGGAATTATATAAATAAAGAAGCGCCCCTTTTTGTATTAAAACATTCGGGCAATTCGTATTACCTCCCGGCATTGTTAAGGCTTCTTTAAAGTTTGCCGATGTATAATTTAATACAAAATATGTAACCATTATAAATAAAAAAATGATGGATAAATTTTTTAACATCGTTTATATATTATTTTATTATAAAAAAATATTGTAACATATGTTATATAAATAATATTTGTTAATTATATAACACACAAATGTTTGGAAATGATAACGAACCTAAAATATTATCCGAATCTGAAATTATGGAATTCAAGAAAAAACACGGTATTGTATTATTTTATATGAACGGGTGCGGGCACTGTGAAACCATGAAGCCGGCGTGGAATAAAGTAATAACAGAACTAAAAGAAAAACATAAAAATGAAATTATTTTAGGAGCAGTCGAAAGCGGTAGTATGGACATGTTCAAAAAACATGGTATAAATCCTTCCGTTTCTGGGTTTCCTACTATATTGTATTTTCATCCAAAAAAGCACAATGCTCCCGAATATTATAAAGGAGATCGTAGTTATGAAGACTTGAAAAAATGGATATTAACAAAAAAAGGTAAAGGAAAATCTAAAAGTGACACTCCCACCCCCCTTCTTATATTAACCGACGCCGACAAGAACAAGAATAAGAACACCAACAACAACCACAACGACATGGGTAATAAATCAAAAGGGTACGCCTTTTCTCAATCGGGTGGTGGTTCGACCAAAAAACGAAGACGTATAAAAAGAAAATCACATAAACGTCGCAAAACTTCGGTGCGTAGAAAATCAAGAAGACACCGAGGGCACAGCAGACGCTAATAACACATTTTATAATATTGATGGACAATAAATTACCGTGTTTTTTATTTTGGTTACTTTAGGGAGTGACAAAAAATTGAAACAAAAAAACACGGTATATTCTTAAGTAAAAGAAATATAGAAACCAAAGATGGCTTCTTCACCTGTTATATGCAATATGCCTTCCTGTGACTGTGACAACCACTCGGGGTCAAAAGTGGGCATTCGAAGGCTGAAAAAAATTAAAATCGATTTCTCCTCAATGTCGCGCATTTTGAATGCAAAGAGTGAGAATACTGGGACTGAGAACACGTTGGCAGGAGTTCAAAATGAAACGAACAATACCGATATTGATATTAATAATAATAATAATAGTACAACCGGTACAAACGGTGAAATTGTGGAAAGGGACACGGTGGATGGTGACAATGGAAAATGCGGATACTATTATAAGAATAGAGATAAAAAATTAGAATATCAGAAAAACTACAATAGAGAACAAGGGGATAAGATAAAAAACTATAACAAGGACTATTATCAAAAAAGAAGAGAAGAAATTCTGGAGAAGGCGAGGACAAAAATCATGTGCGAGTGTGGTTGCGAGGTTCAGTTATTTAATATGAACAGTCACAAAAAAACGAAGAAGCATGCGCGCGCACTTGAACGCGCACTTGAAAAAACACAATAGAGAGCCATGAGCTCCATTCGATATATAAAATTATTTTATTTATTTATTTTTAAGCGTTTTATTATTACCCGACTTGTTATTTTTTTTGAAAGATTTTTGGTTTTTGTTGTTTGATTTCAGCTTCATAACCGGTTCATCTCTCTCAAAAAAATCCTTTATATGTTCCAACATTTTTTTACTAACAATTATGTCTATATCGTGTTCGTGTTTATTTTTTTCTTCTACATTGTATTTTAATTTAAACGCGGAAAACTGGTTGAATTCATCTTTATTTTTTAGGTCATTTGAAAGAGGCGAATGTAAGAACCGTTTTATCATTTCGCTGCCGGGCAAAAGATTTTTATATTCTTTTACATGAATATAGTATACATTATCGGTACTCATTTTGGGGTGAAACACATCGTCGATAAAGCATATTTCAATATCGGATGGTAGTTTAGTACATCGAATGAAGTCGTCTACACTTTTATCGTAAGATGTTCTATTTATTTCAATAATTTTCCCGTTTATTTTAAAAGCAGCTATAATTTGTTCGAATATTTTCGAATTTAACTTGTGTTCAAAATAACCCTTAATGTGTTCTGCCCATTTGCGTTCACCGGTGTTATTTGTATAAATCATAACAGCTTGACATTTATTTTCTTTCTTTTTTTGCAACAAATATTTCAAAATATTCATAATATTGGGTCTAATAAACTCGGGGTATAAATCCACTAGTTCGTTAAAAATGCTATATGACTTATTTGAATTTTTATAGAATTCGTCTATTAAATTACAAAAACTTCCCAACTCTCCAAAATGTCCCAATGTTTCATCTAAATCAAAAACAACAACTTTTTTTTTAATGTTTTTTAGTATTTTAGGCATTTAAAACAAATATAAAATATAAATATATAAATATATAATTTTATATATAAAAGAAATATTATCTAATTTTAATATAACTTTAATATAACTAAACACTTATGGGGATTTTAACTAAAAGTGATTATGAAAAAATATTAAATTATTATAATATACCATTTTCTTTATCGGAATCGTCGAAGCAAATAAAAAGTAAGGCAGAAGAAATTCTTGCCCAAAAATTATGCAAATGTATTAAAAATGTTAAAGCCGCCGGTTCTAGTGAGTCAGAGTCCGATGAGGCTCGTGCAACCGGTATTTGCACCGATGCCGTCTTTCGTCGCAAAGGACTTCGACACAGCGCGTTTACATGTAAAAAAAAACCCAAGCTACTAAGATTCCATGGAAAAAAATATTCTCTAGTAAAAAGAAGTAAATATTTATCGAAAAAACAAAAAATAAGAAAGTTGTATTTAACTATGAAAAAATGATATGGAATCGGATATGGAATTAATTTGTTAGAAACATGCAAAGTACTAACAAATTAATTTAAAATATAATATATAGCCCGACTTGCTTGTGTGGTTTATATGGCTTCATATATAGTCGTTTAAGCAGACGGTTTAGACTGACGAGGTGCTTTCTTAGAACCAGCACGAGGGGTCGCTGGAACATCGCCGATACTATCTACATCCTGTGTTACCAACACGGGTGCTGGTACTTGAGTCTGAACCTGAGTCGACCCTGGTCCTTTTGCGGAATCGGGAGAACGAGACTGAGAAGAATGTTTCTCTGAACGATTTGGGCGCTCAGAATACTCATCTCTACGCGCACGCCCATATCCGCGATGTTCGCGTGAATCAGACGACTCAACGCGATCACGGCGAACAAGCATCCATTCACTTCCTTCGCGACCGCCACGTCCACCACGTCCACCACGATCGCCTCCACGATCGCCTCCATCAACGCGTCCACCACGACCGCGCACATGTGAGCTCCCTCTTTTATCACCATCCGCGCCCAACTGGGTTGCACGATGTTCATGGCGAGTCTCGCAAAACAACTTGCCTCCCTTCACACCTCGAACATCACTCGCCTGAAACTTATGGTCACCCGTCTCGGTGTTTACCACAGAAAACTCCACATACTCTCCCTCTACCAAATAACGGTATTGCTCCTGACTTACCATAACCGCCGAGTGGTGAACAAAGACCTCGCTGGCATCCTTGTACTGATCGTTTCCTCCAACGACCGAAATAAACCCAAAACCTGTCTTGTTATTAAACCACTTCACGCGCCCAGTAAGACGAACAGGGGCTGATGTAACAGAAAAACTCGCAATACTCATTGTAATCGATGATACTATAATATGTGTCATGGCTTTAAGTATTTTTAAGAATTTATTATTTATTAATTATTAATCACCGTTTAATGTTGCTATAATACCCGCATCAAAAGTTTACATTGTCGTATCATATATAAGTAGTCCGGTTTCTCTTCATATTCTAAACTATATGCATATTCCAACAACTTCATAAATAAGGCAGGAAGACCTTCGCACACCTCATTCGGCGTAGCTTGTACCTTTTTATTATACACCATTTGTTCCTTCGTTAGTTTATCATCTTTCTTGGGAGACATTCCGCACCAAGGTAGAGTGCCTTTTAATAAATAGATCGAAACATACATGATTGAAATTATATCATCGCGTCTCGAATAAACATTACCATCGTGTATGTGCGTGCTAATATAACGCATCGTTCCAACAATTGACCTATCGCTCGTATTTATAACATGCTTATCGCCCTTTTTGTAAAACTTCGAAAGACCAAAGTCTATTATACGTAACATTTTACAATCGGTTTCTTTCGATTCACTATCCGATTTCGGAAAACATATCATAAAGTTTTCCGGTTTTATATCACGATGAACAATACCAGCATCATGTACTCTACTAATAATCTGTAACATTTCTATCAAATAACCAATAACCTCCTTTGTGTATGGTGGTAACTTTTTTATATAATCATCCAGACCATCCGGTCTTTCCAAACCATCCGGTCTTTCCAGACCATCTGGTCTTTCCAAACCATTGGGTCTATTGTTCACACCTTTGTCGCTCGCGCTACTATCCGGACTTTTAGTATGAGTCGAAACATCCATGCCAGCTTGCTTATCAGGTTCACTAGAAATATTCGTTTCAGTGTTTATATTATCTTTATCGAGTATTATTTCTTCTTGAGACCCCGAGTCGGTATTTTCGATTTTTGTTTTACAATTAGAACCCACGACAACGACCGTCTTCAGTCTCTTTATCTCTTCTGCCAAATTATGCGAAAATAGATCCATCACGATTATATTTTTATTTGATTCTACTCCAAAATATCTCAACTTTACAACACCGGGTGTTCCGGACAAATGATTCAATATCTTTGACTCCCATAAAAGTGTCGGAAGTTTCGCAGTAGTTGCTTCAAATTTAATCGCGACACCATCATTCGATATAATATTCCTTCCTCTATACACTGAACCAAAACTACCCATGCCAATTTTCTTTTCGAATATATATCTCTCATTGATTAACGTCCGATTGCGGTATTTTTCGCGCAATGCATTATTATCCGAACTAGAGGTGACGACGTCATAACAGCTAGTAGTCTCTTCTGTCATTTTTTGGAATTATAGTTAATTTGATGAATGGGCGCAGTAATGAAATGTGGTCGATATGTATATACTATATGATATCATATTTATAAATCAATTTTATAATATATTTTTATTTTTTTATGTTAATGCATATTATGTGTTATCTTTATTTAGTTGCGCTTTTAATATCGTCGTTGAAATATTTGGCGTACGCTCCATATACACCACATGACATGATACCCAATCAAATGCACCAACCCAGTCATCCCCCATCATTAATATTTCAGCACCCGTCTCAATTACATACTCGTTTTTTAGTTCAAGGCTCTCTTCTTTGAAAATTTCGTCTCCATATTGCATACACCGAATCATGTTTTTTCGTTTTTCGTAATCATCTATGCTGGTTTTCCCCTTTCTTTCATTTAACTCATCACTCGATAAACCAACACAAAGATAGTCGCAAAAATTTCTACATCTTTTTAATATATTATCATGTCCAAAGTGGAACAAGTCGAATGTTCCAAAAGTTATACCCCTGTTGTATTTATTTTTTAAGAACTTCCTGGGATAATCTTGTCCATCGTGCATTTCTGAAAACTTTACATAAAATAATTTAGGAAACTTTTTATAACTACTTTGTAGCGATTTTGTTGTTACAAAGTAATTATATGTCATAATATTTCTACAGAATATACTAGACACGTTACTGAATATTTCGTCGTTATACTCTTCATCTGTCTTTTCGGATGTGTATATTTCTATTATTAAATTTGGATAAAAAAAATGGACGTCCTTACACTTTGATACTATATCATATACGTCGGGTCTAGTATCATTTTCATCTATGTCCACTATTATTTTACTTATATTGTTTCGGGATATATGGTAAAGTAGTATAATGGTATTTATATTATTTTTAAAAAACGTAATACACGGAAATTCGTCATTTAATGCCTTTTCTATGTCGTGATATAATTTAGAATTTATATTGTTGTCATCTAAAAATGAGAATATTTCACTAGACAATATTGTACCATTATGAAATAATAAAAATTCAGTTAACGATTTATGATTTATTATACTATATAATTTATATATTTGTTCCGGATTTTCTAAAACAAACCACAATAAAGATGTTTCCATAGTATTTATGTATATATCTATCCTATTAAAAAATATACCGTTTTATACCGTTTTATACCTTTTTAAAATTGATATAAAGGAATTAAAATATATGTTATAAGTATGATAGATGGTCTTTAACAGTATGCGTTCTTTGTTTTTAAATACGCTAATGTTTATGGGGTTATTTAATGCTTGTCGCAATATTTATGCGATTCCTGTAAACTTATTTACACCGTCGAGTGGTGGAATGATACAATACCCAATATATATTGCATGTGAGTGTGACTACTCATTATATGTAGATGGTAAATATATTCAACCTGATAATACAAAAGTAGAAACATTTGATTACCTCGAAACTGGGTGGAATGCTACAAAGAAGTTTTATCCGGATATATACGACGAGAGTCCGAAAATAATTGCCTTTAATGGTATTAGTGGTCAATATGCTGGACTTTTAAATGGATTTATTATGGACATGAATGATGGCGAGGACTATACAAGGTACGAAGATTGGAAGTGTGCTGATTTTTCAAACACGGCAAGCAAAGTTCCCCCCATTGATTGGTTTACTTATGATTATGATGATAGTGAATGGAGGATGGCTACATCGTTTGGTAAGAATTATCAAAATAATAGCTTTCAGATTTTTGAGACCGAGCGCCGAGAAATAAATCTTCAAGCGGAATGGATATGGACCAGCGATAATACGGTTACTAATGTATATTGTAGGAAAAAAAATGAAAATGTTATGACTATTCCTCTGTCCACATCCGCACCTCCGACTGTATCGCCAACGATACACACATCTCGTGTGCAAACATCCGCACCACGTCCTGTGCAAACATCAGCACCTCCGACTGTATCGCCAACGATACACACATCTCGTGTGCAAACATCAGCACCACATCCCGTGCAAACATCAGCACCTCCGACTGTGCAAACATCCGCACCACGTCCTGTGCAAACATCAGCA